TCTTATGTGATTCCTTTCTTGGCAAATGTTAAGTTTGTATTGAACCCAGCATTTGACAATGTTCATACTAATGATATTGAGAACCCAATCATTGATGGTTTCCCATTATCTTCTTATTCATTCATTATCTTTGATATCACAGATAACACTAATGACAACATCTTCTTGTTGAAATTATCTTGGGATAATCAATTGAAATGGTGGTACCAAAATGGAACAATGGATTACATGGGACGTACCCAAGGATTCCAGTCTTCTGGACAATTCAATGGATACCGTGTAATGATGTCTCAAACAATGCCAGCTATTTGGGTTAAAGATCCAACTAAAGTTTTGAAAATTGTTATGAGAAATCCAATTACTGGTGGATCATTCTAATCTATAATAAACTAAGTAGAGAGGGACATTACAGTCTCTCTCTATTTTTTTAAAAATTAAAACCAATAAAATAAAAACCAACAACAACATGGAAAATTTCACAATGGTAGAAACAGGGAATGGAACAGTAAAGCAAACAGCTATTGCAGTTAGACCATTCTTTGATGCAAGTGCTTCTAATATGGGTTTAGAAGATTATGGTATGTCTCTTTTTGATGGTGTTCAACATCATGAACAAGTAGCATGCTTAGAAAACAATGGAGTAGTAAGATACATAACTGGTCTTAATGAATTTGCTCCAGAAATTAAATTACTTAATGCAGAAGACAGAGATGCTAGAGTAAAAGAAATAAGAAATGCAATTGCAGAATTAGAAAAAGAATTAGCTGCAAATGTATTAGATGTAGAGGATGTGCAGTTCTGGAATAAAGTAAAATTACTTAAACCAGATAACCATGACTTTTGGAATAGAATATCAATTGCTTGTGGAAATGAGCCAGTATTCTTAGATCCAAGAGATCCTTATGATAGAATTAAATTATTTGCTATTGAAGCTGGTGGGTTTTCAATTGTATCTAAAAGTTTTGAAGATGCAAGATCAAGACCAGTAGCTCCTAAGTTTTACTTAGATAAAACAGAAGAGACAGTTAGCACAAGAACTGAATACAAGAAAATGCGTAACAAAGCATTGTCTGAGCTTCAGAAATTATTTGACAAAAATAGTACTAAGTTATTCTACATTGCAAAAGTTGTAGATATCAATAGTACACAGTATAAGAAGTCTACTCCAAATGATGTCATCTATGAGAACATGGATAACTTCATTAACGGAATAGGTGGAGAAACAAACTTAGAGCGTGCAGCTAAATCATTTATTGATACTGCAAGTATGGATATGGAAACACTAAAAATTAAATCAATTGTTAGAGATTCCATATTTTTTAAGTATATTATAAATAAGGCAGATGGTTATATCTATCACACAAAATCTAGTGCAATGCTAGGAAGAAATGTGTCTGATGTAGTAGAGCACTTGAAGAACCCTTTAAATGAGGATATCTTGAAAGATCTAAATCAATCTGTAGAGAAGTATTGGAATTCATAAAATTAAAATAAAAATGGCTAAGAAAACTGTAAAAAGAAACACCGTACCACCAATTGATCTTTCAACTAGTATGATGTTTAAGAATAATCCAAAAGTTGTTAAACCTACAGTTAGTAAATCTAAAACTGTTAAACCTACTGGTGTAACTAGAAAGGCTACAGAAGATCCTAATTATAGAAATTTACAGAATAAATTAAATGCTCGTGTAGTTTATGACTATGAAAAAAAGAAAACTCCAGAGTCAAAAAAATCTGAAAGCAAAACTGTAACTAAAGCTCCAGCTAAAACTGTATCTCAAATTTGGAAAGAAAAAACAGGTAAAGATTGGTCAGAAGCTAAAAAATTAGGATTGTCTGATGGGTCAGCTTCTTCTAATATGGCTTTATTGAAAAAACTTAATTCAGGTAGTTTAAGTAACTCAGACTTAAGTTCATCAAAATTTAAAGAAGTTGGTACATTAGAGCCAAAAAAAGCAACTGAAATATCTACAACTAACAATAATACAACAATGAAAAAAGGAGGATCTATTAAAAAGATGGCAAATGGTGGTGTAACACCAAGTGACAGTACAAAAATTTATGTAAAGAAAGCTGAAAAAGCTCTAGGTGCAGGAGACATGAAAAAAGGCAAAAAAGCCTTAAGTGATGCTGCACGTCAAGGGCTGAAAGGTAAAGCTGGATTTGATGAATTAGGTAAGTGGAAGTATAAAACAGGTGGCACTAAGACTTCTAAACTTAAAGAAGGTATTAAATCAACACCAGGTGCTAAAACTGTTATTAAGGCTGTAAAATCAATGCCTGAATATAAAGCTTATAAAGCAGTTGGTAAAACTGCAAAAAGTATTGATGATAGTATAGAAAAAAGATATCCTAACTATACAGGTAAAGGATCTATGTATGATGGAGCAAAACAAGCTGCTAAAACTTTATTAGGTTATAAAACTGGTGGTATGGTAAATTCTAATGCAAAAGTTACTGCATCTAAAGTTGCTAAAGGTAGACCTGCTAAATCTGCTGAACCAAGAACTGCAGCTAAAAAAGCTACAGGTAAAGTAGGTGGAGTTTCTAAAGCTCCAAAAGCGGCTGCACCAAAAATGAAAATGGGTGGTAGCATGAAAAAGAAAAGTTGTTAATATGCCAAAAGATGCTTGTTATACAAAAGTAAAAGCACAGTATGCTGTGTTTCCTTCAGCAAGAGCTTCACAAGCAATTGCTAAATGTAGGAAAGGTTCTGGTATTGTTAGAAAAACAAAAGCTGGAACAGACTTAAAAAGATGGCAATCAGAAAAATGGCAAGATACTAAATCAGGAAAAGCTTGTGGTGCCGGTGGTAAAAATGAATACTGCCGGCCAACAAGAAGAGTATCTAAGGATACACCAAAAACAAAAAGTGAATTAACACCTTTTAAACTAGCTGCTAAAAAAGCTGAAAAGTCTAGAGTAGGAATGGGAAGAAGAGTTAAAAAAGTATAGTTATGGCAGGTAAAGTTAAATTTTCTACAGGTAATGAAAAACATGTAGTTTATAAAAAAGCTACTAAAAAAGGTGAAGGTAAAGTTGGTGACATTATGGTTAACCATACAAACAAAAACAAAGGTACATATGATACTATTAGTTTAACCAGAACTGCAAATGCTAAGACTGTAAAACAAGGTGTTTCTGCTGAAAAAAATTGGCACAAACAAAATGATAAAACACCTAAAATGAAAACTGGAGGATCTACACCTGCATGGACGAGATCAGAAGGAAAGAATAAAACTGGTGGTTTAAATGCTAAGGGTGTTGCTTCTTATAGAGCTGCAAATCCAGGTAGTAAATTAAAGATGGCTGTTACAACTAAACCATCTAAATTAGATCCAGATAGTAAAGATGCTAAGAGACGCAAGAGTTTTTGTAGCAGAATGTCTGGGGTATCTGGTCCTATGAAGGATGAGAAGGGAAGACCTACAAGAAAAGCATTAGCTTTAAGAAAATGGAACTGTTAAATTTATTTATATTATGAAAAAGTGTATGAAATGTGGAGGTTCCACAAAAATGGCTAAAGGTGGTACTGTATCAAAACCATTTGCTGCTGGTATTCCTTATGCTTCTGGTGCTGGTGCAACAGATGGTAAAAACGGAATGATGAAAAAAGGTGGTGCTGTTAAAAAAGCTTTACCTAAAGCTCAAGATGGGAAAACTGTTAAAAAAGTTGGTCCTAATAAATATGCTAAAGATCAAGTAATTGTAAATAAAAAAGATGGTTCTTCAGCTTCATATGTTGCAACAAATAAAGGAACTGTATATTCTACAAAAAATAAAAAAAATGGTCCAGCAGATGTTTTAAGTATTGATACAACAGGTTACTCAAAAGGTAAACCAAATTATGATCAAATTTATACAGGAAATGCGGGTTATAACAAAAGTACTGTAAAAAGAAAAGATGTTAAACCTTTATTAAAATCTATGAAAAAAGAAACATTAAGTTTTAAAACTGGTGGAATAACTAAAGGTGGTGTATCTGGTGAAGAACTAAGAAACCGCGGAATTGATATGAAATACAATGGTATAGATTTAAAAGATGCTGGTACTTACCAAAAAGAACTTGGTAGAGAAATGAAAGCTGTTGGTAAAGGTTCAAAAGCTAGAGGAATGGCTATGAAAGAAAAAGGAAAAGCTTTAAAACAAGAAGCTCTTGATAAATTAAGACCTAGAAAAGTAACACAAAATTTAATGATTAATCCTGATAAAAGATCAATGTCAGCAACAGGACCAAAACCTATGATGGCTAAAAAAGGAGGAGCTGTTAAAAATGCTAAGTTAGCTGCACTTGCCGCTCCAAAAAATAAAATCACTAGAGCTGATGTTATTGTAGGTGCTAAAAGAAATGCTAAAAAGAAATAATCATGGCAACAACTAGAGCTGTAAAAACTTCTTGTAAAAATACAAAAGTTAGATCTGCAAGCGGATCATGTGTTAGTGAAAGACCATCAATGAAAAAAGGTGGAGTTGTCAAAGATAAGAAGTGGATTCAAAAAGCTATTAACCCAGCTCATAAAGGATTTTGTACACCGCTTACTAAAAAAACTTGCACACCAAAAAGAAAAGCTCTTGCTATTACTTTAAAAAAAATAGCTAAAAAGAAATAAGACATGCAAAACAGTGTACTTACAATAAAGATTAAACAAAGGCTAAATAAATTAGATAGCAATGACTATGACAACATAGAATGCTGGCAAGTTGTGGAGGCATTTAATAAAGCCCAAGTTGAGTGGTCTAGAAGACAACTTCATGGAATCAATCTTGTTAAAGAAGGAGATGAACAATCTACCAGAAGAAAAGATGATTTACAGGTCTTGTTAAGAACACATGACTTAGTACTTGCAAATAAAGATTATTACTTTAGAGCTCCTCTTCCATTAGACTACATGCAATGGAAAAGAGTAGATGCCTATGCTAAGAAAGACTGTTGTGACAAAAGAAGAATGACTGTTTATCTTGCTGAAGAAGGTAATCTTAATCAACTCTTGAGAGATAAATCTAAACAGCCAAATTTTGAATGGTCAGAAACATTTGCTACTTTAATAGATAATACAGTTCATATTTATACTAATAATGACTTTGATGTAGAATCAGGAGACTTAGTATATTATAGACAACCTGTTAAAATTCAAATTCAAGGATGTGTAGACCCATATACTGGACAAGCTTCTCCTGTAAATGTAGACTCAGAGTTTAAAGATGATATAGTAGAATTAATAATAGATGAAGCAGCTGCTATATTAGCTGGAGATATTGAGTCAGGAAACCAATTCTCTAGAGGTACAGAAGGTGCAGAACGCAATAACTAATTATGGAAACTAAAGGAAGATTATTAAAAAGAAATCCTGAACCTACTAAAACAATTAGTAGACCACAGGTTAATGTAACACAACCTAAGAGTGAACCAGCTAAACCTCAACCTACTCCAGATACAGGTGTAGGGGGAAGTTCATTAGATACAATGACTGCAGCATGTGCAACAGAGATGATGAATGCAGCAATTAGTTTTCATAGACTTCATTTAAAAGTAAAAGGAGATGGTTCTTATGCAGCACATAAAGCTCTTGGAAATTTTTATGAAGGACTTCATGATCAAGCAGATACACTGGTAGAAGGATATCAAGGAGTATGTGAAAAACTTTTATCATATAAAGATTCACCTATTAGAACTCTAGATACTGTGTCAGATGCTATAGGTTACTTAAGAGACATGTACAACATGGTAAATAAATTACAAGGTATGATGCCTTACTCAGAAATTGTCAACAATCTGGATCTTGTAAAAGATTCAATTAATAGCACTAAGTATAAGTTACTTTTCTTGAAATAATTTTGTTAATTCAAAAAGTTTTGTTATATTATAGTATATTATATTATTAACTAAAAAAAAAATAAAATGGCTTATTTTAATCATGCTTTCAAAAAAAGCTTTCTAGCAACAGGACCGACACAAAATGCGTTTCCTGTTACTCTTCCAAATGGAACTACTGTTAATGCTACAACATCTTTAGGTTATGTGGTATCAAATGGTATTCCTACTTATGGTTTAAATCAATTATCTGCAATTAGAGTTGGTACTTACGGTACAGCTACTACAGAAACTACTGATGGGTACATTGGATGGTTTAACCCAAAAACAAATTTATCAGTTGATATCAATGATGAAGGATTTGCACCTTGTTGTAATTTATATCTTGCTGGTTCAGCAATTTATTCAAATGATAAGATTGGTCCTTTAGCAGGTGGTTACCAAGAGACTAACAAGTCTAAAATGGTTAACCCTAAATATGTATCTAGATTTTATCAAGTAAATCCATGTACTCCACAAAACAATGTAATTCACGTAGGTTCTACTTACTGGACTGCAGGTGGTGGTGCTTTAACTGTTGATACTTTAGTAGCTGGTACAGGTTATGCTGACGGTACTTATGCTGTTGAAGTTACAACTACTGGTGATGGTGTAGGTGCTATCTTAGAAATCGTTGTTACAGGTGGAACAGTTGATTCAGCTACAGTTTTAAATCCTGGTAAAGGATATTTAGTAAATGATACATTAACTTTAGTTGGTGGTAATGATGATGCTACTGTAGATGTTGCTACAATTACTACAGCTCATGCACAAGAAGGTTGTGGTATTACAACTAACTGTTGTAAAGAATTTTTATGTGGTGAGACTTATAACTTACGTATTGATGTTAAAGGTTCTCCTGCATTACGTTTCTTAGATCACAATGCTTACTACACTGCGGATGCTTACACGGGATGTTGTCCAGAAGGATCTATTGCACCAGTTGCAGTTGACTCTACTGAGGTAATGATCAAATGGGCAAGTGCTTTAACTAATAGTCCAATTGTATCTCCTTTCTTACAAGTTGTTGTACAAGCTGAAGATGGTCAATTATTGTATGCTCCTGGAACATCTGCTACATTCTTAGCTGATAATGGAGCTATCACTTGGGATAACTATGCATCTGCTGGTCATACAGACGGAGCTTGTGCAGGTTTAATCTTGAACGGAGCTTATGTTGATACTAAATTTGGAGATTGTACATTCCAATTGACTGACTTCTATGAAGTTGAGCCAGTTAAATTGTATGCTTCTGAAGTAGACTTAACAGGAGATCCTTGTACATTTGATGCATTATGTGTTGTTACTGAGTGTCAAGGATTACAAGTTCAAGGTTTAGGAGAAACAGTTGTAAGAGACTTGACTATGTCAGAGTCTTACAGACAAAATTTCTTGGCTACTGACTTGCGTATCCGTGAGATTACTCAAGGTAACCAAATTATCAGTTCAGTTAATAGAAGTGCATTATACTACAGATATATGTTACAACACAATGTTCCAAGAAATTACAATCCTTCTGGTACATTTGATTCTGATCAGTACATGTTAGAGATATTCTCTTTAGATGCTCTTAATACTTTTGCAACTGATACTTCTGGTTGGTTAGAAGCTTGTGGTGTATGTGAAACTAATGTATTAGACAATGCATATGCTTGTGATACGGAATGTGATGTTCCAATTGCATTCCCTGCAATCCCTAAATACAATCCTTACAATACAGTTGCTTGTAACTAATAAGTAACTCAATTTTAAAAACAATAAAGGGGAGAAGAGTTCTAAACTCCTATCCCCTTTTTTTATTATACAATATGGCAAATCACGTCTTAAGTTTAGAAGTACCTACAGTTTTAAATACATGTGTAATGACTGTTATGGACACTAGTGTTTACACTGATCTTATTCCGGTTGTGTGTGATACATTAGCAATCACAGTTCCAGGATTTACATATTCAGTTGAATTACCTGTAACAGAAGGTTTTATTGAAAATATAACAGCTTGTGACTTAGGTTTACAAACAACAGACTGTGGTACCAGTTATGTAGAAATACCAGATGGTATCTATATAATTAAATACAGTGTTTCTCCAAAGGAACAAGTGTATGTAGAATACAATCATTTGAGAATATCAAAAGCATTAAACATGTATAACAAGACTCTATGTGGAGTTGATGTTAATGCATGTGATCCTCCTTTTGTAATTAAAGAAAAACTTGAAGCATTAAGAATGATATTTATGTATCTTCAAGCTGCAAAAGCAAAAGTAGAAACATGTCATGAACCTCAAAAGGGAATGAGCTTATATAATTATGCTGTAAAGCTTTTGAAGAAAATGGGATGTGTAAATTGTTAACAAACTAAAAACCAATAAGTTATGGCAAAGTGTGCAAATTGCGGGGCTAATATGTCTTGCGGATGTCAAAAAAGAGCAGCTTCAAATGGAGCTTCAGCATGTTCATCATGTATTAATGGATTAGAAGCAAAATTAAAAAATGCAAAAGTAACAGCAGCTAGAGTTGCTAGTACTGTACAAAAAACAGCTCAACCAAATGAATGGGGAGCAAATAGATATAATACAACTAAATAGATTAACATGTCCGTATCAACATATACCATTACCAGTTGTTGTTCTCAATCTGTAACTACAGGTACTTTTACTATAAGTGGTGTAGCTCCAGGTAACTTTTTAGGAAATGATCTTTTTATATATAATGGTCTTAGTTATACTGAACCGACAACGGGTATGCAATTTATACACGGATTTTGTTATCAAGTAGTAACATTAAGTCCTGGTCCAATTACTACACCTGTTGCATTTAATCTAAATGATATTGTACTTGTAGTTAATGGTAAAAATTGTGCCGGAGGTATTCAATTAGGAGCATGTGTAACATGTGGTCCACCACCAGATGCATATCAAATTAGTCCTTGTTGTGATTTAACAAATACAACAATTGTAAATATAGATCCAACATCATGTACTATAGTAGGTAATGTTTGGGTTTATACAGGTCCTGGATTTATTACAACTGGTGCTTATGGTGTACCTGGAAACTTTATGTTTTATACAGATGAATGTTATTATGTAACTCAAGTAGCTGATGGATGGTATCCACAAGGACCTCCATGTACAGACTTTGATTATATACCTGTAGATACATGTCTTGATGCAGATGCATTAGGAGAATGTCCTATTTGCCCAACATCATTACAATATTTAGCATTCAGAAGTTGTTGTGGTACAGGTTTTTTATTATTTAAAAATAATCCTGCATATACATATACAGGGATAAGAGAATATTTAGGTCCTTTAGTAGACGGGTTAGAAAATATTTGTTATGCAATAAGTGTACAAACTGCAGGCAGTGCTGATGTACCAACTACAGCAGCATATAATGCTTTACCAGATCCTCCAGCATTTGTTGAGGGATTAACATTTAGTACTATTTCTAATACTTCACAAGATTGTGCTGCATTTACTGCACAATGTCCTGTGTGTCTTATACCTTGTTATAGATTATATAGTTGTGATGGTCAAATCTTTAATACTATATTAGATTTATCTGCTTATGTAGGTGAGTTTATTACTATTTCAGATGCTGATGGTCCTGTACCAGGTGTATGGTTTGTAACATTATATACAGGAAGTTGTTTTGATGCACTTGATGATATTATTGTAGATGGTATTGCAACTGATCCATGTATACCACAATGTTATGAAGTACTAGGAACAGGATCAATTACTTATATTGATACTACATTAAATCTTGTTACAGCTTTTGCACCCTTAAAGTTTTGTTCATATGTGTATCCTCAAATATCAGGTACATTTACAATAAATACTTATGGAGATTGTGTACCTGATCCTGTAACATTAGATTTAACATGTCCTTTATTATGTTTTAAGTTAACTAACTGTGTAACTAATCAGATATATAATTCTAATACACAAGTATTATCTCAGTATTTAGGACAGATTGTGACTATTGCTGGATATGATGGATGCTGGTTAGTAGAGTTAAATGAAGATGAATGTGATTGTCCAATCAATGTATCAGTTCTTCAAAGCTTTACAGATTGTGTAGCATGTTTACCTATCATTAATTATAGATTTGTAAACTGTTTAAACTCATTACAAGTACAATATTCTGATTTAGACTATAGTGCATTAGTAGGACAAGTAGTAGAATTAGGTTGTGGAGGTTGTTGGATAGTAGAACAAATTGATTACTATCCTCCAAGCATTCAGATCATTACAGTATTGTATGTATTTGGGACATGTCTTGATTGTTCAAGAACTTATTACAAACTTACAGACTGTGATGGTATTGAAGCTGACGTATATACTTATACAGATTTATCAACTTACCTTAACTTAGATCAGACAATTACATTAAAAGGTTGTACTACATGTTGGACAATTGAAGAGACAAGAGAAGGTTCTGCTTTAGCGGGATTGGTAAATGTAGAAAATGCATATGATGATTGTGCTGAATGTGGTAATGATAAACCATGTCTTTGTAGTTCTATCAGAAATGATGGTACAGTAGCTAGAACATTTGATTATGTAGATTGTACAGGGGTAACTCAAACAACACCATTAATACAACCTGGAGAAACATCATTAAGATATTGTTTAAGAACATGGAAGAATAATGTTACTCTTACTAATTATGTTAAGTACTATGGTACATGTACAAATGGAGTATGTCCCCCAATGGTATATAATGTAAGAAGTATTAAACCAGGATATAATACACCAGCATGTAGTGCTGAAAAATATGAAACAATTTCTTGTAAGTCAGCACAAATTTTATACAGAAATGTATTGACTTTAAGATATGGAATAAGTAATTGTTGTCCAGAAGAAGATGAGTATTGGCTAGTTAAAAAAGAACTAATTGATATTGCTGCTTTGTACAATCCAGATTATCCATGTGCCCCATCAAATAGTTGTGGTTGTGGACAACCAAGTGATTGTGGATGTAATAGTTGCAATTCTTAATTATAATTAGTATATTATTATTAATAGAAAAAGTATGAAGCCTTTAAATTTAGACAATTCGCCATGTTCTCCAATGTCATCTAACTGTGTTATTTGGCAAGGACCTGATATTCCATGTATCAAGTTATGTAAAGGTGATACAATATCAGACATAGTTAATAAATTAGCTATTGAATTATGTACTATCATAGAAACAATGAATGTTGGTAACTATGATCTTACATGTTTTAATGCTGTTGGATGTCCTCCTTCAAATTTTCAAGCATTGATCCAATACTTGATTGATGAGATTTGTAGACAGAATGAAATTATAATTAATGGTTCATCTAGTGGATCAAGTTCATCTTGTCCTGATTGTGTAGTTAGTGTTGCTCCTTGTTTTGTTACAGGAAATCAAACTAGTATGCAATTGGTAGATTATGTTAATATGATTGCAAATAAGATCTGTACTTTAATTACACAAATTACAGATTTACAAAATCAAATTAATGATTTAGATACTAGAGTAACTATATTAGAAAACACACCTCCAGGAACATATACATTACCAGATATTGCTACAGGATGTTTAGCAACAGCAGTAGGTGCCTCATCTGCTGCAATTAATTTAGTATTAGATGCTTTAGTAAATGATCCAGGAACTGGTTATTGTGCTTTAATTGGATCATTAGGTTTACCTGTAGATATTAATGCTGCAATTGCTGCACAATGTATTACTGATAGTTCTACATCTTTAGTATATGGTACACCTATGGGAACAGCTTATCCTTCTTGGGAAAGTTCACCAAATACTTTATCAGAATCATTTATTGATGTGTGGTTAAGTGTATGTGATATATATAATTATTTATTAGTTAATGCAAGCACAGTAGTTGTAGCTGCTGGAGAAAATATTACAGTAGTTCCTACAGTAGTAGGTACAACAACAACATACACTGTTGGTTCAGTTGGTTTAAATTCATTTGTGGCAGAGTTAATTATTAATGGAAGTAGACAACCAGCTAACGGTTCTATTCCAGCTATAACACCTGCTGCTCAGACAGGTTTACCAAGTAGTATAGTAGTAAATCAGTATAACTCTATTACATCAAATAATGTACAAGTTATTGCAGCAGCAACTCCATTAACATATGTAATTAATGCATCTATACCGCCTTGTCCATTTGGAACTTTTGATAATGCTACAGGAGGTAAGTTTACAATTACTGAAGCAGGAATGTATTTAGTTGAAGCATCTGTATATTTAAAATCAGATAATACTTCAACATCTTATTGGCAAGCAGCCGGAACTGGTTCTTTTGGAGTAGGTATTTTAGTAGATACTCAACAACCATTATTTGGATCATTTAAAACAGTTACTGCGAGTGTAGATAAAAATGTTGAAATTGCTGGATCAGCTGTAGTATATTTAGCTGCAGCAACAGTTCTTTCATTAGGTGTATTAAATACTACATCTAGAAGTTATGTGGGCAACAGTTATACTAATGATGATAAAATTAGATTTTCAATAACACAAATAAGATTATAATGGGACTTTTAAATACATGTGCAAAATGTGGATGTGAAGATAATTTCTTAACAACACCACCTCCATGCCCAACAGCAATAGCATGTCCTACAGAAGAATGTTCTGCAGTACAGTATGCAAAATGTATAGCTTATACGGGCAGTGATATAGAATGTAATAATGATATAGTAGTACCTACTGATACAAATATGGCTGCTGCTATTAATAACATTGTAGATTACTTTTGTACCGTTACTACAGTGCCAACTGCAATTTTATGCGATACAGATGTAGTTGTAGCTGCAAATACAGTTATTGTTGAAGCTTTAGCCGATACAATTTCTTATTTCTGTAGTGCAACAACAGTACCTGCAATTCTTGATTGTAATTCAGCTACTGTAGTAGCAGCTAATACACCTGTAGTAACTGCATTAGGAAACATTGTAGATTATTTTTGTAGTGTAACTACAACTAGTGCTAACATAACATGTGGTACAGATGTAGTAGTAGTTTCAGGAACTCCTGTGTTAGGTGCTTTAGTTTCAATGACTAATTATTTTTGTACTGAAATTGCTAACTTACCAACAGTATCTATACTTGGTGATAATGGAATTTTAGTTACCCCAGTTGTTGTAGGTACTAATACTGAATATACAATAAGTGCAAATGGACTTAAGAAGTTTGTAAAAGAATTTACAGGTATAGAATTTGATGGTCAAGTAATAACTATACTGGGTACAGAACTTACAGCATGTGACTTATTATCATCAGCTTGTGGTGTTAGCACAACTAAAGCATCAGATTTTACATTTAACATTATGTATCTTTTTGCAGGAAATTGGATTAGTCTTACAAATCAAGCAGGAGTTGTCGTACAAGCAAATGATACCACAGGAAATATTTCAATTACTTTAGGTATACCAGCCGTTGATCCACCAGTTACTGTAAGAGTAACTATTATTGGATAAAAAGAAGTTACAGTTTGTTGGTTTCTGTGACAACAACAACTTAACCCTTGCACTTGCAGGGGTTTTGTTTTTTTACTACATTTGCTAGTCTCATTAATTTTTAGTATATTAATATATATGGTATGAAGGAATTTAAAAAACCAGATGTAAAGGCTCCTAGATTTAGACCTGAAATAAAAAATGTTCTAGATAAAGAGTTTTTTAAATTATTTAAAAGTAAGTATCCTAAGTACAAAGACTTAGATGAAGTTTTGATTAGAACTGTTATTAAGAAGTTTAATCAAACAGTTTATCAGACAGTAATAGAAACAAGGGATGGGGTTCAATTACCAGAACAAATTGGTTGGCTGTTCATCGGAACATGTCAACAAAGTGTAAAAGAAAATATTGATTACTCAAAGTCATTGAAATATGGAGTAAAGGTAACTAACAAGAACTGGGACTCAGATGGTAAATTAGCTAAAATCTTTTTTTCCAATCATGCCCCAAAGCACAAAATAAAGAATAGAGAATTTTGGAGCTTTGTAGCATGTAGAGAATTTAAGAGAGCGGTTGCTAAAACATATCCTGAGAACTGGCAAATGTATATAGCTGCTGATCCAAAAACTAAAATACAATGGGCATACAGTAGATCAGTTTATAAAGAAATGAAAGCTAAGGAAACAACCAAGGCTTTACAAAATTATAATGAATTTGACTTATGACAACAATTGGTGAAGCAATATCAAGAGTAAGGAATACCCTTAAAGCAGTTAAAGAAGATCCCTTCTTAACTGATAGAACAATCTATTATTCTCTAATGAAGTATGCACAGACATTAATCAAAAGAGAAGATAATCAAAATAGGCTTATGAAGATGAGTCAGATCTTTAAGGTTATGCCTTATGTAGAACTGATTGATGTAGATAAAGTTGAAGCAGGTTGTATTGGGGTTTACTCTGAATGTTACTTCAAAAGATCTAAAGAAAAGCTTCCTACTATTTTAAATGGAATGTTTGGTCCACTTATCCGTACAACATCATCTATTGATGGTACTATAGAAATGTTTAGAACAGATCCCGGTACATGGGCTTCAATAACTAAGTCTACTACTTTTAGATATAATAGAAAACAATACTTCTGGTATCTTAATGGTTATATATATTGTCCTAATGTAGATTGGGATGCAATTAGAATTGAAGCAATCTTTGATGGTGTACTTGAAACATGTGATACAGATCCATGTTTACTAAGACAAGATGATCAATTTGTTTTACCAGAATATTTATTTTCAGAAGTAGAACAGTTTGTAATAAAAGAATTAACAATGACTTTATCAATGCCAGGTGATGGTGCAGATGATAGTCAAAATGCATTTAGATAATGGATTATAATTACACATTGCGCTATAGAACATTTGACCAGATGCTGGAAGATGTTACTATTGATTTAAATACATTTGCTTTAGAGAATATGATTGAGCCTCAACAGCTTATCAAATTAGCTAAGAAGATTAATTATGATTTAGGTCTTAGAATTAATCAGACTAAAGAAGTAGCTTTAGATGTGTGTCATGGTAGAGTAAAATTACCAGATGATTTCTATACATGGAACTTTGGTTTAGTTTGTGGAGAATATGTAGTTAATACAGGTTATGGTGGTGCTGCATCCGGAACTAATATACAAGAAGTTCCGTATGTTGAGACTCCTTCTACAGTAGACTTATGTGCTCCTATAACAGTTAACTGTGCGGTATGTAATGCAAATCCTTGTAATCATACAGCAGCTTGTCCAGGAAACACATGTTCTTCAACGTGTCCATCTCCTACAATACCTGATGCATATGATCCAAATAATCCATATGGTGATACATGTATCCGTCCTAGAGTTTTCATGAACTGTAAAGGAGATAAATATGAATTAATACAAGTTATTAACCCTACTCAAACAAGAGTGTATAGAAGTCTTGTTCCATTAAGAATGGCAGTAGGTCAGGGCGTAGAACCAGGTTGTCCTAATATAAATGTAAATGTTGCTAACTCAGGTTTTATTAGAGGAGGTTTCCTATTTACTAATTTTCAAGAAGGTACCGTGTATATAAATTACCAAGGTCAAATGGAAGATGACAATGGGAACTTAATGGTACCTGATCATGATCTATTGAATGAGTATTATGAATATGCATTGAAGTTAAGAATCTTAGAAAACTTATATTTGAATGGGGAAGATGTAGCACAAAAAATGGGATTGATAGAACAAAGATTAAAAGCTGCTAGAAATCAAGCACTTAGTTTAGTTAATACTCCTAACTTTAGAGAGCTATATGATATATGGTGGACTAATAGGAGAGCACAGAATTCTAAATACTATGATATGTTTAATTCATATATTCCAGAAAATGCCCGTCCACAGAATCCAAATAATACAAGAGTAGTTGGATCAGGAAATGGACATGGATTTAACTCAAGAGGCACAGGTAGATAATCATGGCAGGTAAGATACAAAATACATCACAGAATATTAACCATAGTTTTACTAAAGGGTTAAATAAAGATTCAGATCCTTCTTTTGTACAAGATGGAATGTGGACATATGCACGTAATGCAGTAAACAATACTGTAGAAGGAGATCTAGGAGCAATCTCAAATGAGACTTCTAATTTTTTATGTGCTACAACAGGATCTACTATGCCTCCAATAGCAATCAAAAAATATATTATTGGTGCTATACAAGTTTATTCTGACAAGTGGTTAATATTTACAGCAGGTCATAATTCAAAAGGGCAACCTGTTAATTCTGAAATAGGACTATTAGAAGAAGAAAGATGTATCTATAGACCTATTGTTCAAGACTCTTGTTTAGGTTTTGATAAAAGATATTTAATATCTGGAGTATCTAGAGAAAAAGAAGATTGTACATGGCAAGTATATTTTGCAGATGGTTTAAATCCTGATAGATATCTTAATATTGGAGATCCTCAGACATGGCCTTCAAGTGGATATACTTGGATGGGAACAACAGCTGATATGAATTACTATACTAACGGTATAGATAAAATTCTTTGGCCTGGTGTACGTTGGAAAGAATTATGTAGTGACTCATTTGGAGTAACACAAACAACTCCTGGAGTTTGGCCAACAGGTAGTCCACAAGGATGTATAATTTGTAAAGACTTAAACTCATTAGATTGTGATAAGATTAGATTAGCAAGACTAATGACTACACCCTGTCTTAAATTACGTCCAGGTTCATCTGGTGGTACTCTAAGAAATGGAACATATTTTGCTGTTATAGCTTATACTATTAAAGGACAAAAAGTAACAGACTATTTTTCTCCAAGTAATACTCAACCTTTATGGACAGTAAATGATTCTGAAAGTTCACTTACACTTACAATAGAAGCAGACTTTGTTAACTTTGATGAGTTTGTATTAGTGATAGTACAAAATATTAATCAAGGAACCGTTGCAAGACAGATTGGTACATACTCAACTAAAACTACAAGAATTGAATTAGATCAGATAAAGGAAGATCTTATTACAGTTCCTACAGAGTTTTTACCAATACAAACTCCTGTATTTGAAAAGTCAGATCAAATTGCTGAAGTAAATAATTACTTGCTTAGAGTAGGACCTACTTCTAAGTTTGATTTTAACTACCAACCATTAGCTAATTTAATTAAAGCTAAGTGGGCTTCAGTAGAATACCCAGCTGATTATTATGTGAAAGGTGGTTGGAAAGGAAGTTACTTAAGAGATGAAGTATATGCATTCTTTATCCGTTGGGTATATGATACAGGAGATAAATCTTCATCATACCATATTCCAGGAAGAGCTCCTTCAACTTATACTTTACCTACATCAGGTAACTCAGTAGGAGAACTATTACTTATACCTAATGATCAAAATGCATTAGCTCCTGATGATCAAGTATTTGATGTATACAATACAGCAAGTGTTGATCCAGGCTCAACTTTAGTAAATACTGTATTAGAAGATGGAGGTAAGATTCTTGAAGTAGGTACTATGGGTTACTGGGAATCAACGGAAACATATCCTGATAATCAAGATTTTATTTGGAATGCTAGTTCACACTGCTGGACAGGAAAACAAAATTCTCCAAGTCAAGTATATGATCTATGTGGTTTACCAATAAGACATCATAAGTTTCCAGATAACTGTTTAAGCCCAAACACTACACATTTTAAAAGTAATCCTAATTCATCTACACAAGGTGACTTGTTGAATATTAGAATTATGGGTGTATACTTTGAAAATATTATAACACCAAAAGATAATGAAGGTAATGAAGTAACAGGTGTTGTTGGTTATGAAATATTAAGAGGTTCTAGAGAAGGTAACAAATCTATCATTGCAAAAGGAATGATTAACAATGTTAGAACTTATGCTATTAAAGGATCTGCAGCAAGAGGAAGAACAGGTATTTATCCTAACTATCCTTTTAACACAATTAAACCATTAAATAATATTGGTAGTAACGGTCAGGGTAACTATAATCTTAATGATCCTTATATTAGAATGACACCTACAGGATCAAATACTATAATAAATCAAACTATTCCTAAAGATATTGTTACTTTCCATTCACCGGATACAATGTTTAGAACACCTTTCTTATCTACTACAGAATTAAAACTCTATGGTTCTTTGTCAGGTTATTCTACACAAAACTTTCAGGATCCAGCTGAGCATCCTAAGTTTAAATTATTATCTGATTTTGTTATATTACCAATGTTCATGGTAGGTCTTGCTGAAGCAGTTGTATCTATCACAGGTAAAAGAACAATGAATACATTAAGCCAACAAGATGTTTCTGCAGCATATGATACAAACTTATCAACTGTACCAGGAGTAGGAAATTCTCCAAGTTTAGTAGCTATTCCTCAACTAGCTGCTGCTAACGCAGCTATTAGTGTATATAATACAGCTGTAGAACTTTATTATAATTCAGCAGGAGGTTTATTTTTAGATGCTTTTGCTGTTATGTTTGGAGGTATTGATTCAAGTGTTCAAGCAATTGCTCAATCAACTTTACAATCAACATTAAATGGTATTGCTCTTTCAGGAACTTCTGGTTTAGGATATATTCCTTCTTTTACAGGTACTATTGAATATCCTTCTTATGCATATCTTCCTGGATTATTAAGAGCATTAGGGGGTATTAATCAATTCTTGTTTTATTTTGCTGAAGGGGCCAATACAAGTTTAGATTTTATTAATGCTATGCTACCATATGAGCAATTTGGAATGCAGTCACTTGCTCATGGTTTTTATAGTGCTATGACTCCAGAAAATACTAAGACTGATATTGTTAGATTTAGAACTCCAGATAGTTTTTACATTAGAGATAATATTCAAGAAATCCCTAAATATCAAGATAGTACAGGAACATATTATTCTTACTCAATTAATAATTTAAAAAGATCAGATGCTGTTACAGTAAGAACTGTAAATGGTAAAGGTGTAAGTACAGGTCCCGTATTTCTTAATACAGATAAATCTTTAGTTACATTAGGATCATTAATGAAAGCTGCCGTTAATTCAGAACCTGGTATATTACCTGGAGAAAAACCAAGTTTTACAAATATTGATATTCCTTTTAGTTTACCAATTGCTAGTCATTATGGGGGACTAAAAGTTAGATTAAGAAATCAATATGGTCAATTACAAGGTATTAAACAAATTCCAATTACGCCTTGTGAACAAAAAATTGGTTCAGCGGATAATGCTTTTATAAGTCTTAATACAGGTCTAGTATGTCCTAGTATTACTACAACTCCTGGAAGTGTTGTAATTAATACAGTATTAGCAAGTACACCAATATTCTTTGGAGGAGATACCTTTATAAATAGATACACAGAGAAAAATACTTTCTTTTATTTCTATGATTGGTTATTTGGTCAACCAGATGGATTTGAATATAACTACTATCAACATCAAATGATTCCTTCACCTAGATTTGCTGTAAACAATATTAGATATGATGTTGGCGATATGGCAAGTGGTATTACAGATATATCAGCTCCCCCTGCACAAGGTACAGGAGCACTACCCTCTTCATTTTATAATTTAGATTGGGAAAACTATCACTATGAGGATGATGACCCAGGAGATTATCCAGGATTGTTTGGTGCAACAAGATGTAAATTTTATTTAGCTAATTCATCTGTAAGAGACTTTTTTGTTGAATCTGATGTATTAGTTGACTTTAGACAACAAGGTCTTGAGGAAGGAGCTAAACACTATGATCCATATAGATATACAAACTATCCGGCAATGTTTAATATGAATCCTCAAATTATTACAAGAGGTAATGAATATAGATATGATTACTCATTAAGTATATCCAAAGCATTTACTCAGTATTTTTCTCAAGGATCTTTACAAAGTAGATACTATGATCCTAATGTAGCCAAGTTATGTTATACATATTATCCTGATAGAATTTACTATTCACTACAACAACAGAATGAATCATTTAAAGATAGTTGGTTTGTTTACTTACCAAATAACTATAATGAATTTAAGTCTCAAGTCAGTGGAGTAAAGTCTATTAATAAAAGTGGTTTGTTTATTACTTTTAAAAATGATAGTCCATTAATGTACCAAGGTGTTGATACACTTCAAACAGATTTAAGTACTAAGATTACTATTGGTGACGGAGGTTTATTTAGTCAACCAGGACAATCTGTATCTAATGCAGATAAACCCTATGAATATGGATCATCTCAAAGTAGACTAGCTGTTATTTCTACACCTGCTGGATTATTTTATATGTCTGAGAATCAGGCTAAGATATTTAACTATTCAGGTGGCTTAAAAGAAATTTCACAAACAGGTCTTAAGTGGTGGTTTACACTATTCTTACCATATAAGTTAACTGATGATTTTCCAGATTATCCATATCAAGATAATCCAGTAGCTGGTATTGGTTGTCAAGCAATGTATGATAATACTAACTCTATTATTTACTTTACTAAAAAAGATTATAAAGTAAAAGATGAATATAAAGGATTAGTAACATATGTACCTCTAATTACTTTTGGAGCATTAAAAGGACAAGGAGATTACTTTGTTTTAGATGGTAAAGGAAAATATTTAATTGGTGATCCAATGATATTTGAAGATGCTTCTTGGACATTAAGTTATGACCCTAAGAATGAATTTTGGATTAGTTATCATGACTGGCATCCAGATTTATCTATGCCTACTAAGTCATACTTTATGACAAGTAAAGAAAATACTATTTGGAAACATAATTATGTTTGTGACAGCTACTGTAACTACTATGGACAGAATTATCCATTTGAAGTTGAGATACCAATTATTACAGGTGAAACAGTTACTACATTAAAATCTGTTCAGTACATTCTAGAGTGTTATAAAAGAGATAGTTATAACTGTGTAGATCAGTTTCAAGTACTAGACTTTAACTTTGATAAAGCTGTAGTCTATAATATGGAACAAGTTTCTGGATACCTTAACTTAAATATATTCCCTAAGAATAATATCACATTAAGTTTAGAATATCCAAAACCACGTCCAGGTATAATTATTGAACCTAATGTACAACCATTACCAGGATTTGATATCTTATTTTCTAAAGAAGAAAATAAATACAGATTTAATCAGTTCTGGGATATTACAAGAAACAGAGGAGAGTTTCCAAATGGAGCTGGTTATCCACCACAAGGTACATTAGTACCAGGAACAACAGTGCTTGCAGGTAATTATACTCAAGAGTACTTATGGGTAACACAATCAAATGGTTACATTAAAACATTGAATCCAAATAATATGGATATTGCAAAACCATTACTTCAAAGAAAGAAGTTCAGACATTATCTAAACTTTTTAAATTTAAGAAAAGATGTGTCAGGAGATGTCAATATGATATTGAAATTAACAAGTACTAAGAATCAATTATCCAATAGATAATGACTAATAAAAAAGTTCTATCCAAAGCTGTATCTGAATTAGATAAAGCAAAGGCTCCGGCAAAACCTAAAGATATAATCACTGATCCAATGGGTCAGTGGAAATATCCTGGACAAGTTACCAGAATACCTTCTGATAATATAACAATGCAAGGTGTTAATTATCCAGTATGGGCACAACCTAATATAGGCCCTGGTATGATGATGCAACCAGGTCAAGATTACATGTTTCCAGAAGCTGATTATGTAGATGAATATCCTCAAATGAAAAGAGGAGGGTCTAAAAAAAATAAAAAGTATACTAGGAATATTACTGCTCTTAATAAACTTTTTGCTGAAAACTATTTATTTAAAAAACCAGGTAAGAAACAAATCTATGATCCTAATACTCCACTATTTGAAGATGGAGGATATATTGAAGAAGACATATCTGTACCTTCATTGCAAAATAATGTATTTGCTCCAGGTGGTGTTGTAGATCTTAATCCTGAAACAATGAAAAAATATCTTGCTGCTTTAAAGGTACAAGAGAATAATGAAAATACAGGACTTAGAAAAAATAAATGGTATCCTTATCCAAGTTCTGAAAAAGGAACTGATACAATTGCTTATGGTCATAAATTATTACCAGGAGAACAAAAGTATTATGAAGGCATAACTACACAACAAGCTGAAGCTTTAGCAAGAAAAGATGTATTAGAAAAACAAGAATCTGCTAAAGGACGTATTGATAAAAAATATGGTAAGGGTACATTTGATAAGTTACCACAGGATGCTCAAATGTTATTAGTTGATTATCAGTATAATGTAGGTTTACAAAAGTTTCCTAAATTTGTAGAAGCTGTAATAAAAGGTGATAAGCCTACAATGCTAAAAGAATATGAAAGAACTTCTGATGTAGGTAAGTTAACTAAAAGAAATAATTGGACTAAAGAGGTTATTGACAACTTAGAATATCCTGTAATTAAAAAACCAGCAAAAGCTAAAGTTGCAAGTCTAGAATCTGAAAATGATTATACAGAAGCAGAACTAACCCCAGAAGAAATAGAGTGGTATAAATCACAAGGTTATATAGTAGAAGAACTTGATTAAACTTATTAAGTTTATTGAATAAATTAAAATTTACTATATTTAATTATAACTAGTTATATGAAAAAAAGAGTAAGATTATATAAGGCACAAGAAGGTGGTACACCTGATGTCAATATGTTAAGTTACCCAGGTGCTCAAGCGCAACAATCTGATGAAGGATCCAATGATCAATTAGTATCTATGATATTAAGTGATATTGGTAATTCTTTATCTAAAGATCAAATTGTAGGTAAGTTAGTTACTGTATTTAATACAGATCCAAATGAAGCAAATCAAATTGTAGATCAAGTTTTTAAATATGTAGAACAACAAAAACAATCTGAGATAGAAGCTGCTGATGATGAGGACAATGAAGAAGATGTTCAAGAAACTGTTGTAGCTGAAGAAGAAGTTGTAGAAGAACCTGAAAGTAGAGGACAGACTGGTACTCAAATGTCTAATGAAATAATTGATGAATGGGATGATTCATCTGCTGATGATACAGAATTTTCTTCAAATTTAGTTATGCAGTATGGTGGTTATCCAATGGCACAAGAAGGTATGGAAGTACCAATTCAAATGCCAGATGTAAGTTCTTACTTGCCTCAAGATATGGCTGATTATTTAGGAGGAACAACTAATCCTTATTCAGGTTTAGCATGGAATTCTCCAGATCAAACAGAAAATATAGTAGAGGATGAAGAAGTATTTTCTGATTATACTGAGCCAGAATTACCTGAAGAAAGATTTGGTGGTATGCCAAGTAAAAGAAGTTATGTAAATTCTGTTCTTAAGTTGGTTAAGAAACAAATGGGTGGTGATAGTGCTGCTCCAGAATCTGCTAAATATGATGATGACAATGCTGATCCAACAGGTGCTAATGTAAGAAAGAAAGCATTAGATAAATTTATTGGATCTGTTAAGAATCAATCTGGTATGGCTTTAGCTAAACAACAAGCAGAGCAACAGTATGAACAAATGATGCAACAGCAAATGGCTATGCAACAATATCCTATGGCTCAACAAGGAGGAGAACAAGATACTGAAAATCCAATGCATCATCTACAAGCATTTTCTCAATCTATGAACAATGTTTTTGATGATCAACAAAATGAATTAGTACAAGCTCAATTTGGTGGTTTATTTGGTAGAAGAAGAATGAATAACATGATGCAACAAGGTATGCCTATGATACCTGGAATGCCTCCTATTACTAAAATTGATGTAAGAAAATCAGGTTGGTTATTTAATAGACCAAAAGAATATTCAATTGAATTTGGTGCATATAGTCCAATGCCTGGAATGAGTCCACAAGGATTACCACCTCAAGCATATGGTTATAGTACAAGAACTATTAAAACACCTGCTAAAAGAATTAAAGTAGAAACAACAGCTGAAGTAGTTAATAATGAAGCTATTAAAGAAGTATCTGCTGCTACTCCTACATCTGATGCAACTACAAAAGCAGCTGATGCCCCTGTTACAACTACAACTCCAGTAACTACAAGTACGGGCACTAAAAATGTTCCTATAAAAGTAAATCCAAAAGTTGTAGATAAAATTAAAACAGATAATAAAGTAAATAGTAAAAATACTAAAGATGGTATTTATGCATATGGTACTGCAGATGGTACATACAAAAAACAAAATGGTATTTGGTATGTAAACCGTGGTGTTAAAACAAAAATGCAGTACTTACCTATAACTGATCAAAGAAGAATTAATGAGTTAAATAAAAAAGCAGATTATAAAGGAGAGGCTAGTAAACAAGAAGATGGTAAGTTTACTATGCAAAATCCTTTTGGATATAATCCTGCTATAGATCCTCGTACAGGTAACTATAGACCAATGAGTGCAATTGCTGATGATGACTTTGTACAAACAGCAGCTTTTTTAGGCGCAGCTGGTAGAGTAGGAAGCGGAACTGCAGATGTCTTAGAACAATTTACATTTAAAAGACCAACTAACCTTTTAGGTAAAGGAAGAAACATGGTTAATCCAGGACAACCTATGTTAGGACCAGGACAACCTATGCTTAATCCAGGTCAAGGATTAATTAATCCTCCTGGAGGTTTTCAATATGCTTTACCATTTCAAGAAGGTGGTGTAGTAGATAATCCTTTTGCAGATGAGTATGGTAATCTACAACAATTTATTGGTGGTGGAGATGAAGATATTACACAAGGAGATTTAGATGATGTTTATTCTAAAGATACAGCTAATGGAGATTTTCCTATGGCTCAATGGGGTGGTGTAATAGAAGCTTTATTTCCTGCTAATATTATGCCTAGACGTTATGGAAGAGGATATTCTCAAATGGTAGGTTCACCTTATGATCCTAGAACTAAGATGGCTATGCCTAATTTTATGCCAGGACCTGGAGCGCATCTTAATAAAATTGATGTAACTAAATCAAATTGGTTAACAGGAGCTCCAAAGAAATATACTGTAACTTATGGTCAAACTATGGCAGGTCCAAGAAATCAGCCAGGTTTACCTAACTCAGGGACTAATACTCCTCAGACTCAAATGAGAAACTCTAAGAGAACTGATATTCCTGATGATTTAAGTTTAGCTGCTAAAATGGCTATTAACAGAGGTGATAGACAAACTGCTAGAAATGATAGAAGATTAGCAAGACATCCTGAGTATTTAGAATCTCCATTTACTCCTGAACAACAAGAAGCTAGAAAGTTATTTAAAAAAGTAACTGGTCCTAAAGAACCTGTTAAACCAGGAATGACTGATGAGCAATTACAACAGTTTAACCAAGCAGTTAGTAATTCTGCAGGAGTACCTGGATATAATGGACAGTTTCAAAGAGGTGGTGATTTACAAAGATTTATTCCCCAAGCTCAAACAGGTATGCAAAATCCTGTAAGTTATGCTAATAATCCTGCAGTAGCTAATGTAACTCAAAATTATTTTGATAAAAACAATCAAGCTAAACCAGGTGACTTTACAGATATTTTTGCAGACTATGCTAGAGCAAATAAACAAGATGCTTCTGGTGGTTATGAACAAGAGACTGCCGTAGATTACAAAGCTAAAAAAGCTCCTGGATCATTTGATGGAGAAGCAATGGTTAATACAATCAATGCTGGTGTACAAGGTGTAACAGGATTAATTAACAGAGCTCAAGATCAAAAAGCTGAAGCTAAAATGCAAGAGAATCTTACAGCAGATAACTTATATGCATCTGATCCTAGCAAAGACCGTGGAGACTATGATACTAACTCTGGTTTATACAGATTAGATGAGATGGGTCAAAAATGGAATAGCCGTTCTAAACAATATGGTGGAGATATCTATCAAGATGGTGGTCAGAAAGCTAGATTTTATGATACAGCTATTGGTGAATATAATCAATGGTTAGCTACTCCTGCAGCATGGCAAGAAGATCCCGAGATGTTAGCTCCAGATGGTAAAAATTTAAACTTATGTTTAGATTGTATGGATGTAGATTGGAACAGTGAGCAAGATATAAGAGATGCTCATAAACTAATTGAAGAGGGTTACTCAACAGGAACTCACAGAAATCAAGAAGTATTTAATACAGCTTTGAAAAAATATGGATTAGAAACACCTCAGTACAGTTCTAAAAAAGCAGTATCAAAAAAACAATTTGGTGGAAATATAGGATATACTGAAGGTGATGAAGTTGATATGACTGAAGAAGAAATAGCAGACTTTATTGCTAACGGAGGTGAATTAGAATATTTATAATATACAACTATGAAAGTAAGAATTAAAAAAATTCCACAAGCAAGAACAGGGTACCAAGTTAAAGGTGCTTTAGTTAATGATGTGCCAGCTTTTGGTGGAGCAGATTATAACGCATATATTGGAAAACCAAATGCAAAAGCTTCAAGAACTTTAACTGCTGTTCCAAGAGAAGAAGCAAATCTTGAGGCAGAAGGAGGAGAAACTGTAGTTGGTAATCTTGATGGAAGCATGATGCCTTCATTTAAAACAATCAAAGGCCCAAGACATACTAATGGAGGTGTTCCATTAAATTTGCCAGATGATAGTTTTATCTATAGTGATACTAAAGATATGAAGATTAATGATGCTCATATTTTAAAAATGTTTGGTAAGCCTGCTAAAAAAGGTGGCTATACTCCAGCAGAATTATCTAAAAAGTTTGATATCCAAAAGTATAGAGAGATATTACAAAATTCTGATTCTGATAAAATTGATAGAAAGACTGCAGAGTTAATGATTAAAACATATACTCTTAAGTTAGGAGCTTTAGCATTAGCGCAAGAATCTAAAAAAGGATTTCCACAAGGTATTCCAGAAATTGCTAAACCATATATGGAAGCAAATGATATTAAAGAAGAAGATTTAATACCACAAGAATATCAAGAACAACAGGAAAGCATGCAGTATGAGCAATCAGAGAATCCTATGATGCAACAAATGGAAGGAGCAAATGAAGCTCCTATGCAGATGCCAAATGGTGAAGCTGTTGCAATGCCTCAAGAGATGTCAGAAATGTCGCCAGAGATGATGCAAGGAGCTCCTATGGCTATGTATGGAATGCAGATGGGTGGTTATGCTTTACCTTTCTATGATGATCCTAATGAAATGGCATATGGTGGCAGTTTATATAAAGCTGCAAATGGTGTTACTACAGGAGATCCTAAAGTATCTACTAGTGGAAGAGCACTTACTCCTGCTGAATTAGAAGAAAGAAGAAAAAAACAAGAAAAGATTAGAACTCAAAAAGGAACAACAGCTCCTGAAGGATATACTAAACTTGCAGATGGGACTTATGCTAAAGGTACTATGCGTGAAGGTGAAGTTAAACCTTTACAACCAAGACAAAAAATAACTAAACAAACTACTAATCCTGCACAATATAAAAAAGATATATGTGCTAAAATAAAAAGTTCTGGATATACCGCTGATCAAGCTGCTCAAATGGGATGGATTGATAAAAGTAGAGTTGGAGAATTTAAAGGTTGTGAAGGTGCAAAAAAATCTGAAGAAGAAGTTGACTTTTTAAAATTAGAAGAAGAACCTGGTACTGAAAGATGTGAATGTACTAGAAAAGATGGTACTACATATGATCCAGGTAAAAATGATGATGATAGTTGTAAAGACTGTGAAGAAGCTATGTCAGTTCAAGAAAATAAAATGTCTTTTAAAGGTCAACAAAAACAACCTGCTGCATGGTGGTTACAGGATACTGTAAATACTATGGGTGCATTTGGTGATATGATGAGAACTAAGAAATATATGCCATGGGAAGCAAGAGTTGATCTTGAAGAACCAAGACCTACATTCTTAGATCCTACAAGAGAGTTAGCTGCACAATCTGAGCAAGCAAATATTGCTTCTCAAGCTGCTGCATCTTTTGCTGGACCTCAAGCTTTAAATGCTAGACTTTCTCAAATACAAGGACAAGGTGCTAGAGGAGCTGCTGATACTTTATCTAAAATAAATAATCAGAATGTAAACATTGCTAATCAGTTTGAAGCTAATCAAGTTGGTGTAAGAAACCAAGAGAATATGTTGAATCAGCAAATGGCAAACAGAGTCTATGACAAAAATGTTGTAGCTAATCAACAATTTGATAATGCTAAAACTGCAGGTAGAGCTAACATGCGTCAAGCATATAATACAGCTCTTACTAATAGAGCTAAGACAGATGCTATGAATCAGTTATATCCTAACTATCAAGTTGATCCAAGTACAGGAGGTATGGTTAATTATACACCAACTGTAAAGAAAGCTGATCCAGGAGCTAAAGAAATGGATGAATTTGAATACATGAATAAACTTAGAAAAAGTGGATTTTCAGATAAAGCTGCTGTTGATGCAATGAAAAGAAAGTTTGGTAGACTTGGTGGTCAAATGTTTGAACATGGAGGATTTGTATACTCAGTTTTTCCTGTAGTATCACTATAAACTTTATAGGTTTATTAAACTTATAAAATTTTAATATATTTACAATATAGATAAAGATAAAATATGGCTACGTATTTACAAGGTGTCACAGATTATATTCCGCAATTTCAGCCTTTTCAGCCTGACTTAAATTTCTTTGGAAATGTAATGCAGACTAAGCAAACTCAGTATGACACAAACTGGAAAGCTTTAAATAAAATGTATGGTCAGTACTATCATGCTGATTTAACAAAGGACAGTAATATTGCAAAGAAAGATAATTACTTAAAACAAATTGAGTTTAACTTACAAAGAGTTTCTCAATTAGATTTATCATTGGAACAAAATGTAGACCAAGCTACTCAGATCTTTAAACCTTTTTATGAGGATAAAGGACTGATGAAAGATATGGCTTATACTAAAAACAATATGAATCAAGTTAGTTATGGGCAATCTTTAAAAAATGCTTACAACCAAGTAGAAAGAGACAGATATTGGAATGAAGGTATTTTGGAATTACAATATAAAAGACAAGAGTTTAAAGAGTCAACTGATGAAGAAGCTATGTCATTTGAAGATACTGACTATACTTCTAATGTAGATGTTATTGGTAAGGCTCAGGAAACTGCTAAGGCTGCAGGTTTATCTATTGAAACTGTTGAGTTTAGTAAAGACGGTAAATTTATTGTAAAAAATAAAAATGGTGAACAGCTTATTGAACCTTTACAAAAGTTATTTGAAGCTAAATTAGGTAGTGATCCAAGTGTACAAGCTAAGTATAAGACATTAGCATATGTAGATAGAAAAAATTATGCAGAGTATAATGCTGCTCAATTCAAAGGTGATAAGAATGCAGCTGAAATGGAATATCTTGAGACTAATTTCAATAGACTTAAAGCTCAAAATATAGCAAGATTCAATGCACTTAAAGCTACATCTGCATCTTATGATGCTAAAATGCAAAATATCAAAAATCAAATTGATAAAGGTCAAGCTTCTCCTGATGCTAAATTAGCCTATGATCAGTATAAGATGAATAAAGATATTAATGATGAAGTACTTGCTAGAGCTGAACAAGAACAAAAAGAGTTGAGCTCAGGACAAAATGCAGCTTCATCTACTGGCTTTATTAATCCCTATGGTGACATTAAATCTTTAAGATACAAAGTTGATAATGCAATGGCTTCTTCATTAATGCAAAAAGATTTAGATGAGGCCGCCAACATCTTTGCATTTAAAGATGCTAAACAAGATATTGATGCTAATCCATATGCTGTTCTTGCAGAAAAACATAAATATAGCATGTCAGAAATTGCTGCTAGAAATGCTGGTTTAGAAAGAGCAGCAGCATTACGTAATGCAGGAGAAAGAAAGAACAAACTTGATGAGTATGGTTTAAAGATTGGTACACATTACCGTGATGAAAAAACAGGAGAAGTAAGACCGGTTTCTGCATTAAATGAAATTTATACTGAGTTTAATGATAAAGGTATTAGTACTGATAAGTATAATATGAAAACAGCTAGTGATCATATTAATAATATACAATCAGAAAATGTTGCAAAACCTTTCTTAAAAAATACTTTGACTTTAATGCAAGATCTTGTAAATAAAGGTCAAATGACTCAAGAAGAAGCAAGTAAAATTTTAAGTTATGGAAAAAATCCAAAAATTTCTATAAATAAGTTTAATGATAAACTTGATAAATATGGTGCTCAGTGGTTACGTACTGAAGTGGGACCTGATGATTTAAAAAATATTCAAAAAAGAATGGATACTTGGATAAGTCAAAATGGTGAATTGTCCGGACTATCTGGAGAAGATTATAAAAGTTATCAAACGTCAGCTCTTAAGTTTGATGACTATGCTAATTATTTAAAAGCAGATATTAAATGGAGAAAAGAAAGTTCTAAAGTTGTTGTTCAAGATTTGTATAGACAAGGTTACAAAAATGCTGAGTTTTTATATGATGAAAAAGGAAACAAAAGAAGTGAAAAAGAATTTACTGCAGCTTTAATAAAAGCTAATAAAATTAAAAAAAGTGACAAGTATAGTCAACCAGATAAAATAAATTTTGCTCCTTTAATGTCATCACAGGCGGTTAATGAAAAAGCTCCAACTAAAGCACAAGTAGATTACAATGAATTAGTAAATGCGGCTGCTGGTGTTTATTCATCTGGTAAAGTTAAAGCTCCAGAAGGTTTTGGTAGACTTGGTAAAATGACAGGTAGTGGATTATCAACAGGTAATGTAATACCTGGTGCAAATACTACATGGGTAAATCCAAAAGCACATGGTACTAAAAGTACTGTATGGGCTGCTGAAAACTTTAGAACTTTAGCTAATATAGATTGGTCAGATGATACAAAAAATAGAGGTTCTCTTACAGGTATTAATAAAGAAAGTTGGAACAATCATGATGCAGAAACAAATGCAAAAGTAAAATCTGTATTTGACTTAATAAAAGCTGAGCTTACAAAACCTAATACTAAGATGGCAAACTTTAGAATGACTGTGTCACCTATTGCTGCAGGTTCATTAAGTAAATCAGCTATTACTGTTTATCCTGATGCTGCGTGGTTAAAAACTTATGTTAAATCTGGTGAAAAAAATACAGGACCCGGAGTTCTTACTACTCAAGATTATAACAATGCTATAAAAAATGGATTCTCTTATATAGTAGACTCAAAAACTTTAGCAACTAATTCAATGTATATGGCTGCATTTCAATCTCCTTTAGAAGCTCATATTAAAGCTAATAAAAAATATGAATATGTAGATCCAAGAAACCCTAATTATAAACTTTCTATAGCTCCAAATAAATTAGGAACTAGTGACTACACAGTTATTATGGGCTACCCTCTTTATAACCCTAACTTAGGTAAATATGAATACAGAAGTGAAAGCTTTAGTACTTCAACATTAGGAGGTAATTTAGAAACAGCTAGAGAAATGGGTGTAAGCGCGCTTGATAGTATGTGGTTGTCAAATAAAAATTTAAATAATGGCAGATATTAATAATGCAGGTTTTAACCCATTAGATTCTTTAGGACCAGAATACGGTAGAATTAATAGACCTATTTTAGATAATAAAGGTTTAGCTCCTTTTGAAGGTGATAAATTAGAAATGCCTAAAATTAATTTTCCTATTACTCCTTACTCAGATGTTCTTGAGTCACCCCAAAGAAATGTTAGAGAACAAGTTGTAGGTAATCCGCCTAATAAACCAGGAGCAAGTAAAGAAAAGTTTGATTTTGACTCTTACAAGAAAGGTATAAGTAATAAACTTAAAGCTGGTTTTGAAAGTTTACAAGATAATAGTACTTATGCTAAAGTATATTCATATGATGCTGGTCCAGATAGCAATGCATTCTATAAAAGATATGCTGCATACGGAGCTGACACATTTGATAAGATTGGATTCTCTCCATTAAGAGATAATGAAGCTTTATTTAATTCTCATACTACATGGTGGGATGATCATAAAAGAATGATGACTAATTCATTCTGGCCTTTATTTGGTAGAGGATTTGTAGCAGGACCTAAAAGTTTAGGTAGAATGCTTACTGGAGATTTTACTGGTACTGACATTGAAGATGCAAGAGCATATAAAGAGGCTGCTGCTATTGGTCAATCTAGTAAAAAAGGATTTGGTGCTTTTGCAAATAATACTATGATGAACTTTGGTTACTCTGCAGGTATTATGTCAGAAGCAATCTTAGAAGAAATTGGAGGAGTATTATTAGCACCTGAAACTTTAGGTGGTAGTTTTTTTGCTGCTACAGCTAATGCTTCTAAAAATGTATTAAAAGCTACTAAAGGATTAGATGTTGCAGAAGATGGTTACAAAGCTGTAAATTCAACTTTGAATGCAATTGATAATGTATCACAAGCAAGAACTTTTTGGCAAAATGCTAATAAGCTTGGTACTTCTGCATTTAGTCCTGTTGGAAGCACAATAAAAGGTTTTCAAGCTGCCAAAGCTGCAGATAACTTAAATAACTTAGGTAAAGCATTTAAAACATTTGGAGGTTTCTATAGAGATGTTCAAAGAATTAATATGGCTTTATCTGAAGCTAGGCTTGAAGGCGGCATGGTTAAAAATGAAGTATATGATAAATTATATAATCAATACTATACTAAGAATAACCGTCCTCCAAGTGATGCTGAACAATATGAAATGATTAAACAATCTGAGAAAGCTTCACTTAATACAGTACTTTGGAATACAGCATTAATTTATGGAAGTAATGCAATTACATTCCCTAATATAATGGGATCTAAAGGAGGTATTAGAAGTTTTATGAAGAACAGTCTTCAAGAATTTGCTACTGTTAAAGGTGGTAAGTTTGGAGATTTAGGAAAGATTGTATATGACAAGGGTCTTAAAAAAGTTGTTTTTGAAAAAAATAATCTTAAGAACTTAGCAAAAAGTTGGTTAAAACAACCAATTTACAAATCTACTATGGGAACTATAGGATACTTTAAAGCTAACTTTGCTGAAGGTATTCAAGAAAACTTACAAGAAGTTATCTCAGGTGCTAATGAAAGATACTATGTAGATAGTTTTAAAAGTCCTGCATTAAGATCACATAATTATTCTAAAGCTGTTGCTAAATATAATGAAGCATCTCAAACTGCTTATTTTGGTGATGAGCTTGGTAAACAATTTACAGCTACGGGTTTTGAAACATTTGCTTCTGGTTTTGCTATGGGTGCATTAGCAACTCCTGTGAATGCTGTGTTTAATAATTTAAGTGTTGGTTATAATAGAATTTTTGATAATAAAGCATATCAAGAGATTAAAGATAAAAAAGAAAAGATTGTAAATTCTTTAGCAGAACAACTTAATTCAATTGATGTTAATGAGTTTTTAAATGCTAGACCTTTTAATTATGCTACACAAGATGTTGTTGCTAGCATAAAACAATACGGGGATAAAAAACAAGCTAATGATGCTCACTTAGATGCATTCATGAGTCAAATGGAAACAATGATTCAGACGGGCACAGTTGATGTCTTTAAAGATAGACTAATGGATTTAACTCAGTTATCTCCTGAAGAATTTGAAGAAGCTATCCCAACAGTACCTAAAGGTGAAGGAGCTGCTTATCAAAATAAAATACCTGACATCATTAAGAAAGCTAAAAAAATAGAAGAAAGATACAAGTACTATAATGAGAAGTTTCCTAATCCGGTAACTTATAATGAGATGCCTCCTAAAGATTCACCAGAATATGAGGATGCAGCTATATTACATAATGCTTGGAATAAAGGTATAGAGAATGCTATATATTTTAATGAAGCATTTGAAGATACTATGAATAGAAAGAAATCTATTATGGAAACATATCTTTCACAAGCTCCATTAAAAGGCATGTCTCAAAGAGATTCTGAAGTTATATTTGACATTAAGAAACTTAGAAATGAACAGACTATTCTTAAAGATGAAATTTCTATTTTAAAAGAATTAAATGATCCTGCATCACAATCTGAACTGCAGTTAAAAGAAAGAAAACTTGAAGCTTTAACTAAGTTAGGAGATAAAACAGCTACCTTAAGTAATTTCTTTAATAGATATGAAAGAGCAGAAGAAGTTAGAAAACAACTTCAAATTGAAAAAGGTGGAGAACCAGTTACAGATGAGGAAGTTGAAAAAACTTTAGATGAAGTATTTGGAGAGTATTCAGAAGAAAATAAAATTAAAACTTTTTCAGAACATGAAGCAGCATATAAAGATTATTTAAAAGCTCTTGCTAATGTAAATGGAGAATATTTATTTGATCAAAATATAGATGAGACTTATGAATTACTAGGACATCATTTTAAATTAGATTCAGAGTCTAGAAACTTAATGAAGTATGTAAACTTATTACATGATCCTAATGGGTTTATAGAAAGTGTTCAGAGAAACCGTGTATGGATGAAAGATCTTTATAAAAGAAGAAGTGACATTTATAAACAAATGGTTGAAGAACAATTTAATTTAGTTATTGATAATACTTTATTAAATCATTTAGCTGATAGAGGTATTTATATTAGTCTTGATGATTTCCAAGATTGGAGATTAACAGGAACACCTCCTTCTGAGTTTTTTGATAATGCTAGAAAAATGGTTATTCCAGAAGGTACAGAGTTATATGATGAGTACTATAAGGAATTTGAAAAAGCTGCTTCATTAAAAAGTCAAGATTCTAGTCTTGTACCAGAATCATTAAATGAAGAACTTAAAAAAGATTTAGAGCAAGCAGATTTAGATATGGAAGCTGAATTAGATTCTATACCTAAAAAAGAAGTTAAGAATGTAATTAAAAATCTTAAACCTGATAGCGGTAAAACTTTAAGCTTAACTAAAATTAATACTGAACTTAATCCAAATGAATATGCCGAAGCTGAATATGGTGGAGACAATCCATTTGTTATTTTTAAGGATGAAGATGGTAATTTAAGATTAGAGAACATTGAGGGTGAGATTATAAAAGATACATCTAAAGTAGCAATTAACTTTAGTGAAGTAACTATCTATACTTTAGTTGAAAGAGCTGATCCAGAATTAGCTAAACCAGTTGTAGAAAAGTATGAAGCCTATAAAAATAAAATTAGAGATGAGTACGCTACTAAGATAGATAATCTTACTAAAGCTGAGGAAGCTCCAATTAATGATTTTGTACCTATTGTTTCAGAAGTAAGCAGTGTTTTTAAATATCCTGCTTTATACAATACTCTATATACTAGCTTTACTGATAAAGTAATTAGTAAATTAGATCCTGCAGATTTAGATTCATTAACTGAAGAACAAGAATTAAACTTATTTAATAAATTCTTACAAACAGATAAAGAAGCTAAAACTGAAATAGAAAACTTTAATAAAAAACAAGTTACAGAAACTGAAGTAAAAGCTTCTCCTGAAAGATCTGATTTTGAATATATTTATCAAGGTAAGAAAAAAAACACAGCAGACTTAAAAACAATAGCTGATTTAAGAAAAGCACAAAGAAGATTTAAGGCTTTAGTTGATGATATTACCAGTATGGAAAATCCAAACACTGAGGATATTACAAATAAAAGTAAATACAGTGTTATTGTTAAAGAATTTGATAAATTAATTCAAGCTAGATCTAAACAAAATTTAACTCCTGAATTAAGAACTGCTTTAGATAAAATAAACAAACTTAAAGAAGCACAAAGTGAAATACAAGTAGCTGATGCGGGTATGCTTATTGATGATGAAGAATATCAAAATGTTGAAACTGCATTAGGTCTTAAGAAAAATAAGGAGCCTTATAAGGTTTATATTGATGCTCAAATTAAAAACTTATTTGAGGGAATTACTCCACCAGTATTTGATACTAATGCTATATCTCAAGAAGCTTTTGATAACTTATTTGGTCCAAAAGGATACATCACTTCTATAAAGAATAGAGTAGATAATGGAGAATTATCTGTTATTGCTCAGGATCTTGCAGTATATGATTCAAATACTAAATTAGCAACTAATATTGATTTGTTATTAGCTGATACTCAAGGTAACTTACTTATTGTAAATACAATAAATGATTCAAAAAGTAATTGGGATGTATTTACTAAAAAGGATAATCCAAATTCTAAGTTAAAAGATGTTAAGTTACTAGCAGTAGCTAAGGCTAATCTTTTAAATAATATGATTGGTGTAGATGCTAAAACATTAGTATTACCAATTGAGATGAGTGTAAGTACAGCTAATGATAAAATCATGATAGCTAATAAACCTACCTCACCTTCATTAACTGCTGTTGATGCTCTTATTACATTAGATAAAAAAGATGTCCAAGATCAGGTGAATAGTATTATTCCAATAGCTAAAAAAGAGACAGTTGAAACAAAAGTTGAAACTGAAAACATTAGCGTAGTTCCTGCTGATGCTGAATCAAGTGATGATACTCAATCTCCAGCTGTTGAGGCAGGAGAGCAAGAAAGAGAAACTAGATTTATAGATGACAGTGTAAGATATGGAGCAAAAGAGTTTAAAGAAAGTTTAGCTAAAGCTGATATTACCACCTTTAATGCTGTTATGGCAGAGCTTAATCTTAAAATTCAAGAAGGTGTTGTAGATGTAAATGATCTTGAGACAATGTCAGAATTAGCAAAAGAAAGATTAGAACAATTAAAACAACCACAAAATGTAAAAATTGTACCTGAATCTTTAACTGCAGATAAACAATTTGTTGCAAAAAGCATTATCTTTACAGAGCCCGGTAATCAAAAAAGTGAAATATTTGCTGAAGAAGATGATACAGTAGTTATTAACTCTGTTAATACTAAAAATAAAACTGTATCTGTTTCAGCATTAGGTAGTTCAAAACAAATGACTATTGGTTTTAATGATATAAATAAACTCTTTACATTAAAAGATTCAATAATGGATGCTACAGAAACACAAGATATGAGCCTATCTACAGAAGATAAAATTAAAATTAATGAGTCAATTGACTTAGCTGATGGGTTTATAACAAATCCTGATAAACTTGGAAAAGTGGAAGGTGAGTCTTCTAGTAAATCACTAGAAGAATTAGATAATGAATTATTGAATGACATAGATTGTTAATATTATGAAAATAACTTGTGCTTTATCTCAATCTCAAATTGAGAAATTATATGCTAATGTTTATGGTTACATGCTTAATAAAGGTAATGATTTTGAGCCTAAACAATACATGATAGATTTATTTGATAAGCTTGCTAAAAAGAAAGATGTAGAAACTGCAGCTAAATTTTTGCAACAAGTACCATCTTTAATTGGTACAGCATCATTTAGACCAGGTCTTGAACAGTTTGAGATTAGTACTGATATACTTAAACCATTAATAAATCAATTTAAAAGAGATGAGAATGGTTTGGTTAATGTAGTTAAATATTTTAATCCAGTATTGGATCCTGAAGTAAAAAAAGAATTAGTTGAGAAAAAAGCTAATGATGCTTTTGATATTATTGAAGTAGATACAAATAGAATTATTACACAAGATTTTGATTTTAAACCTTATTCTGCATTATCTACAACAATGCAACAGTTTATTACTCAAAATCCAAAAGATAAGACAAATGCAAGTGAAACTTTAGATCCTTCAAGAAAAGTTATTTATAATACACTAGATGCAATAAGATCTGTTGTTAATGATAATACAGCTTTTAAAGAAGTAGTTTACCAAGGTAAAGTATTAAAACTAAAACCTGTTAGACTAAATGAAATCAATCCTGTATTATTAGATAAAACAACTAATGCTCTATTAAATAAAGCTGGTGCAATTAATGCTGGTAAAAAAGGTGTAGAATCTGTTACTCCTATAAATGAAATCTTCTTAATGGTTCTTTCAGATAGTAAAGGAGAATTATTATACTTTACAGAAGATGGTAACATTACAACTCAGGATAAAGGTGGTAGATTAGTTTATCAGTTTTTAAGAGATGCTAGAAAAGATGGAAATAATATTATGATAACTGATATGTATGGTTATCAAAATTCTATTTTAGATCCTGCTACTATTGCAAATAAAGCTGGAGTACCTGTTGAAGTTATTGAAGAGCAACAAAATAAAGAATTTAAAGAACTTTATGACTATAGACAAAAGTTAATCAATAATGAAAAAGTTGATTTACTAGATATAGTAAGTGTAAGTAATGGTATTGCAGAATATGCTCCAGATAAATTAAATTTATCTAACATCTCTACAATCTTAAATGATAATGATGCAGCTATAAGAAGTATTGATACAGTTAACTCACCGCGTTCTGGATTTATTGAAGGACAAGCTGTTATAACTATTAAAGGTGTTGAATATGCTGTTGATAGACCTAACATATCTTTAGACCTTATAAATAAAATTGCAACTGTTCTTACAAATAAAGACATTACAAATAAAAAGAAATATAGATTTGTTAGTACATTCTTAGCAGATAAAGCTTCTCCTTCAACAAGAAAACATAATATTACTTATTTACCAAATAGTGATGTTTTACTATTTGAATATTCTGAAACTACTTTTGATGAAGGATATAGTAAAATGAAATCTGTAAACTTAGATAGTCCTACAGCAAAAAATGATATTGTAAAAGCTTTACAGTTTGCTTCTGGTAAAAACGGAAAATACTATACAGCTAAAATGACTATCAGTAATGAAGCACTAGATAAAGGTTATCAAGATTATAATTTGAATACAAATACATTAGATGATAATTATTCAAACTACATTGATCTATTAAAAACATTAGATAATACTAATATTAGTGTAGATCTTAATCCTGCTGGAAGAACTTTTAATAGTTACTTAAGATTTGCTTTACCAAATGAGTTTACAGAACAATTAGCAAATGCTCAAAAAAATACTGATGAGATTGTTAAGGATGACTTATTTGAAACACTTTCTGAACCTGAAGATGAAAAACCTGTTTTTGGAGTTAAAGCAACTAGAGAAAAATTAATCAATGCTTTAGAAAAAAATGAAACAGTTAGTGGTACTATTTCTTTTGTAACAGGAAGTAAATGGTTATTAACAACACCAGAGGGTCAAGTAGTTGAGTTTTTTAATAAAGAAAACAATATAACTAATGAAGATGTAATTAGTACAGCAACTCTTAATTTAATTCCAGAGATTACATTAGATAATAAACCTTTTACTAATGTAATTGAAGTTAAAGTTGGTAATAAATTTATTGGTTATGTAAGAGAAACTGAAGATTTTTCTAAACCAGTAAAACAAAAATCAATTGAGGAAATTGAAGCTGAGATAAATCAAGTTATTGATGGTAAAGGTGAAGCTACACCAGAAGATGATGGAGCAGCAAGTGTGTTCTTTCTTAGAAAAGGAAGTTTACCTGCAGATGTAACAGAGAAACAAATCAAGGATGCTAAGAAATGGTGGACTAATTCTCCATTAAATAAACACATTGGTTTCAAAGAGGTAGCAAATATTGTTAACTCAGATGCTTATGCAAGATTTACTAAATATGGAGCTGTCCTTAATGGAAACTTAGGTATTATAGAACTTGCTGATAAAGGTTCTATGGTAGATGTGTATCATGAAGCATGGCACGGGTTTTCCCAATTATACTTAAGTAAAGCTGAGAAAAAAGCTTTGTATAAAGAGGTACAAAAAAAGATGGGTTCTAAAGCTGACTTCTTTGATATAGAAGAAAACTTAGCTGAAGCTTTCCGTGAATATGTAAGAACAGGGAAAGCTTTGAAAGGTGCTCCTAAGACAAACAGCATTTTCAAAAAGATCCTTAACTTCTTAAGAGAGTTGTTTGGAAAAGGTAGTGTTACTGATGTTACTGATATTAAAAGAGTTAATGAGTTATTTAATGAGCTATACTTAGGTACTGAACTTAATAAGTACACTCCTTCTATTGCTAATGTTATGTTTAATACATTAAATAGAAGCTTGGGTATAATCAAACCAGGTACTGCAGATGAACAAGTTCTTAATAGACAAGACTCTAATAAGTTAAAAGATAGTATGGATTCTATCATATCTGACATTGTAGATAATGAAGCTAAAAGAAGTAATAAGAAATCTGGTACTTTAAGTATATTATTAGACTCAAGAAACAGAGAACCTTTATACATACTAATTAAACAACAACTTAACAACAAATTAGAATTATCTAAAACACAATTACAGGATACTCCAAATAATTTAGAAAATGCTCTTAAGAGAGAGATACTAGAAAATAGAATTAGAATTCTACAAACTGGTTTAGATAATTATGGAGACACTAAAGAAGGTTTAATTGGATACCATGTTGAAAATAGTACATATGACTTAATGAAACAAAAGTATACAGTTCTTGAGTTAGATGAAGAAGGTAATTTATTTGATCCTGCTAATATTAAAAATACAGAAAGATACGGTGATAAAGAAGAAGGTCAAAAATCTTTGATTGAATTAGCAGGTAAAGAAACATTATACATTCTTAAAAGTTTACATAAAGGAAAAATCAATAAGGATACAAACTTAATTGAGTTTACATATGATGATTTAGGTTTTAAACAGTTAGCAGATTTTAGATCTACTTGGAATACTGTAGTTAGAACTATTGGTGGTGTACAAGATCCACAAGAAATGTATGATAGATTAGCTAATGAAGGTGAAACAGATTCTCAATTAAGACAATTAGTACAAACTAAATTAGCTAATCCTAAATTAGTTACAGAAGATATTGCTAAGAATAATCAATATGAATTTAAAGCTACTACTTCTATTTGGCAAGATTTTAGTAAATCTAAGATTCCTTATATTCAGTTAACTATCCGCAAAACAGAAACTGGAGAAAAAGAAGTATATGATTATAATGGTAATCCAATACCAAATAAAAGCTATAAAACTTATGATTATTCAAGTGCTGTTACTGATGCTTCAATTGAAGCATATAATATCATTAGAAAATTTGAAGATAAATTTAAATCTAATCTGGATAATCCATATGTAGAAAGACTTGGTATTGACAATATACCTACATTAAACATTCAACAAGTTGTTAAAGACTTTGGTGTTAATGGTAAACTTAATACTGAAAAATCATTTGCTTTTGCAAGAGCTCTTGGATTTGCATTAGATGATCTTAGTATTATTAAAGGTGTGCTTAATAAAAAAGATAATAAAACTATAGAACAGTTTGGTTTATCATATATATTTGATGTAGTTAAAAAGCTTAGTGATAAGGAAAACTTAGAAAATGTAAGCAGTGCAACTAAAAAAGCTATCTTAAACTTTAGAACTAATCCAATAAATACATTAATGAATGATATCCCAGCAGGGGTAATTGGAAACAGTAAAGTAAATCAAAAAAATAAAGTACTAGAAATAGCAAAATTACAAAGTAGATATGGTTTAGATACTTCTAACAACATGGTATTAAATGCTGAAAGAAATAGAGTATCTGAATTTATTGAGAATAACTCTATATCTAAACAAGTGTCTGCTTTAAATAATGCTTCAAAGCTTTCTGATTTATGGACATCTGATAAGTATCAACATATGGCTTATTTAGATCCTAGAATTAATGCTTATACAAAAAGATTAGGTATAATCAGATCATTATATGATATGTCAAGTGCAGAGCAATTAAAAAGATCTAATAAATCTTTAACATTGTTTATGGACTCAGGAACTCAAATTGCTGATGAAGATGGTGGTTTAAATACTGCTAATTTAGATATTGCTTCTAAAAGACTTCAAGAAATGAATACTATGTTAAAAAGCGGTGTTCAAGAATTCTTAAGACATGCATCTAAATCATCTGCATTTGGTGTTAAGATAGATAGTGGTATTATTGGTTCTCCAGATAAATCAGGATTTGATAATTATCTTTGGGTTGACAGTGATATGTTTGTTGATGGTACTGCTTATGATTATGCATTCTTAACTCACTTTTTACCTTACATTGAAGGGGAAGCAGAAAGAATTTATAAATTTAGAAAGAACAAGACTGAGTATTCTAAATATGCAGGATACAATAGAAAAGTTGAAGGAGGTTTTATGGCTGGAGAAATCTTTACTGCATTTGATGATATTATTGAAGATGATACAAAAAAATTAATTTATAAAGCAATTGATGCTGCTATAGCAAACAATGAATCATTTGACTTAAGAACATACATAAGAACTCAAAATAATCCTTTAGCAACTACATTAAGAAACCAGGTAAGAAGTTATTTTGATAATCAAAGTAAAGTCAATTATAATAATTTACAAGAGTTAAAGTTTATTGATCCGGAGTTGATTGATAAAATGAAAAGTCTTAATACTCCAGAAGATCAGATTGAGAAAAAACTTGTAGAAGTATATACTTATAATTCATGGATTCAAAACTTTGAAACAGCTGTTTTATTTTATGGAGATATAGCACAATATAATCATGCTAAACAAGAACTACATAAAAGAAATACAGGTTCAACTTCTGGAGGACGCGCTTTTAGAACAGATGTTGCTGCAAGAAATTTTGTAAATTCTTTCTTAAGTGAAACTTCTTATGCAAAAAAATATAACAAGCCTACTATAAATTATAATGGTACATACAATACAGCAATTGTACAAGACATAAAAAGAACTTCAGAGTATTTAGGTGAAATTGAAAAAGGATTAACAGATGAGTATACTAAAAGATATGCTACTTCTAAAGATCCTAATAAAGAAGCTGAGATAAAACGTAGAGTTGCAATTGAGATTGCTAAGTATGTAGATATGGAAGAAGGAGATGGTCAAGGTTATATTAGTTTTGATGCATATAGAAATTTAAAATATCTAGAAAATTCATGGTCAAATGATCAAGAGATCTTATTCCAAAAAATTAAAAATGGAGAAGAAGTAAAAGCATCTGACATAAAAGAATTTTTCCCAGTATATAAATTACAAAACTATGGACCTTTAGCAAATAAGGAAATAGGTTTACCTATTACAGCTATGCATAAGTTTGCTTTATTTCCATTAATCCCTAATGTTATTGCAGGATCAGATCTTGAGTCTTTACATTTGCAAATGATTGATAAAAACATTCAATATGTAACATTCCAAACGGGTTCTAAAGTAGGTAGTGTAACTTCTGCAGTTAATAAAGATGGTGATCCTGTAGCTGATGAAATATATGTTGGTGATCAGAAAAAATTAAAAGCTGATATAACTTTTACTCCTAATACAATTTACTTAGAGTATCTTAAAAATGTAACTAATGTACCTAATGCATATAAAAATAAGACTGTATTCTCAACTCAGTTAAGAAAACTTATCTTAAAAGATATGTATAAGGATAAAAAAATCATTAATGATGCTAATGAATCTGCAGTTAAAAGATATGAAAAAGCTGTAGACTCTTATAGCCAGTTATTGAAAATGGAGTTACTACAAGAAGTTGATTATGAATATGATATAGAAACTGGTACTTATAAAGGAAACATCAGTAAGTTTTTAGAAGTAGTAGAAAGAGAATTAGGTAGAAGAAATATACCTGAGCACTTAATTGAATTTATAGGTTTAAATAGAGATACTACAATTAAAACAGATTTATCTTTACACTTAGTAGCAGATCAAATTGAAGCTATCATTACAGGTTTAATTGAAAAAAGATTAATCAAACAAAAAGTTAAAGGTGAGGCTCTAGTACAAGTTGCTAGTTCAATGTCAAATGGGCTTTGGGATACTAAACTTAAAAAAGGTACTAAAGAAGAGATTATGAAGTACTTAGGTACTAATAACTTACCTTTTTATAATAAAGATGCAAACACAGGTAAAACAAATGCAATGAAAGTTGCTATTGCTTTACAAGGTGATTTCTCTAACTTGCTTAAACTTAATGCTTTAGATGGTCAACCGATTGCTACAAGAGCAAGATTAAATGATATGATTAAAGAAGATGCATGGTTAGATATAGCTGATAACAGAAAGTCAGTTACTTTAGCTGCTGTACGTATTCCAGTACAAGGATTAAACTCTATGGAATTTATGGAAGTTTATGAATTCTTAGATCCATCTGCTGGAAATATTATCATTCCTCCAACTGAGATTGTTGCTAAATCAGGAGCTGATTTTGACGTTGATAAATTGACTACATTCATGCCTGCAATTGATTCTTATGGAAATTTTGTAAAAACAGGATTAAGTAATGATGAATTGTCAATGAAGTTAGATGGTGTTGAAAATGAAAATGTAGGTAAAGGCTTAATTAAAAATCAAAAAGCTGCATTAGAAAATGAACTTATCATGGCTATTTCTGGTATCTTAGAATTATCTGATAATTATGCATCACTGGTAAGACCAAATGATACATACTTAATGAAAGATGATATTGCTGATGAATTAGAAAAGTATGTTACTAGTTATGATAGATTCAGTAACTTCAATAGAAAAACTCCAGGTTTCAGTCCAACAAAAACTCTTGAGGTAGGTTATAACTTACATAACCATGAGGTAAACATGATTGGTAAAAGAGTATTAGGTATGTTAGCAATAGAAAATTCATTACATCCAGTTATGAATTCAATTGGTTTATCATTACCTAAAACATATAAAAACTTAGAGTTTGACCAAGATTTAAACAGAAATAAAGAAGGGACTACTGATTTTGAAATGAGATTATTTTTACCTCATAACAAAACAGAAGATGGTAGAATTTCTTTATCAGGTGTAGATACTGTTGATGGACTTGACAACATAGGTGAAATGTTTTCACAAATGATGAATGGTGCTGTGGATGTTGAAAAAAATCCATGGATATTCTTTATACAAGGGAATTATGAAATGATTCCAATGATTACTTTTTTATTAAAAGCCGGAGTCCCAAGAAAACAAGCTATATATTTTGTTTCTAATCCAATTGTAAGAGAGTATGCTAAAGAACAACGTAAACTTAAAAGTGCTTATGCTAAAATTACAGGAACTGTAGAAGAAAATTTTGGTAAAAGTTTTGTTAAATATACAGCTGCAACAAATGCTCTTACTAAATTTGGAGTTTCTCAAGCAGGTAAAAAAATAACTAATAAAACATATTTTAAATCTGTTAATGATGCTGTAGCTAAACAAGGAGTATTAAATGATGAAGGTTTATTTGATGAGACTTCAATGAGAATGCTTATAGAAAATCCCGAAGCTCCTGAATATAAAGATCAAGCAATAGCAATGTTCTTACACTTTTTAGAATTAGAAAAATCTACAAGAGGTTACAATGCATTAAAGTTTGTAGCTAATCCAGATACTAAGACATCTAAAACTTTACAAGAGATTATAAGAAGAAATGTAGCTTTTGATGAAGCTGCTGCATTATCTACTTTAGAGAAAGGTTCTGTAAATGAATTATTAAACTCTGTATTAGGTTCTTTCTATAATAATAAAATCATAGGAGATTTAGTAGCCCCGGTGTTTAAATTAAGAAACAATGATGTAGTTACTGATTATATCTTAGATAGACTTAAAAATAATTCTTCTAGTATAACAAAAGCATTTGGTACAGATCAAGATGGTACAAGAAAGTTTATTACTTCTTTTAAAAATGCTATTCCTAATTATATCTTCCAAAATTACATGTCTAATTTTATAGATGAGTCAGGAGAAATAACTAGTATGCCTAAATACTATAAAGGAATTGAAGTTATTAATAAAGCTGGTGCTAAAGAGGGTGCTGAAATAATTGATAATAAACTTTATATTGATAAGGCAAGATTAGAAAAAGAATATGCTGAAGAGTTATATGCTGCTTCTAATACAAATCCTGGTAACTATAATAGTGAAGGCTTAAGAGGTTTTGGTAATACTATAAACTTATTCAATACAGAATCAGCTTATTTTAAATATGTATTTGAAAGAGCTATTCAAAAAGATTTATACAGTCCAGAATCAGTTAAAGAAGATAAAGACTATTTAAGATTTAATGAGTTTCTTAAAGATGATAAACAAGCTTACTTAGCTTATATTAATCAAAGAGCACTTGTGTATGCATTTAATAGAAAGATTATTACAGGAATGGATAATGATTCTTATACTAACATGCTATTAAACATGATAAATGATTATCCTATTTTAGCAAGTAAATATAATATCATATCTCAATTTACTAAACCTAATGTTAAAGAAAGTGTACTTTCATTAAATGATGTTAGTTCATTAAAAGATGGAGATACTGCTGAAATCTATTATCAAAATCTAAAAGACTTGGCGGATGAGACTGTTAAGAAAGTTTCTGATCCTATAGAAAATAGAAAGATAAGCAAGATGTTTGAAATGTTGCCATTAATTGCAATATATCAACATGGTATTGGTTATAGTAAAAATGGATTTAATGAAGCATTACCTTATGATAATTTCATAGAAGTTATGCAAACAGCTTCTGAAATTTTTATGAATAAGCAATTAAATGAAGCAACATTAAATACTATATTTGATAAACTACTTGCTCAGAACTTTAAAACTTTTAAAGATTATACATCATCTCCGGAGGCATACAATAAACCTACTACACCAACACCAGTAGATATTATGTCTCAAGAAGAAGCAGCGGCTATGTTAGAAGGAAAAGGTCTTAAAGTTACTGAAGAAGTTTCTACTACTCAACCTTCTACTAGTGTTAAAGAAGGTGTGTCAGTATTATTTGAATCTAACCCAGAATTAGCTAATGTTGGAACACCTCAGCAATACTCACAATATCTTGATGGTATATTTCCGGATAGTAAAGTTAAAGATATTGTTTATCACTGGTCTGCAGGTTCACAAATATCTGAACAATTTGGAGATGACTTAGGTAGGGTAAAAGGTATTTGGATAAGTAAAGATCCTAATCAATGGAAAGACATTATTAAAAATAAAAGTAAAAGGCTAGGTATAAATCAAATTAAAAAACATGTTTTAATAATAAATGCAAATAATATTTGGGTTGACTCAACCCTATCTAGTCCTGAAGGAAGTAATTTTCCTAAAGGTTATGATACCATAGCAGCATATGAAGAAGCTGATTTAGCTTATTCTGGAGATTTAAAACCAGAATTTAAAAATATAGAAGGTTTTGAAGCAGTTATAAAATTAAAAAATCAAACTTATGAATTAGGTACTAAACAAGATATAGAAGGATTTAAAAACTTTGTAGCTAATTCTATTCAACCAAGTCAAATTAGTACACAAGGTATTGTTAATAGACCAGATGTAAACTTGAGAGAAAAATACTTTAAAAACTCAGAAGTTAAAAAATTGTCTGAAGTATTAGGAGCTATTAGTAAATCTAATCATCCTCTAAGTACATTAGCTAAACACTTAAATCAGTTTTCTAATATAAATAATGCTGACATAGCTTTAGAAGATGTTGATAATTTTGAAGTAACTGATGGTTTTACTAGTAATGCATACTATGATATCTATTCCAATAGAGTTAGAATAGCAGAGTTTGCTAATGTAAACAATGGTAGTGCAGAAACATTATTGTTACATGAAATCTTACATGCATTATCATATAAAGCTTTAAGAAAAGGTGGTAACTATAATAAAGATTTCCAAAAGTTATATGAACATAGTATTCAACAATTAGGAGCTTTTGATGTATCTGCAAAAACAGGACCTTATGCTAATTATACAATTGATGAATTTTTTGTAGCTTTGTTTACAGATGCTAAGTTCATTAAACAACTTTCAGAACTAGCACCTATTGATGTTAAAAAGTATAGCAACTTATTACAAGAGATTGTTGACCACATCTTAAATTTACTTAAAATAAATAAAGGAGATTCAGTTTATGATCAAGCTTTTGCAGTAGCTACTAACATACTTCAAGAAGAAAGTGACTATGTAAACGCTATGAATATGGCAGCACAAGAGCAAGATAATATAAATTTTGAAATAAATGCTCCTGAAGGTTTGCCTGGAATACCAAGAACATCAACAGATTGTCAATAAAAATTAGTATATTTAAGTATAATTATAATTAGTATTATGCCTTGTGTAAATAAAATAACTCAGTTCATTAACGAACTTATATTTAATGAAGCTAGCCCAGCAATGAATATGTCATTAGCTAATGCTAAAACTCTCATTAAAAATGTTAATAGGAAGTATGGATATGAAGCAGCTAGACTTATCATTGGTGATACTCTAGATGTTACAACATATGCTAGTAAAGATTTGATTGATAAGTTTTATGCTAATGAGCTTGCTTTAGAAATGGCTGAAGCAAGTAAGACTGAAAATGAAGCTAGATCTGCTGAAATAAATAATATTGATTCAGAAGAAGACTTTATTAAAAGACAGTTTGAACAAGCTAGAGATTATGAAATTGCTTCAAAACTAGGAGATAAATATCAAAAAGCATTTGGTATTGACTATAGTATAGTTACACCTGCAGAAGCAGCTTTAATACTAGAGCTTACACCTACACCATATGATCCATCTGTATCTGCATTCTTTTATGCTAATAGAGTTTATTTTATTGAAGGTAATTTTAAGTCTAATACAGTAGTTCATGAGTTTGCTCACCCATTAATTAAAGCAATTGCTTTTCAAAATCCTAAGTTATTTGATAGTTTATATGCTAGATTAACAGGTACTGTGACAGGAAGAGAAGCATTGAATAGAGTTAATGAAAGGTATCCTGAATTAGAAGAAGGTTCTGATAGATACAGAGAAGAAGCTTTAGTGACTGCAATTGAACTAGATGCTGAAATAAAATTATCAGGTATCAAAACTTCAGATACTGCTTTTGATAAGTTTATGGAAAATCTTTTGTTTGCAATTAAAAAAGTTATTCAAGCTCTTACAAAGAAAGTAACCTTAAAAAATTTAAGTAGTCAGACAACAAGAGATCAGTTGGTAGACATGATGCTTAATGAAGACTTTGTTATTCAAGATATAAATTATCAAACAAATATGTTTGCTGAGTTTAGTAAAGATACAGATCAGTTCTTAAAAGAACTTAAAGCTGTTGAACCTAAACAAATCATTAATATCATTAACAAGTTTCATACTGAAATGTCTTTCCAGTTAAATGAGTTAAGAAATTCTCCTAAGAAATTTAAAGAAAGCTTAGGTAAAGATGCTGCAGCAAATATTAGATTGATCAGAGATTATGTTAAAGGATATAAAACTGTAGATGAAGATATAACAGATGATGAATTAAAAGATTTGCTTGATTCATTAGTAGTAGATGAGGCAGATTTAAATGTAAGATCTTTAGCATTCATTAATAGTTTATCTGAGTTAATGTTGTTTGCAAGAAAAATTGAAAAAATATTTAATGATATCAAAGCATCCAAAGAATACTTAACAGAAGAAGGTAATCAAAAAATCCAATACTTTAAACAGTATATGGAAAGAGAGTCTAAGTTCTTAAAAGATGTATTGAATGAGTTAGATATGGACTCTTCTAATAAATTAAGTAAAGAGATTCTATCTATTAAAGAACTTATGGATAGAAATATAGATAAAGCAAAAGTATTATCTTTTAATTATGTTAAAGACTTTATTCTTGCTAATGGTATTTCTATGCAAGAAAATGTAAAGAAAGATTTATCTGATAAAATTGATCTTATACTTAAAGCAGATGGGTTTACTGAAGATGAGATAAATGTATTTAAGGATGATCTATTTCAAAAATTAGATGTAGATAACATTAGAGCTATTTCTGAATCTGATTTTAATTTACCAAGAAAACCAACCAAGTTTGCTAAAAATATAATCAATGAGATTAAACAATACAATAACAATAAAATTACAGAGCAAACAGTAGATGAATATCTAAGAGGGCATGTAAGAGATCTTAGTTTAGCAGGTGCTACATTTACACCAACAGGAAATATTAATGACTTGTTTGGTACATTTGTTAAAGCAATGAAAAATAAAATTTCAGATGCTGAGGTTCTTAGTCAACAAGAACAAATGAAGTTTGTAGAGAACTTAAAACCTTTATTAACTGCTGTTAACTGGAATCCTAATAATACAAATCAACTTGCAGACATGTTATTGTTTGAAGATGAGAAAGGTATTATTGATGAACAAGGTAATGTTACTTCATATCAAGCTTATAGTTATATTGATAAATTTAAGAATTGGGAATTTGCTCAAGCTCAATTAATGGGTAATCTCAAAAAAGCTAAACTGAAAGGTGATAAAGCAGAAATTAAAGCTGCTATGCAAGCAATGAGAGATTTTGAAAGAGATTATAAAATAAGAAGATTTACTGATGAAGTATATGAAGTACAGGATATATGGTTACAATCTAATACAGTATATGATCCTACAACTAAGAAAAATATTACCATTTCTGCAGATATATCTTTAGAAGCATTTAATGAAAGAAAAGCTGCACTAGATGATCTTGCTACTTATAGTAATTCTTCTGAGTTTACTTCATTAGATGACTTACTTGAGTTTACACCTTCAGCAGAGGCAAAAGTAAAGTATAATAACTTATATAATTTGTATGATGCAGATGGTAATTATAAACAAGGAGTTGAATTACAAAAAGTATTAGTTAGAAGATTTTATAGACAAGAGTCAAGAAAGTTTTATGAATCTAATCCTGATACAAAGAAGTTTCAAAATGATTTTGATCACTTTGTAAACAGTGAGTTAGCAAGTTTAGGTATTACTAAAGATGATAATCCTGAAAGATATGAAGCTGAGATTAAAAAATTCTTAGCTAAGAATACAAGAGTGGCTTATACTGATGAGTACTATCAAGAAAAAACTGAGACTTTAGCAGAAATTAATGCTATTAATGAAAAAGCTAAAGGTGCAGAAATATCTAAAAAACTAGCTAGCTTATATGAGCAAAGATACAGTATTACAAATAGAGTAACTGACAAAGACGGTGAACCTAATGGTGCTGAACTTGGTAATGAATCTCTTAATAGATTAAAAGATATTGAAGAAGAGATTATAAAATACAATGCTGAGTTTGATAGAGCTACAGGTTTATCTAAAGATGAAGCTAAAAAATTAAGATATTATGAAGATGAGATAATTGCTTTAGGAAAAGCTTCAGAAATGACTGATGCTCAAAAAGCTGAATATCAATCATTTATAAGTAATAAAACTGCATTTGGTTTATCTGAACAACAAATTGTTTATTTAAGAAGTAGATTTAAAAAATTAGCTGAATTAACATATACAGAACCTACTGATTACTATATTACTACATTTAATGCAATGTTAGGTGACACTGATATAGAACTTATAACTAAAGAAACTGCAGATAGTTGGGTAAATTCAGAAAACCTTAGAGTTGCAAAAGAAGCAAATCCAAAGTTTGCAGAATGGTTTGATAGAAATCATGTTGAGAAAGAAGTATTTAATGAAGGTAAAGCTGTTTATGAAACAGCTAACATTAGAACTAAAGCATGGACAGTATCTAAACCAACTAATCCAAGTCATTATAAAAAAACAACATTAACTGATCCTAGTACAGGTTTAGAAATAGCAGTTGATGGTATTCCTATTGGGAAATATTCATATTCAACAATTAAAAATGAATATAAGACAGGATATGATCCAAAAACTGGTAAAGTTAAATTAGAAGTAGGTAAGCATATTGATAACCGTGGTAACTTTTTACCAAAGGAACAACCATTAGGAGGCCCATTCAGTAAATATATGAATGAGAAGTACTATGAGATGAAGAAAGCTAACTCTGCTGAATTTAAATTATTAGAAGCTATTAAAAAACAAAGATTAATTAACCAAGAAAAGTCTCCATATGCATCAAGATTATATCTTGATTATGCAAGATTTAGAATTAATACTAACCTTGAATATGGTCAATCTGGTAAATTAGCAAGTGATGCAAAAGATAAAGTTGGTGCAGTAAGTGATGCTTTAAAAGCTTCTGTTACTAGAGCAGCTGATGATGTTGAAATTGGACAAGCTAATTTTGATCCTAAGTTTTTATATGTACCAACAGATTTACAAGGTAAGGCTTTACCAAAAGTTCCAGTAGCTGGTTTATATAAAATGAATCTTAATTCTGTTTCTAAAGATGTAATTACTTCAGAGTTAAATTATATGAACTCTTTAGATCTTCAAAAAGTATTGCTTGATACACAATCAACAGCTAATGCAGTAGTTGATGTATTAGGAGATCCTGATAATGCATTAGATAGATTAGATAGAGTAAGTAGTAAATTATCTAGAGCTCAAGACAAAGCTGCAGTATTCTTAAAAAGAGATACTAATAATAAGTTACAATTTGCTAAAGATTTTATTGCCCGTACATGGTATGGTGAAAATGTTAGTGAGTACCAACAAGAAAACCCTATTATTTCTAAGTTAGTTAGAAAATCTATGGGTGCTGCTAGTTTTGCTTTCTATAATTTAAATCCAACATCTACTATTAAGAATAAGGGTGGGATGACCTTTCAAAAATTAATTTTTACTGCTGGAGGCAAACACATTAGTTTTGCGTCAATGGCAAGAGGACAAATTAAAGCTACTAAAGCTGTATTTGAATATGCTACATCTGGTAATTATACAACAGGTATTAAAAGTTTAGATATGCAGTTAATGGATGCATTTGATATGTCTCCAGGTAAAACTAAAAAGGATGCTAAAAAATCTCATACTAATACAGCAATTAAACAATTACTTGATGGAGCATGGATGTATTCAGATAGAAAATTAACTGAGGTACAAGGAGCTCTAGAAATAGGATTCAGTTTAATGGATTGGCAAATGGTAGACCAAGTTCAACCAGACGGTACTGTTAAACAAATAAGATATGTTGATGCATTTGAAACAGGTGATGATGGTATTGCTAAATTAAAAGATGGTATCAATCCTGAGTGGGGAATGAACTATATTGATCATGTTGTAGAAACTGGTGAGACTCTAGAGTCTATTGCTAAAAAATACAATATGACTGTAGAAGAGTTAAAATTAAAAAATAAAATTACTAAAGCAGATACTGTTGAAGAAGGTAAATCTTTAATCATTTCTAGAAACACTAAGTTTAATATGATGAAACTTAGAATGGCTAGTGCTAACAAAAAACTTAATGGTAGTATGTCAGCAATAGATTCTCCAACAGCAGAAAAAAATCTATGGTATGATGTTGTATCATTCTCTAGAAAGTTTGCTACAGGTATGTTCTTATCAAGATTTCAAATGGATACATCTAAAGGAAACTTTGGAGGTAAAGTATGGGATTGGGATTTAGATGAAGCTACTAGAGGTTCTTATATTACTTTCTTACAAAATGGTTATCAGTTAACAAAAAGTGTTGGTAAGTATTGGTCAGTAATGACTAAAGATGAAAAAGCTGCTTTTTATAAAATCATGATGGAAGGAATGCTATTGACTTTATCTACTATAGCAATTACAATGTTATTTGGTTTTGAAGGAGATGATGAAGACAGGTTTAAAAAGTTAAAAGAAAGAGAAGAGAAATATGGTAATGTAGGTTGGTTAGCTAATCATATGCTTTATCAAATCATCATGGTACAAAAAGAAAATAGTACAATGATACCTCTTCCTGGATTAGGAGCTGCAGACTGGTTAGATTTTAGTAGTACTAGTAGTATTGTTATGGGTCCAACATTAGAGTTGTATCAAAAAATATTTATGGATTTAGCTTATATAGTAACAGGTAATGATAAAGCTATTTATAAACAAGAAGTAGGACCTTACTCATGGCAAGAAGAAGGTAATTACAAATTGTGGAATCATTTAGCAAGTATATTTGGAGTATCTGGTAAAAACTACAGTCCAATATGGGCAATTAAGAAAAATGAAGTTTTCACAAATCTTAGAAGTTAAACAATAAATAGTAAACAATGGCAAAGGCAACAACAACAATCAAAATTTACACTAAGCCTAAAGTATCTAGGCCGGGTGTACATGCTAAAACTAAATCTTCTAAAATGAAGAGCTCTAAGAATTATCAAAAGAAATATAATTCACAAGGGAGGTAAGAAAAAAAAAGGGGAACCATTACAGTTCCCCTAATTCTATGTCAAGTAATTGACAAAATAATTTTTTTGTTTCAGCTTCTACAGCTTCTTTTGGCCACTTTTCAATACTGTCATTGTAGTGACTAGTATCAAAACCAATCACCCACCAATCTTTTGGTGCATTAACACCATCTCCAAAATCAAAATATGTAATTCCTCCGTGTACATCTATATCATATAACATATTATGATAATCCATTTTACATGCAGGATGTGTTGGTGGTACAGCTACATAACCATTACCCCAACCTCTACTAACAAATACATTTCCTCTTACTAAATTTGGATAAATATTTTTGTTTTCTTTTTCAATTATATACCAAATCATAGTTTATTCATCTTCTTCACAACATTCACAATCTTCTATCTCTTCAATACCAAAATAGTCATCATGCCAAGTTCTAGCATCATCTTTTGTAGGTCTTTCATAACACCCACAATACATTGATTCAGCACCAGCCATGTATGCTTCTATTAATAGTTTTTTAAGAGTTGCTTTGTTCATGTTTTTCTTGTGTTTCAACTAAATTTTGTATTCTTTTTCTACCCTTTTCTGCAATTGGAATAGGATTACCTTCTTCATCTATATGTACAAAAGTAATTTGTGTTTTTAATACTAAAACCTGCTTCCCTGTATATACATTGTGAGCACGGGCCTCCATATATAAAGTTACAGATGCATTACCTAATCTAGTTGGATAACCATAGATTTTAAGTAATTGACTCTCTCTTGCAGGTTTTTCAAAATTACACTTATCAATAGACACAGTAACCATTCTTGGGGTATCACATAATTGCATAGAGTATCCTGCAGCTGCAGCATCTATCCATGCTAAAAGTTTACCTCCAAATAAATTTCCATGAAAACCTAAATCAGATTTCTTAATTGGGTGTGTATTCAGCAGTTCCATCTTCAATTTCTACTAGTTTATATTTAGATAAATCTATTCCTTGTCTTGTTAATGTTGTAATATTTGCTAAAGCTGTACCGTCACCTTTTGCTAATTGTTCTCCTATGATAACAATAGCTTGCATAAAAGTTGGTGCTGTTTCAGGATCATTATCCCACATCTGTCTTTTTCTCTTATCATTAACTTGAGTCAGTGCATTAATAGCTTCTCTAATTTTAACTTTGACTTTACCTTGTTGATAAACAGTACCTTCTAATTCAAGAGCACAATTTTGTACAACCTGCATTGCAGACAGTAAAGTAACATAAGTTATTAAATCTTGTGAGATTTCTTCAGACATAATTAATCAACTTTAATAAATTTAGTTAAGTCTGGTTTAAAGTAATTGGGACCTTTTAGAATTTTAAGATCATCTCTTAATACAGGTTTACCATCTTCTCCTAACTTACTCATATTACTTGCTTGGATTTCATCAAATACATCTTCTATAATATGTTGCATACCATGTCTTAGGATTGTACCACATAAGATATACAACTGATCTCCCAAAGCATCTGCAATTTCTATTAAAGAATTAGATTCACATCCTTCTAAGTATTCATAGTTTTCTTCAGCCATTAACTTATATCTAAGATCATACTCATCTTTTGTTAAAGGTCTTGGATATGTACCATTATCTTGTCCAAATGCATTATGGAACTTTTCTACTGCTTCAATTTGTTTTTTCATGGGCGTGTTTGTTTTAATAACTGCATTAATTGTTTGTGTAGTAACTCATTTCTTTTTGTTAAGTCTACTATCTTATTAAGATTATCTTTATTTATTAACTTTAATTTTTCAGTTTCTTTACTTAATAAACTGTTTTTATAGTTCATTTTCATAATCACTGCATCTTTTTCAGATTGTTTTAACTTAACAGCTTCTTCTAACTCAACAATATATGCATTCTGTTTACCTAATTCAATTCTTAATGTTTGAATTAATAATTCATCTGGAACTTTTTCTAATCCTGACCATTCTTTATCTTTCATATAACAAAGTTAAAAAAAAAGAGGTAACATATGCTACCCCTTTTATTAGTAAATATTAAAATTCAAATGCTACATCATCATCTTCATCTTCAACAGAAGTAAAGTCTAAATCAAAATTAGCTTCTTCCATTTCTATAACCGGTTCTATAACAGGTTGAATAAGATCTAGATTAGCTTCTTCATATTCTTCTGGTGTTGGTTCTAAGCTTGGTTGAGGATCTACTTCTTCAAAGAAGTTTTCTACTTCAGTTAGTAATATTTCTTCTTCCAAATCTTTCACAGTCTCAGCATCATGTCCAGCACAAGGAGGAACTACTGGTGCTTCAAAAGTATTACCTGCAGCATCAGTATATTGCATTACTTCATCTATCGTAATATTACGATCAATGACCTCTTGTTCATCATTTGCAGCATATCTGATATCTTCATCTATGATATCAGCTTCCATATCAGCAATCTGATCTAACAAACTAACTTGATTAGGATCTGAATAGACAACCGGTACAACTACCTCTTCTACTACAGGAACAACAACAACTGCTGGAGCCTGTGCAAAGTTATTAATACTAGAAATAAAGTAGTGTAATATTCTTTGATCTTCCATCCAAGTCTTAGGATGAGAAATCTGTAAAGCTAAAGTTACATAGTTATAGAATGCCCATAAGGAACCACTCTCTTCAAATACATGAGTAGGCTTATCCATTTGTTGTCTAATTACACTAGCTTGTTCTGTAGTAAGAATTTGATACTCAGCAAATAAAATACCAAGCATTTGAGCTTGTTTTCTTTTAGTCATTGGTACTTGTTTCATTGCTTCTTTATCACTAACTAATTGATCATAATACATTTGAGCATTAGCAATTTGATCAGTAATAGTATTCAATGTTTCTTCATCTGCAGTTCCGGTGTGTTTTCTAGACCAGTTACCCATATCTCCACAAACCATTACGGTTCCTGTTTTATTGATAAAAGCACCAACACCACATTTAAATCTTACTTGTTTGTTATAACTGTTTGTCCAAGCAAACATCATTGATAACTCAGGATCATTATTATAGGTTAATCTATAAATTGCTTGAGCAATATTTCCATCGGCAGTAGCTCTGTACTCCTCATCAGCAATACTAAATCCTGCATTAGTAAGAGCAGTAGCTGACATATCCATAACTGATTCATGACTAATAACAGTATAGCTGTCCCCATGTACGGGAAGAGCTATATCTATTAAACTTGCTTTTGTGCAATCTTGAATTTTCTTTGGCATTTTAAAATAATTTTAATTGGTTATTAATAGGTTCTAAAGACCTAATTTCTTTATAAATATTTTCTAAATAATATTTTTGATTGATTCTATATTCAGAAAATACTTTCTCTTCATAGTCAATCATAATAGTTTGCATCCATTTCCCGGCCTCTACCTGGATTTCTCTGCCATCACTATTATTAGTTTTAATTATTTTAGATCCATTGTCTGATACAAAATATCTTATTGTATGTTGTAAAGGAGTATTAGTATAAGTTCCATCAACAACAGTATGCTGATGAAATGTCCAATCACCTTTAATTTTTACACCACCACAATAATCAAATATGTTTTGGTTCTCAGCTAAATAATCTTCAGGTTTAACACCTTCTACAAAGTATGCATGTATAGCTTTAGGTATAATTAAGAAACTCTTGTTTTTATGAAGAGCTAAATCTTTATACTCAAATCTACCTTTACACTTAGATTTTCCATCTTCAGTAACAGCAATATAGTTATTAACGTCACCTAAGATTATTTTACTATAAGTGTCATGCTCAAGCTGCAGTAATGTTTGTTTTTCCCAGCGCGCACATATCTCCATATACTTATCTACATATTCTCTTGGGATTAAAGTCTCAAGACCATCTGTATTTTGCATAATCGGCATAGCACCCGGAATCTCTTCACAAATCATTTCATATAACATGCTTAGACATAACTGACCATTAATAGTAATTCTCATAGTAAACTCAGGATCATATAGAAAACTATGTTCATCATTACTTAAACCATAAGTTGAATTTAAGATAATCTTATACACATAATTTCTTGGATCAGATTTAGGAATCTTTTTTCTTTCTTCAAAGAACCACTCATATAAATCACAAAAATCTTTTTGTGGTAAGTGTCCTGGTGCCCATTTATTTCTAATAGCTAGATTAGGATAGAAACTGGTAACATCAGAAGTCATAATAACCATGTCTTTATCAGATTCATAAACCTTAGAAGATCTAGCACCATGTATACCACCTAAGCCATAATCTGTTTTCACTCCTTTGTACTGAATAGAATACTTAAATCCTCCTTTAGTCTCACCTGGATAGATGTCTACTTCATTAAACTTCTTTAAAAGATTTTGAAATGTAGCTGTCTTAAATTCAATATAAGGTAGTATAATATCTTTTACTACAATCTTAGGCCTATGAGTTCTCATTTGCTTAAGATGGTATTTTTTAATTCCTGTCTGATTACTTAAGAAATGTAAAAATAATTCTTTAGAAATTCTAGGCTCAGAGGCAGAGAATAAATCAATGTTGTATTCTTCAGTTAAAGTTCTTCTCAAAGCAATCTGATCTTTACTAAACTTCATTATCTGTTTAGTAGACTTAACATCATTAATACAATATGTAATTATCATTGGAATTTGTGAACTCTCAATTTTAGTAGTATGGTGTATGGGCATATCAATGATATTCTTCCAATCCATAGTATACTGAATCCACTTTAATGAACTTCTCTTAGCTGGATTATCCCAGTGATTAAGTTTAAATACATCTACCTGTCTAATTTGGATATCACGGGGTCTAAACTCTAAAAATTCTCCATTGTTTTGTCTATAAATTACTTCTTGTGCTTTTCCATAAATAAATTTAGCTACATCTTCAGCTGTCATATTTAACAGTTCATATGCATTATTTAAGATATATTGTGTTATTTGACTATCAAAGCCTAGACCATTGAAACTTACATGCCATTCATCTTGTACAATATTAGTATCAAGAAAGTTTAGGAATTCTTTTAGATCATTTCTACTTTCATGTATAACAAATACTTCTTGATGTTCAGACTTAATATCCTCAAAGCAGGCTATAAAACAGTTGGATAAGGTCTCGAAATCCATCACCCAATGTGTGCGGTCTCTATTCATTTTTTAAATATTTAATTGCATTTTCTAAACTATGGATGTTGTCTTTAAAATTACCCAAAGCAAGATTGCAGTTATTACATAACAGTCCTCTTACTTTTCCTGTAGTATGACAATGATCAACTGATAATAACTTATCAAGGTCTGTGTCAAGAGTTAAACAAATAGCACACCTATGACCTTGTTCTTCTAACATTTGTAAATAAATATCATGAGTAATATCAATACCATAGGTTTTATTCCATGAGTATACTTTTCTTCTCAAGATATGTTTATGTTTATTTTTTACATAAGCCTTATTAGCAATTGCCTTACATTTATCAGGATTTTTTGCATAATAATCAAGCATATGCTTATTAGAACAGGTTTTACAATGTGAATGTAAACCATCTTTTCTACTTCTATCAGTCCTAAAACACTCATTAGGCTGAGCAATTTTGCATTTTGTACATGTTTTCATGACTATAAAAATACTAATAATTTTTATAATCACAAATAATCCATTACCCAGTGAGTTCTCATGGTACTTTTTTAAATAGTTCTTCAAGTATAGGATCAAGTAATTTCTTAGTATCAATCCAGATTTTTGTTTCAGAAGGCATTTTAGCCTCACAGTTATTACAGTGCTCAACTCTTTCTGAATGTGTAGGACTACAACAAGAACAAGTAATAGGAAATCTAAAATAAGTTATTAATACTGGACCTTCCTTTTTACAATAGCGACACATTCCCCATGGTGCATTTCCCATAATATTGATGTTCAGTTAAGCTGTTCCCCCATTTAGTTAAATAAAAAAAGGAGCAGTTAAACCACTCCTTCTTTATATAGTTGTAGTTTAATTACTTTGTTTTTTCTGCAGGAACTTCTGTTCCTAAAAATTGATTATAGTCAAAAGTCTTTGCATTAATAGCAAATAACTCTACTAAATCTTTAATAGCATCTGCATGCTCAATATAGAATTCTTGAAATACATCAACTTTATGTCTTTCTTCTTTACGGCCTTTTGCACCCATTGCTGGTTGACCATACTCATCTAACTTAGGAAGCATCTGTAAAGAAGTTCTTCTAATTTTAGAAATAATTACAAATACTTTTGTACCTGGATCAAAGATACATTCCACATATGGACATGTTGCATCAATAGGAACCATTCTAAAAGTTTGACTTTCTTGCCATGTAGCTTGTACAAGCATCATTGTTTTTTCACTCATTTTGTTAGTTTTTTTTATAAATATAGTGCAAATTAATCTAGAATTTTTATATTTTCCAAATTTGTTACTTTAATAAGTAGATTTTCTTTTACTGCATCAGGCTTTTCACATAGTTCACTAACTTCTATTAGCAAACTAACCTCTACATTTAATAAAAGAGCATAATCTCCATAGTATTTTTCAGGAAATAAATAACTATTTACATAAACATGATTTGCACTATTATCATTAAAATAATTTAGAATTTTGCGCTTAATTTTTTCATTCATTTTACTATATCTGCCATTAATAAAATGGTCCCAATCAGTTTTTAAATCAGAAAAATCAAATATAAATACACTTGTTGTACTATCAACTTCAATATAATCACAAAGTCTAGTATTTTTCATAAGTACATTGTTTTCAAATTGAATATACTCAGGAGAATTACTAGTATGATATACACAAACAAGTTTAGCATCCTCAGAGGAATACTTATTATCCCAGCTAACATAAGTTTCACTTGGAACTGCATAAGAACCTCTTTTAATATCTAAGAGCGGATACATAAATATCTTAGACTTTTGGAAATATTTCCGGTAAAGCGCATTTAACCCCATAATTTTACAATTTTACATTACCCAATGCTAGGTCATATGGAAGATCATATCTTTTGTTATTATAATGCCATGTAACTTTTTCTATTACATGATCAAAATCAATCTTCCACTTCACTAGTGTTTCTTGAGACACTTGATAAGGATAAACTTGATTGTACTTATCAATTACTATAAAAGTAACTTCAAAGTTGTAGTCCTTAAATGCTGAGAAGTAATGCTTTGCCAGCTGTATATAAATAATGGCTTGAATCCAGTATCTATAATACTCCACAGAATCAGGAAAATCTTGTATAGACTTACCCAGAGTCTTTAAATCATTTATAAAGATAGTTTTTGTATTGTGATCTATAACAACATTGTCAAGCATTCCATGATAGCCAAATGTTTGTTCACTTGGTTCGGCCTTAATAAATAACTCATTAAAAACTTCAATGGTTTTGTCATCTTCATCTTTGTCTAATTGTAACAGTGTTCTAATGTCCTGATTAGCTCTAAGCACTTCTACAGAAATTCTGCATGCTGCTAATGTTGGCTCATCAACTACTGTTTTATCTAAACTAGCTTTGAGGAATTCAAAATAATCAATGTTTTCTTGAGTTAAGATCTTGTCAATTCTTTGTTGATCAGTTTTAAGAGCTTGGTATAAGTTAACTGTAAGAAGTTGTGTAAGTATTTCTTGAGAGTAATCAGACAAATTTAATGAATTATTTCCTAATGTCAAGTGATATCTGAAAATATTATCAATAATTTTTTTTTGGCTATCCGTAGGGATCTTGCCAGGCATTGTTAAAAATTGTTTATCATAGTTCTCTTCCTCAAGTAACAAACAGTGCAGAACACGCCCTGCTACCAGGTGCGCGTCTGTACTGTCCTCTCTTTGGTTGAGCACATAATGATTGTAAAACATTACAGGGGAAAATAATAACTTATTAATCCCACTGTAACTAAAATAAAACTTTTTCTTGTAGAAAACTTCAAGTTCATCAGAACCAGTCAATATCTGGAGTGCCATTTGTGTCTATTTGATTGTTATTTAATTCAGATTCGGAAATTTCAGAAACAGCTTCTGGTTCTAATACATCTGTGTCATCTTCTTCTTCCTCTTCTAAAGTTAATGAAACTTCTATGTCTTCATTATCTACTCCATAAAGTAAATGTGACACTTCTTCCTCACTGGCAACTTCAAAATTGTCTTCAGTTGCAAACTCAGATTCTGGAATTTCTTCTGTTATGTCTTCAATAACTTCTTCAACAGTTAGAATTTCAGATACTGGGTTTACAAAATCTTCTTGTATTCCATAAGTATAGTTACTATTAAGTTCAGCTAAAAGATCTGGAACAACAGAAATAGTTTTTACTGTAAAGAATGTGCTATCTCCTCTATTCTGGATATCTTTAGATGCATAAGTCAATAAGATATCAAGATTATCAGAAGTAAGTTGGCCTTTATCTATTAAAGAGTTTACTACTTTATCAATGTCAGTATCAAGATAGTTTTTATCTTTACCTAAATAACTAATTAAAGACTTAAAGTTGACATGAGTCTTAGTCTTTGAGCTACTAATATTATAAGCATACTTATAAAACAATAACTCTAGATAAATAAGACTTTCTGTATATTTAGAATTAGCCATGATTTCCATAGCAAGAACATGATTATCAGTATCAGAACTATCTAACATTTCAGAAAGATGATCAAACATTACTTTGTCAATCTCAGTAGCATCTTCACCATTCAATACATTAATTACAGAAGATTCATCTAGTATAGTTTTATCTTGTAAAAATTTGTAAAGCTCTTGATACTCTTCTTTGACAATCATTAAGTTTTCACTATAACCAAAAGTCTCATCTTTAATAATTGAGTGCTCACTGTTTATCATTTCTTTTAGATTATAATCAACAGCAATGAGGTCTTCAGTATAAAATTCAAGAGATGTTTCAACCTTTTCTATATCATACTCATCCATTTTTGGTTTAACCAATTCAAAAAATGCTAAAAACTCTTTAATAGGACATTTATACAACCAATTTGTACTAGTCATTTCATTAAGACTTTTCTTTGAACCAAAAAATACAGTTGCTTGATTGAAGTCTCTTACATTTTTAACATTGTGTTCAACACATACATTTTTAAACTTTACTCTAGGTACATTTACATTTGGTAAAAAGAAAATTTTATCTCCTTTAGTTGGTGTATAAGGTATTTTATTCAAAGATAACTCATCTGAAATATCTTGTCCAAAACCTCCTACATGTAATTTAATACTAAATGATACGGTACCAATTTCATTTACATAGTCATATCTTGAGATTCCAGACTTTATTTGTAATATATTCATAATTAAAAATTAAAAAGGGGAGTTTTACCTCCCCTGTTAAACAATTTATTGTACAGCCATTTTGACTACATTAGTATTCATCATCATTTTAGAGAACTTGTTTTTGTTTCCATTAACAATCTCTTTGACCATATAATATCTTAAGTCATTTGTAAATGCATCACAGTCAGTAGTTAACTTAACTAATCTATTAATCATTGCATCCGGTACTGGTTTAGTATCAGCATAAGTCAATGAATAATTAATCAATCTGGTAGCAATAACACTAGAGATATCTGCTCTAAAGTCATCATCTTTACCTACTGCACCTGTTAAAGCTCCCATAACATAAGCTTCATCTTTTGTAAAGGTATCTTCCGGAGATATAATTCTATCTAATTTGTTATTAATAAACATAGTAAACATACTAGAGAAATCAACACCAACTGAACCTTCACCAATCATTTGGATTAACGGAAGATCATCTTCAAACTTAGGAATAGAACTAATACCATTAAAGAAAGTAGTCACAGATCTTGGATTAACTCTTTGAGTTACAAGTTCTGGATTCATCAACATAAAGTTAATACATCTACCATCAATCTTAGCTTGTTCTGCCCATTTAGCCCATACATTTACATCATACTTCAACTCAACAGAAATAAATCTTGTTTTCTGAGCTACATCTAGACTAGTAACATTATAGTCACCATTGTCTGGATTAGTAGTCAAGATAACATGCCAGTTCTTTGGTAACTTCCAAGAAACATATTCTTGTCTATCTAATATTTCCATAGTTGCTTGCATAAAGCGGTGATCAGCTCTAGTATAATCATCTAATACTAAGAAACCACCTTCACCTTTACCTTGAATCCATTCCGGAGCAGCATGAGACATGCGTTTATCTACAATCTTAAAGCCTGCTTTTTGAGCTGCTTGAATCTGTGCTTCATTAATCCATTTAGTTTGCCCTTCAGCATTCTGGATTTGAAATTCTTTTACAGGAAAACCTACTAAATCACCTAATTCTTCTAACTGAGATAAATTAAGTTTTACTACTTGCATGTTTAACTCTTTACCCAACTGCATAATAGCTGAAGTCTTACCAAGACCAGCATCACCTTCAATATTAATAGCCACAGGAACTTTTCCTTCAGTCTGGATATGTTGGTTATTCTTAACCATGTGTTTAATAAAACTTTTTAATTCTTCTACATTTAATTGAACTTGACTCATAATTCTTTTTTTTATAATTCTAACTTAATAACTTTACCCGGAAGATCATTATTCATTTCTGATCTTTCTGATATAACCCATAGGACATTACCTTTAGGTCTAACTGAAGCATCACATTCACCATCTGTAAAATATACTAGACTGGTAAACTCTCTCTGATGTTCATTATAATATTCTAAGACAGGATCAAATTGTGTTCCTCCTCTACCATGAACTTCAAGTTCATTCTTTCCTTTATAAGATTCAATACTACGGATACTAGTATCACACTGTATTATAGTAATATCTACTCCTGCTTTATAAATATGATGTATCTCAGACATAAACTCAGTCAATTCATCATTACTTACAGAACCTGAAGTATCAATAGCTAATAGCATGTGTTGTTTCATCTTTATCTTAAGACCTGGATTGTCAGAGAATCTTCTATTCTCTTTTCTTCTAATCTTTTTAGTATAAACTTTTGAACTAACACCGGTAAATCTTCTGATATATCCGCGCCAATCAAATTTAGCTGCAGTAATTTCATCTAATTTAATAACACCATCAATCTCACCAGGTATAGTACCTCTTTTCTTTATAGTTTGATCTTTAGCATCAGATAAAACTTTTTGCAATTGCTTTTCAATTAACTTTTGCTCAGCTTCAGTAAGATTCTCAAAGTCTTCCCATGTACTATGATCAGGCATTCCATCATTATCTCCTTGATCCATTTGATCACATAGAGCATCAAAATTAGAATCACCTGAAGTACCAGTTTGATCTTTCTTATCCTTAGCTTCTCTTAGCTTATCATAATAATAATTAGCACCTGCTTTAATATCTAGATTTAGATCAGCATAATCTTCTAACATTACACCTCTTGGCGGAAGTTTATCAGCAATTGCTTTTAGTTCCTCTAGTGTAGCATTATTTTCTTTAGCATATTCTAATTCAAGCTGTACAGCTGTTTTAAGAGCATTAAAACCATCAGCTGATAACTCGGCTCCTGGAAGCCATGTTCTATCAATATACTGATTGATTTCCATATCCATAGCAATGTTTGCTAGTCTCTTATCTGAATACTTAAAGTATGTAGTAAGATGACCAAATGCAATATGCAATAATTCATGTTTAAGTAGACCTAGTCTATGTTCTTCACTAAGACTCATCCAAAATGTTTCATTTATACATAACTGATAATTGATACCATTTTTACTTACACCAGCTGTTGGGACTCTTTTGTCATCCCATAGCTTGTTTAACATAATGAGAAAGAACCCGTAATAGGGCTCTTTCAACATTAAATCTTTACATATTTTACTAAGACTTTGTTGTTTAGTCATTTCCTTTTAGTTTAATGGAAACTTCAAATTTCTCAGCTGGATAACCCATCTGACCTAAGAAGCCAATCATATTTTCAGTAAACAATTCCATGAAAAGTTCAATAGATTGATTACTAGCTTTACCTTCTGTCATTGCTGATAGACAAGAACCAGTGCTTAACTCAGCACCTTCTTCTTTAGTAAATTTAGTTACAGCATTTCTAATTGCTATTTCACAAGTAGGACATGCTGTTTCCCATTCTTTTATAGATAACTTACCATATTTATATAATACAATAAGTTCACCTAAATATTTTTCTGTGTCAACTCCTTTAAGAGCTTCAAATGCCACCACAGCATTTTCATTATCTGTAGAACGTAACATGTTCAACAGGTTCTTTGTTTCTTCTTTGCTAAAAATCATATCATTTAATATTTAAAAAGGTAATCAAATCTTGAACTTTTTCCATTATCTCATCTTTAAGTTCATCTGTAAGTGTTTGTAATTCTAAATTGTACAACCACTCATTAAATTCATCTTCTGTCATCAGTCTTCAATTTTAAGTGTTTTAATCATCCATTCTGTGGGTGTATTAATATTATCCACCCATTCTTTTGCACTTGGAATATATCCATTGCAATCTTCTTTTACATGTTGTTCTCCAACATATCTTATGTAGACTCTTTTGCCTACAGAATTTACAAAATAAGTACCAAAAGTTTTTTCACATTCAAATATACCCTCACTATGATGACGGAACATTCTATGTTTACTGTGACCAATCCAGGCCTTTGTAGCATCAAACCATTCATGAATATGCATATATTCTGATGGTTCACCACCCCATTTACGGGCACTGCTTCTACTATGATCATATGGGTGTGACATATTACAAATTTTTAAATTCTTTTTCTAGATCTAATATCTCCAAAGTAATACTGTCATATTCTTTTTTAATTAGATCATCTATACCTTCTTTATCATATAAAGACACTTCATTTTTTCTAGAAAAAGATCCCGTTGAATAATTTACTACTGCTGATATAGAACAAGATTTTAGAGCATTTTCAAGTCCTCTCTGTCTAAATTTAAGAGTATTAATCTTTTCTTGTAATTCTTTAGCTTCTTTAAATTTTAATTCATCCATTATAGTCTAAAGTTTGATTAATTAAATTACCAGCATGAGTATAGTGCTCTGTATTAGTAATATAAACTGAGTTATCAATTGTATATTTACCAGAAGGAACAAGAATAGACAACACACCATAACCTCCATCATTGTTCCACCAATCCTCAATATCACCAAGAATTTTATCATTGGCAAAATCTTCAATATCTGAATAAATTCCACTATCAAGATCACTTAAATTTGGAGCTGCGTCATGTCCATATGTAGGTAATTCTGAAATATAATCAAATGCTATTTCTTCATCTTTATCTAAAGTTTGAGTAGTATACATAATACTGTCAATACATCCTGAATCACCACCACCAGAATATTCTACTCTAATACCGGTCACACCACGGTCAGCCAACTGTAATAGAAGGCCTGTCATATCAATTTCTGTCATAATTTTGCTTTTTGTATAAAATATTTTGCTACTTCAGGAATGTGTTTCTTGTAATAAGGTTGATTATCCTTACACCAAGTTTTTACTTCCTCTTTACTCTTAAATGGCTTTTGCCAAGAGTTATTATTCATAATCATATTAAATGTTGGTTCTAGCTCATCAATAAATGCTTGAACTGTCCAACCTTCCCTGATATGTCTGTCATTACTCATATTATTTTGTTTTAAAAAAGCGTCCCAAGATATTCCCATTAAGGAATCCTTCTTTTTCAAGCACTTCATATTTAAACTGGTGCTTTACTTCTTGATAAGTCAATTCCATTGCTGAGTAGCAAATCATTAGAATTTCCCTTTTAATTACAACACCTGCTTTGTGAGCATCTTTAAGAGTTTTATTACTACTATAGTATTTCATAAAGTCAGGTCTAAGTTCCCGGGTGTATTTCTTTAACCTCTTGTCAGTAGACATAGCCAAAGCTTTCTTACCCATAGGTTTTTTTATATTAGCAAAGAAGTTCTTCTTGCCAATGTATGCAACAGACTTACCATCAATGATAGCAGTCATAATGTAAATGAATCCAATACCTCCTTCTGGAATACAGGAATCATCAAACTCTTTACCTTTATATATCCAACTCATACATATTTTATAGTTAAATGATAAACATCTATTCTTAATCTTAACTCCATGTTCTCTAACTCAAATATTGCAAGCTTTTTATTTAACTCTTCAACTTGTTCTTCAAGAAGTTCATTTTGTTCTCCAAGAGTTTCAATTTGATCTTTTAAATCACCAATTTCAGTATTTACATCTTCTAATTCTCTTTCAATTTTTTCTCTTAGATTATCAAATTCATATCTTGCAGAAGAGATATGATCTTCTAAATCATTCATTGATTTTTCTAAACTCATAATGCTTGTTTTAATAGTGGAAATAATTTATCTCTTACAGCTTCAACACCATAGTCTTTTACAGAATCTGATAGATCTTTAGACATGTCAAGTACTACAAAGTTAAAACCATACTTGTCTTTATATCTCTGAGCAGCTTTTATGCCAGGCTCATCATTATCAAACAGTACAATGATTTTATCATAGTGTGGTATTAGTTTACTCATTACAGATTCTCCAATCATAGTATTTTCACTATCCGGAGCAATACATTCTACATTACTAATACCAAGCTTTCTAAAACACATAAGATCTTTAAGTGATGATGTAATTACTAAGTACTTACAATTATACTGTAATTGATCTATTCCCTGAACATAATTTTGAACTTTAATAAACTTCTTATTTATATTCTTAGGCATGTAGATTTTATACAGTTCACCATCATCTCTAAAATAACCATATAAGAAAGGTTTATTAAATGCAAATGAAGTCATAGAGCTATCTTCTTCTTTTTTCTCCATAGTAAAATATGCCAAAGGTGCCACATTATATGTTGTCAAAAGTGTAGAGCTAATCTTAAAGCTTGTCCAAAAAATAGAATCTAAGTTAGTCCAGTGTCTCATTTCATAATCAACTACTTTGAACTTATCATGGAATTTAAACTCTGTTTTAGGTTGTACATTATGATTTAGAACATAGTCTTGATAATCATTTATTATTTTACTAACAGCATTTCCTCTTTCAGGTAAGTTAAACAATAACTTTACTAATTGTATGTTATCTCCCTGATAACCAGATGAAAAATCCTTAAACTTATAAATCATATTGTTACTATCCATGTAAATAAACATAGATGGTATCTTATCTTTAGAATTAAATGCAGAAAGTATTTTAATATCTTGACCTAAAAGTTTTTCCTTTAAGTTTAAATAATATTCAAAAGGCCATTCTATAGGCACCTGAGAAAGTTTAGATATTATATTCTTAGTTGAAATCATAATCAGATAATTAAAAATTAATGGGGACACCTTATCTGACATCCCCATTAATTAATTAAAATTAATCTAGAGAGAAATCAGAAGATGTTTTAGATGGGATAGATAAATTATCATCATCATCACCAAATTTATTTACTTCTTTTACTTCAGCTTTTTTCAAGTGAAGAGCCTCATTGTAAGTCATTAGTTTATCACCTTCAGTTTCAGTGTAAACATAAGTACCTCTATCAGCTTTTGGTAAATACATATCATAATTAGTATAACCTGTTTTACCAACATACTCTTTACCTGCAATACAGAAATCAAGATAGATATCTTTGTAGACACCACTTTTATTAAATGCACTTACAAAGTCTTCAATAGTATCATGTTTACCATCTTGAGATGTGAACCAATCACTTACTCCTAATGCTTTAGATAAGTTTTGTAAGAAGATTAAAACTGATCTATCTCTTTGGATCTTGATACCAGTTTTAGTCTCACCGTCTGCAAATGCATACTGACTTGCTTTGATTCTACCAATTTGACCAGCATAATGACCTTTACTTGCATCATCTTTGTCAATCATGAAACCTTCAAATCCTTCTAAAGGTTCTGTTTCTACATTTAATATCATGTGTTTTGCACCATCAATAAATGTAAAGTCTTCCAAGACAATACTGTTAATTTTTAAAGTGTGATTACCTGGTGCAATTGTTTTTGCCATTCCTGATCCACCTGTTCCTAAGTCTGTTGTACTTAAAGCCATTTTGTTTTATTTTTTATTTGTTATTATACATAAATTTTGTCCCAGTGAAACTCTAGTTCACCTTTTTCATTCAATTCAGAAACTACAATTTCTTCATTAGTTAAATGCTTTGGTCTTGCACCACAAGTCACTTCTTCACTAGTCTTAAATGATAGAATAGTTTTGTTACCTTTTCTATACATATAACCTATTGCATCTGCATTAGCACAGATTAAAGATTTAATTTTACCTGTCAAATCAATGTTTGCAGCTAATACCATCTCTCCCTTATCATCTATTTGCTTGTCTTTAATGTGACCTGCTAAAATAATATGGGGTGCTAAGGTATCAATAAAATCTAAAACTTGAAAGAAAGCTTGTCTTAAATATAAATATCCTGCACCATTAGGTAATGATAAGACATTGTCTCCATCATAATTTTTACCCATGCTGGTTTGTTTATATAACTTTACGGCAAGAGGACCAACCATATCTTCTAAGGCTGTTACAGTATCAATAGTAACATACTTATATGGTTTACCTGCTTCTTTGATAGCTTTACCAGCTTCAAGTAATTCTTGTAATGAGCTTACTTGAATTTTTAAAGCATCTACATAATTAGAACCTTCTTCTAAATCAATAATAAGATTATTATCTAAACCTGCAAATGCGGTAGTTTTACCAGTTTTTGGCTTAGAATAAATAATTAATCTTTTAGGATTAGTTGATTCTGATTTTACTTTTGTTGTTGGAAGTACTATACTCATTGTTTAGATATTAATGAATTTAACCAAAGTTTATTACTTACTGGTTTTTTCCACATAATTGCAGCAAAATCAGTAATAGTCATATCTGACATAGGAGAATCCTCACCAGTAAGAATATCAGCTATTGAAATAGATGCAGTCTCTTCTTTTTTAGGAAATTCTTCTTCAAAATCAGGGAATAAACTACTCTGTAATTTTGGTAATTCTTCTTCTTTTGTTTTTGTTTCAGCATCTGCTTTTCTCTTTTCATAAAGAGCATGTGTAATCTCAGTTCCATCTTTTAGAACTGCACACATTTCAGATACAGGGACTGTATACAATACATAAGGTTCACCCTTATAATTTGTACCAGTTTTAGTTTCATATTCCTCTACATAGAAAGGATTGTACTTGTACTTAAATAATTGTCTATCCTCTGAAAATGGTATTACATTTGTAACAACATTATTTGCATCAGTAACATTATCATAGAACTCAACATAGATATCTTCTCCTTTACCCACTTCAGATTCAAAAAACTGAACATGTCTACCAAACTTACCTTTTTGGAAAAAGGCTGTTTTGATAATAAAAAATGGGTCCGGGTTACCAATAGCTCTAAAGGTATCCATGTGTTGGACAAAAAATTCTTTTTCTTTTTCTTTTCTTACATTCATAATTGTTTTTTAAATTGACATTTTCTTTGTTGCTTGGGCAGGAGTGTCTATTTCAATAATTCTCATGGTAGTCCTATCTAGTTTAAAGAAACTAATTCTAGTTGTACCATTTCTTGACTTCAAAAAGTGAAACACCAACATGTCCTCATCATTGATAAGAAATCTTTCTGGACCATATTGTCTAATTTTTCTAATTGAAGGTTTGTTAATTCCCATAACTACATCAGCATGTTGCAATAAAGCATCTGAACCATAGATATCTGAATCAAGAATATAATTTCCATATTCACCATCCCGTTGTCTATCTGGTGCATCTATGTTTCTATTTAATTGGCTAAGAACTACAAAAGCAACTGGATATTTCTTTTTCATCATAGTGAGAGCTTCACCTAAGCTATTTAACATCTCAAATTTATCCTTTTGTCCTTTACCTACTCTAAATAGTGCAGAATGATCAATGCCAACAAGTAAGTTAGTATAAGTACCATCTTCTCTTTGGTTTTGCTCCATTTCATAATGAATTGTAGCACACATCTCATCTACTGTACATGCATCATAAACAACATTAATAAAATCACTATTAGTGGTTTTATTATAATAGTCTACACATTTGTAGAATATTTTTTCATCTACGGGATGTCCCCCCTTACTCATAAGAGTATTGTAATCAGCACCTGTATTCAGACTTAATTTTCTTACCCCACTGGTTTCATCAACCATCTCCATCTGGAATTTAAGAACTCTAAATTCTTGGTCAGCATTGTGTTCAATAATATCACTAATCAACTGTTCCATGAATAAAGTTTTCCCAGTACCGGGTCTAGCACCTACTATGGTGATAGTTCTCCATTCTAATCCATCACAAAAAGCATCATTAAATTTGGGCCATGCACTTTTAAGAGATTGTAACTCCCCTTTTCTTCTTGCTTTGATTTTTAAGATAGCTTTTCTTAAAGCATCTCTTTCACTAACAGGCTTTAGCGGCCTGGCTCCATTAAATAAATCTGCCATAATTTAATTGTTTAAAGTCTGGACTTTAGCTTTGTTGTACATATAATGTAGTATACTTATAATAACTTCTATTGCTATATATTGACCTATTGTAACAGTTACAATAAATAAATCAACAATGAAGAAAGCTATAATACTACCTATAATTGCCCAAAAAGTTAAAATCACATTTTTGCTGATTCTCATTATACAATTCTCTCTTTAAAATAATTAGTATCCTCATCCAAAGAATTATTAACTTGATCACAGTATGTTGCTAAATCAGATTCAAAAGATTTATCTATGTTTTGCTTCCTGATAAAATATTGTGCAGTCCTCATAAACTCATAGTTCCTTACACTGTATTCATCAACATACTTTTCTGTGGCTGACAAAATTGTTGGCCAATCATAATCAAAATTCTCAAAGAACCATCTAAAACTAACTTCAAGATTCTTGGCATTTACTCTAGCATATTTTCCAGAGGAGAGTTTCCTATTAGGGAATATTTCTACATACTCCTGGATTTTATCTGTAAAGTCCTGACCTAGTAATAATTGAGAAGTTTTTTTCTTGGTTTTTTTGAAGAAACTATTAATTTCATCTATAAAGATAATACTTTTTGTTGTTAATTTCAAATCTTTGTCAAGCCATTTATCATTTTTTAACTTTGTAACCTCAAGACTTTTACTAACAAAATTATTTGGTACAGTCTTTTCTTTTATACAATGTAATACATAATATGTATTGGGAGTTAAACCCTCTTGTATTAATCTGTTAAATATTTCTGTCATTACCAAATAATTTTAGTGTTGTGTGTTTTTTCAACAAGATTGTTAACTTCATTGAATACATTTTGTGAATCCCAAGTTTTAGAACCTGCATATGCAGCACTAGCTGGATGACTCACATAAAATTTGTAGTTGTTTTCATTTACAGCATCAGACCAAGTCTTAGCTTCTTTACCCATATAAACATAAACTAAGCCGTTTACATTCCAAGTTAAATAATCAAACAAGTAAGCTAAGAAAGGCTGCCATATAGTATAATGTTGTCCTATTTTACTTACTGTAGTTGATAGAGCTGTATTAAGCATAAGTATACCTTGATTTGACCATCTAGTCAGATCAGGATTTAAAGATCCCGGATGTCCTTTGTAAACATGCCTGTTAATTTCTTCAAGCATATACTTAAGACTAGTCTCTGCTACATTAGTATTACCACAACTAAATGCAATACCATCAGCTACTTCAAATTGAGGATAGGGATCTTGTCCAAGAATAACTACTTTAAGTTCATCTATAGGACACTCTTCAAATGCTCTAAACATTTGACTTAACTTAGGTGTAAACCTTTTACCTTCTGATGATAATTTTGCTAATTCTTTAATAATATTATCAAAGTCACTACTATATATAAAGCCTCTAAGTTTTATTGCCCAGCCAGATTTTTCTAGCCTTTGATAAAGTTTATTTTTAATATCTTCAAGATCAAGTTGTTGTTTCATATTTTTTATTAATTTTGTTACAAAGTTATAATTATGGCGGTAAAAGTAAAAGAAATGAAAGATGATGCTATTCTTAGCATTCAGGTAAATAAAGGATATTACCAAATGGTAAAAGCATTATCATTCTATTTATTTATTCAGTTTAAAGGTGATAACAAAGAAGCTTATCTAAAAGAAGCAATTGAAAAAGGTTATGCAGATTTAGATGATTTACAAAAATCATTTTATACTGTTGCTTTATTGCTTGGTGAGATAGAAAAAACTGCAATTGCTGAAGGTTTAGTAGTAGAAAAAGAAATTCTTCAACCGGGAGATGAAGGTTATGTAGAACCTAAGTAAGGTTCATATTATAATTATCTCTTCCTATTGCAATACAAGCTTCAATTGCTAAAGCTAACTCATCTTTGCTACAATCAGCAAATGATTTACATATTTGCGCATGTTCTGCCTCATAGCATAACCCAGATGATTCTTTAATTAATTGTTTCATTTCATTAAAGTTATATCCAGATTCTTTAGCTAATTCTCTTATACATGCATGCACTTTTGCTAGTTGAGCAACTGATGCATTCTCTGATGTTAAGCCAATAAACATCTCAACTTCTTGGCCTTCAGATAATTTATCTAAAAATAATTGATAATTTAACTTGGATTTATCATTAGGATAACTTAACTTTCCATCCTGTTTGATTAGTTTTACAGTAAACATGTTGATTATTTTTTGTATATTAATAATAGATTGATTAAAATATGGCAGATAAAAGTAATAGAGATAAAGATACTGATATAATACTAGAGTATCTTTCTAATTTTCCAAATGCACCATCTCTAACCTTAGCTAGAAAAATATATGCGGAACACCCAACCTTTTATTCTTTTGAAAGGGTGTACAATAAAGTTAGGTATTACAGAGGTCAAATGGGACCAAAGCACAGAAAAAGATTAAAAGATAAAACACATCAACAAGAACTTAAAGTAGAATTTACTATGAAAGAAAAATTCTTACCTGAGTCTTATGCTAGTAAGCGTGATACTTTTGTATTTCCTACGGGAACCAAATCAGTAGGCATCATCGGAGATGTTCATATTCCTTACCAAGATAATGATGCTATAGAAGTAGCATTTGCTAAAATGGAAGAAGAAAAGATTGAATCTTTATTCATCAATGGTGACTTATTAGACTTCTATCAGCTTTCATTTCATGAGAAAGATCCAAGAATGGTTCATTTCAAACAAGAAATAGAAGCAGGAAGACAGTTCTTAGACTATTGTAGATCTAGATTCCCAAGTATCCCAATTTATCTAATTCCGGGTAACCATGAAAATAGATTTGAAAGATACCTTAGAGTTAAAGCATCAGAACTAATAGACATGGATGAATTTAGACTTGATGTCTTATTACATGTTGCAGAATATGGTGTACAATATATTCCATTTAGATCTAAAGTTGTCTTTGGTGACTTCTTAATAGAACATGGAGATAAAATTCCAGGTGCAGGTGGTGTAGTACCAGCCCGTACAGCTCTAATGAAATTAAAAACTAACTGTCTTATCAATCACTTTCACAAAACTAGTTCTAGTATTCAAAGAGTCTATGGACCAGGAGATTCAACAATTATCCGTGGTTATAGCCTTGGATGTTTATGTGAGCTTACTCCTGAGTATTTAGAGATTAATGAATGGAACCATGGTTTTGCTATATTAAAGAAAGTAGGTGGTCAAGTTCAAGTTAATAATTATAAGATAGAAGGTAATCAAATAGTCTAATGTTTTTAGCAATAGAATTTACAGATAAAGATGGTTCTTATATTGAGCATCTTAATGTTACTCATATAACTAGAATATCATTTGTTAATGCAATGAATTCTGATGCAGGAACTAAGATCCATTTAAGAACAGGTGAAGTTTTAACAACACCTGCTCCTATGGATTTAATTTCTCAAAAGATTGATGAGTGCTGGAAATCAGCAGCTACATTAGTTATCTTTAATATTCTTGCTGAAAAGGCTAAACTGCGTTCTGATGCGGACAATGAAGGATCTCTAGAAACTGAATAACTTGTTCTTTATCAGATATTTTGAAGTTAAGTGGCCAGTCTAGGTTATAAATAAACCACTGGTCATCTTTTACTTCATCACTATCTACGGAACTTAATGTTAAATTATCAAATACTTCAAGATTATAATAATGATAATCATATCCATTTTGACTTTCTGAGTCATTGATATCTACTTTGATAAAGCCTAAATCAATTAAATCTTGTTCTGTCATAACTATTTATTAAAAGTTGCTATAAATAATTCTTTAGATAACACAGTATGTGGGTAGTCCTTTACAATTTCACTAAGTCTTACACTTGCTGGACCTATACCCCATTCTCCATGTTCTTCTATTCTTTTCTTTCTCATATTAACTATAGAAAGATACACAAGGTTTAAATTATCAATATCTTTAGACTGCATCATGTTAGACATATTACGCGCTTCATCTTCAGTTATATAATCTAATACTTTCAGTAATTGGATCTCTGCTAATAAAATAAAAGGCCGGTAATCACCAGCCTTTGTACCATGATTATAGAGATGCCATAAATAATGTAAATTTTGATCTACATCTTTAGTCATATAAAAATGTTCTTTAACAATTACATTAACTAAATGTTTAATCTCAGGAATTTTAATGTAAATATCTTTATATTCCATATATAATTCAAAATCTTCACTTTCTAAATATCTATAATAACCTTTTTTACAAAGCATAGCTGCCTGGTTTTCTGTATAACCAGGATACCATTTTGTTAAAAAAGTTTCTATAGGTCTATTTGATAAATGTCTTTTTACTCCATAATTAACTCCCATAAGTTGTTTTAAAATTCTAACTCTTCCTAACCAACTCTTTATCTTATTACTTAAGGAAGTTTATGTATGCTTGAGCTTTTCTTTTAGAATCATATACTATTACATTACCTGTGTCATCTTTGACATCACTCCAGAAAAATAAGAAAGCCTTCTTTCTTACTGTGTACTTGATTAATCCATCATTTTGGATTTCTTCTACTTTGTAGTTTTCTTTTTTTGCATTCATTTTACTCTAGGTTTAAATTATACTCTTCTAATATATCTCTAAGTTTTTCTCTGACTGTCTCATAAGCTGCAGGATCTTCATTATCTGGACAATATTTAATTTTGCCTCTTAGATATTGATCTAAATCCCAAGCCAATGTCTTCCATCTACCAGCATCTAAAGCTGTTCTAGCTTCTTCTGCTTCTTCATTAGAATCAAATGTCAGTGTTATCTTTCCCATTAGTTATATCTTTTAGTTGATTCCATATGGCTTCAGCATTATCACCCCAGTACATTTCACAAGTAAACTTACCATCTTCTATTTTACCAGGAGCTTCTGTAAAATAACTTTGTGCTATAAGACTTTTAGGAGCTGTAAACCTATAACATTTTTCTTTAACCGGACAATCTTGTCCTGAACACATGGATATATCAGCCATAATAAATTATTTTAAAAATTGATAAGCCCTAGTACTTTCATCTAAACTAAAGAAGTAAGTATCTCCACTCATATCTATCATCATATAATCAGATGCTAAGAAACTTGTTAAGAATGCAGCATCATCTTTAATATTATTTTTTACAATAGCCATTTTAAGACCTTCTGTAACTCTACCATAAGTAGTGTATTCAGTTATTCTATCTCCTTTTTTAAAAGTAATAACAAAAGTAGCATCCCCACTGTTCCCAAATTGGTAACCTTCTAACAGACTCAAAAATAAAACTATTTTATTATCTGACTTAGCTAATGATATAGCACCATCATTATCTGGATACTTAAATATAACAGTTCTAAAATCACCATCTTGTTTAAGATAGATATTATCTCCTATTACTGTTGTTTCTTGTGCAAAAGTTGTTAAACTTAATAACAATGTTAATGCAAATATAATCTTTTTCATAATTCTTTAGTTTTTTCTTGTTTATATTCTTTATAATTAATCCAGAAACCAATTGCTACTATGATATTCATACCAAAGGAAGCAATTATTTCCATAACATCTTCATACACAGTGGTCATTAAATGAATATGACCAATAGTCCAGAATGGTATAGCCAAGTTTTGACTAATCCATACTATAGTAAATTTAAGAAAATGTTTCATTATAGTATTGTTCCGCTTTTAATCTTTGTAATGGATTATCTTCAGCAATCCAAGCATCAATAATCTGTTGCTTTTCCATTTCTTTGGCTTGTTGAATTATTTCTATTTGATTTAGAGTTGGATATTTTAACTCAAATAATTGTTCTGCTAACCATTCTACTGCTGTTTGTTTCATTGTTCTTGTTGTTTAGTTATACTTTTCTGTTGTTCAATTGTTATACTTTTATGTTTCATTGTTCTTGTTGTTGATTATATTTTTTCATAAATTCAGTATCTTCACTAGGTAATGACATTCCTAATTCTACGTATTGGTCAACAATATAGGATTCTTCATTACACCAAGTACATCCATGGTGACTCATTCTACTTCCACAATTTTCACATTCTTTCATTGTTCTTTTTGTTTAAAGTAAGTACTCCATTTCTTTTCATGAGATTCTTTGACAACTACAGCATCCAGTATATCCATATTCCCATCTTTTTCAGTAAGCTTTAATAATGTTGAGTGTATTAAGTCTACTGTAACATAATCTACAGCCAAACCAGCCATGTTTAATGCAACTAACATCAAATGCTGTTTTTCTTCATAATCAGATATTTCAACTTTCATACTACTCCTTTTTTAATTCTTCTTCAAGTAAAAATTTATAATGTAAAGGCAAATACATGCTAAATGTATCAAACATATCCATAACTTCTTTTTTACTATACATTCTTTCAGCTTGATATTTAACACCTTCTATAAAAGCATCAACTTGTTCAAGATCATATATTGAATCACCATATCTCCTTTTAGCTTCTTTAATATGTTCTTCCATCTTATTTCTTTTTAAATTGTTCAAGCCATTGTTTAAAATTTTTCCAAGTAAAATAATATTCTTGATGAAGCATACTTCCTCTCATATAACCCTTTTTACCTGCTTCAAAAGATAATTTCATATCTTCCTCACTATACACCCTTTCTTCATACCGTATAGTACCATAAATAGTTGTTTTTTGTTTAGGCTCTTCTTTTGGAATGATGATTTTGTAATTATCAAACCAATGATTTTGGTATATATTTCCTGATTCATAAGGTAGTTTATAAGGTTCATTTAAAACATCAACCTTCTCACAACTCGGATTCTTAACAAACCATTCTAAGAAATCATCATCAATAGCCTGTACACTATCTTTGATTAAATCTTGGTCTGTTGTTAGGATGATTCTTTTGCAGAAATGTGGATTTGGCTTAAAGGTATGTTTGGTTATAATATGAACATCTCCTACTGGGTCTCTATGATAAAAAGCCCCACTATTAAATATAGAACTATCGTAAGGTAATTTTTCATCAGAAGTGATGTAGATATTTTGGGCATGTAATTCATTAGCCTCTTTATCTAATACTAATTCACCATTAATAGTGTTTATCCACAATCTACTTGGCTTATCTGTTGGTATTACATGTATGTTTTTCATATCAAATCTTTTAAAAGGTTATGTTTTCTAGTTCTATGTCTTTTCATAGTTTCATTCCATTCTTTACCTCCTTTATAATAAACTTTAGAACCTCCACGGGCAGCTCTATTCTCTAAATCCCTTTCTTTTTTCTTAGGGTCTTGTATAAAAGTTATAAGTCTTCTGGAAACTTTAAACATAGCAGCTATTTTTCTTTGACTAAGTCCTTGTTGAGTCCAATATAAAACCATTTCTCTTTGACAAGGTAATAGTTTAACTCTTTTATCTAAAAAAGGAGAATCAAGCTTTAACTTTTCAGTTTTATAAGGCATTATATCTTTTTAAGTATTAAACATCCTTCTGAGTCTAGTTTAGGCTTATCTCCAGGTATACAAACACCTTTTTTGTCTATACCATCACAGTTAGGATCAAGACATTCCATCTCAATCTCAACTTCAATTTCTGTTGGTTGTTGGAGGGATTGGATAATTTGATTTCCTTCTTGAAAATCTAAGTCTTGATGATAAGGATAACCTCTTATAAAAGAATCTGCTAATTTATGTAAAGATTTTAGAAGATCTTTCTCACTAAACTTTTTATCTTCTAACAACTCTAAAGCTTTTTTGAACCCTTCAATATATGAAGAACTGAACCCGTAGAAGTTACCTACTTTTGAAGTAAATTCTTTACTTAATTCAGCATTTGCATAATTAACAGCCAACTCTTCCAAGTCATACCCACGTTCAATTGCTTGACAGTTTTTAATAGATAGCTTTTGAAACCAATCAAGTGATGATGCAATTTTAGAATCATCTTCACCGTATAAATCCCACCTATTTAATCTTTTTACTAATTTGCCTTTCATATTATTCTAAGTTATTTATTAAAATGGATTAAGAAGCTTATTTTCCTTTTAATTGTAGGATACTCACTTAATAACCATAAAACTAAGTCATCTTGTTCTGAATCATCAATATGGAACTCTCCATAAGTATTTAACTTGTGTCCTTGTAACACTTCATTTTGTTGTAAATGCTCAGGAATCTCTGATAATTTAATTACTGCTTTTGTTATATATTTCATACTACTTCTTTTTTTTAACTAAAGGATTAGCTTTTTCTAAACAATCATTACATACCCAAACTCCAATCTCTTGCATTTCAGATTTAACTTTATCTAAATGACAATAGTAACAATTCTTTTTTACTTCTTTTTCCATCTTAGTTTGTTTTTGTTTCAACAAGTTCAATTAGTTTGTCAAGACATTCAAGTTCTGCTTCTTCATAAGTATCAAAGTCAACTATATGTTCCCAATAATTTACGGACTCAGGGTGTTTTAAAAAACCTATTTTATTATTACCGTATGAATATCTGTGAACTACTTTACCTTTAAATCTATCATATCTAGATTGTATGAAAGAAGGGATCTCATACTCCTCTCTAAACCATCTAAATGCTTGTTGGAATGTTGGTCTTGATGTCCAATTTAAAAATGAAGTATTATAGTCCCAACCCTCTATTGTTAAAACATCAGAAAGCATAGGCTTATTTTCGCCATAATAAGTTAAGCATCTTTCTTTAAATCCAAGTGCTTTGAGCTTTGAAGCCTGCTCATAAGGTATAAATTCTTTTTCCATTTTATTTTGATTTATTTATTCTTTTACCTACATTATATCCTGCCCAAAACCAAAGTATAAAGCCTATATGTGATAATATTAATACCATCTTATTCTGATTTAAGATTTATATACTCTGTACAGCGCATAGATTCCAAAAAGAGTAAGACATATTATTGCTACTAATTTGGTCATTTGAATTATATCTTCCATTTTATTCTGATTTATAGATTAATTTTTCTAATATAAACAACTCTACCTCTACCTACATTTAACTTTTGTAAAACATCCTCTTCACTGTGTGCCCATAATGTAGTTGTTGTGTACTCTACTTCTATAGGCATTGTGTATGATAACCCTCCAAGTGATGTCCAATATTTTATTTCATACTTCATCTTATTCTGATTTAGTTTTGTTGTATAAATGTTCTAGATACTCTTTCTTTTCTGGATTATCTACATTACTCCAATCAACTAATTGTTCTTCTGTAGTTGCTTTAGCCGTTTGAATATATCCAGGTAAACTGTTATTCTCTTCTACTGCAGTAGCTACAATCATAGCAATTATAATAACACCAAAGTACCATTTGTATAATTCAATCTCCTTCTTCATTATTAGTTCCTGTAAAGTTTGGCAATTCTTTTTTGTTCTTGCTCTCTCTTCTCAAAATCCTCTCTAAGACAATTTTTGAAGTTTCTTTCAGTGAGCTCAATCTTTTTGATCTCTTCTGGATCCTCAATATCAAGTAAGATATTTTTTCTTTTTTCTTTTTCATACAATTCCCAGTTATAAATTTCCATTTGTTTCATTTCAGACATTTCTCCAATAGTTAAACCTTCTGGTATGCCATCATTAGCTTCCATGACCTGCATGTAGACTTCTTTCATTCTTCCCATTCTAAACCTTTTTTAATTAATTCTCTAATTGCAGTATGCATATACATATCATTTTTATCAGCATACATCTTTACTTGGCCATATAACATTTGATCCAAACTTAACATGACTTTGCTTCTTTGCTTAAGCTTAGATTTTATATTAGGTTCAGGAAAAGTAAATGGAAATAACTTTTGTACTTCTGTAGTATTCTTAATGAATGTACCATCTTGCAATAACAACAAGAAATAAGGAATCTTTTTAGATATGTTTATTGTACTTCTATCAATTTTAAATATAAAACCTAACTCATCTTCAGTTAAATTAAACTTATAAAACATTAAGGCTAGTAAATAGTTTCTATTATCTAAGTAGTTTCTTTTTCTTGTTTTCTTGATTATAAACACATTGGTTAAATAATCCCGGACATCTGTTTCTGTATAACTCATAAGAAAAACGGAAATAATAGCCCTTTAAATTCAGATACTAAGGCCCCAATAGTAATTGTATTTAAGAAGCTATGATCATGAGACCATAACCACATAAAATACAATGTCATTATTTGAGACAGCACAACATATAGCCATACTGCTCCTATAAACATTTTTTCCATAAAATTTGATTTTTAATTAGACAGCTAGTTCTTCTTCAATTAACTCTTCTTCCTCTACTGCATTTTCTAATGATTGATCTATTAAGATACCAAATCTATCAGCATCATAATACTCATAAGGAAAAGAATTTTTAGATAAAGATACTTCTTTAAGAAGATATCCAAACTTACCTGCTTGGATACCCATTTTTACTGTTTCAGTAACAGTATAGATAGTGCCTTCCTTAATCCACTCATTTTGAGGAATCTTAACTGGCTTTTTAGTATCATTAATGCATATGACTTTCATGTTCTTCTACAGTAACTTTAAGTCCCAAAGATACTAAATCTTCACTTATAGTTTGCATATCATACCATGAACCATTTTTTATATGACATTTACCGTTACTATGTGTAATTAATGCACACTGCTCAGCTTGAATAGGATCATGATTACATAATTTAATCAAGCAAGCCATAACATAAGGAAAATCATTTATGTCATCATTGTGCATTATAAGTTTGTGTGTATCAGATATATCCATATAACTAATATAATAAATTATAATGTAATGTTAAAGTTTTTCCAGAGTATTTTACTTTGGTCAAATCCTTCTAGAGCATCTTTTACCCATTTTTCATCTACAGTGTCTTTATAACATAAAATGTGGATAATAGCTTTATCATCAGGATTTAATCTGAGAAGCCGCCCGATGCGCTGACTGGCCTTACGCTCATTACCATAAGCATGCATGATAATACCTTGTTTTAAATCTGGTATGTTTATACCTTCATTTAACTGCAGAACAGTTGAAAGTTTATTAATCTTACCATTTTTAAATAAATCTAAGTTTACCTCAGATTGGGTATTATTACTATGATAACTATAATTACATAGTTTATCAGCTTGATCTTGAGTATTAGCAAACAGAATACATTTACTTTGGATGTCTTCAAATAATTTTTTAGCATAGTGCTCTTTACTTGGATACTCCATCATAGCTTTCATTCTCATAACTCTCATAATATGTACTGGACCAGAACCTGTTTCTAGTCTATTACACCAGTAACTATAGTTCTGAACTTCAGATGTCATAAATGATCTGTTCTTCATATTAACTGGAAAGTTCTTCTGATTACTTAAGTAAAGCTCATGTACAATGATTTGATAATCATTTAAGATACCGTTCTCAATAGCTTCATCTGCTTTAAAAGTATATGCTACAGGACAGAATTCATGTACTAACTTACCTTTTTCTGAATCTTTATATCTAGGTGGAGTACCCGTTAAACCTAGTACTTTACCTTTATATAATTGCAAAAATCCCCGGTGACTATCAAGTAATGAATGACATTCATCTAGACATACAATATCAAAGTCTTTTGGATCTTTCTTATTCAGACTTAAGTAAGTAGTAAATACTATTCTACCTAATAAATGATGCATATTAAACTTTTCAGCATCATCTTTCCATGACTGAAATATTGCTTTTTTAGGAGCAACTACCAGTATTCTCATTAGTGGTGTACTGTTTCTCTCAATATAGTTTAGGCCAACAAGGGTCTTACCGACCCCTGTGCCTAAACAGATTGAACTTCTTTGTTTACTATCAGTAGCAGCTAATGCTTCTAGTTGTATGTCTTGTCTGTCCATGTTAAATTAAATTGAATACATTCTTTTGAATAAATTTATTAGCATAAGAAGGATCTGACATAACTTTAATTGTTTTAATGTGCTCCTCAATATTTGCTAATGTTTTCTTATGATCATATGTAGGATAAGCTTGAATAAATACAGTTAAGAATTGTTTCTTAACCCATCTATCAGCAACTCCAATCTTAATAAATAGATCACTAAATGCTTTACACATTTCTTGAGCTTTAGGATTAGTTACTCTAAACTCTCCATTTTTAATCTTAGCACTAGCAGCAGAAACACTATTATATGAATTATTATTATTACAAATTGCTGCAATCATTAAAGATTCTAAATTATATAACCCCATATACTCACTAAGTTTAACATAATCAGGACTATAAAATGAAAATGCATGAATGTAATCTTTTAACTGCCAAGACTTAGATGAATTGTTATAATAAGCCATTTTTCTAATAAGGTCTTCTTTGTCAATTACTTCAACATACTCATATCTTACCGGAATTTGTTCTCTTCTACAACAATCTAATAAATGATCACCATCTATTACATATGTTAATTTTGATCCTGTAAAGAAATCTACTTTACAACAAATAACTTGTCTTGTGTTCCCTAATACGCGAACACTTTCTACTAATTCTTGTGTATGCTTAGACAATGTTGGTCTTTGCATTGGTAATCTGTTAAACATATTATAATTTGTTGTAACAGGAATTTTAATAAAATCATTTTTCATAATCAGAATTTTTAATCAGTTAATAAATTATTTTAACCAGCCCAATGTTCTGGCTTCTGCAGGATTATTGTGAATATGGTTATGACAGCTCCTGCAAACTGCTAACCATGTACTTTGAATCAAATAAAAGGCTTCTCTGTTTGAACCGGCATATTTATGATGCACATCACTGGCACCATTCATACAACCGGTTACAGAGACCTGACATACTGGATTTTCATTTAGAAATCTTTCTCTTAATTTAAGATACTCAACATCTTTCTTTTTTCTTTTAGAAGAAACCAGAGGGATTTTATAATCAGTTGGTTTCTGTGAACTGTCTGTATCAATGGCTTTTTGGCAACTCCAACAATACTTGCAATACTTGAATCCCTCATGGTTCTTCCAGATCATAGATGGTTTTTGACATCCATCACACATTTTAAGTTTACTTTTTATCATTTCTCAATCTTGGTAACTGGTTTTGAGGTCCATCTAAACTTAAAAAGTTTTTAGGTAACACTCCTTCAGCAATAAAGATAGTAATAATTTGAGACTTTTCAATACCTAAATCTTTAAAGTTTAATTTATTGATTAAAGCATCATCTGTCTCAGTTTCAGCAAGTAAAGCTTGAGTAATAGGACTCTTTGGAAACAAAGTTTCAAATATAAAGTTAGTATAACTTATAGTTGTTTGTTGTTTAAGTTTATTGATAACTACTTGAGCTTTCTTATAAACATTAATAACTCTTTGTTTCTTTTTACTACACATGGTAGTTAATTCATCTTGTGTAAGAGCACTTAGTCCATACAATGCTCTCTTATACAAATAGTTTTGATACTGATTGTATCTGTCTTGTTGATAGCTAGTCACAGTTTGTGACCGCATCTGATAATTTCTTATCTCTTCTTTTAACTTTTCCATAATATACAATAAAATAATAAATAAAAAATGAGAGAGATTTACACCCCTCTCACTATGTGTTTAGTCTTATAATGTAAAATCATTACTTGGCTTCATAGCAGAAGCAGTAACTTGTTGCGTATTATAAGCATTTCTTAATTCTTCAATATTATCATGTTGAATGGTAACATCAGCAGCATTAGCAGCACTGTTATATACAGTTTTACGGTAAATTGGTTGATCTTCAAATGTACATACAATACCAGTTTTACCTGCAATTTTTAAATCTCTATCAGGATTCTTTGTATTAAATGGAGTCAAAGACTCTTTAATAACAATTTTACCATCAAGCATTTGACCTGCATAATAACCCATTTCTTTTAAGATACCAATTGGTGCTTGTATTAAAGAACCTAATGTTTGTCTTCTTAAGAAACCATTATCATCAATAACAGTACGTACTTGTTGTAATCTAACATAACCCCATTCAGGATTGTTTGCAGATGGATAAATAACTGCACCAGTAGCAGCATCAGCCGCTATAAATACTTTAGAGTTCATAACTAAATAAATTAAATAAATAAATAAGTGAATTGTGAGCAGATTACTCTACTTTAGTTGCTCAAGCTATAAGTAAGGGATATCCTATAAGGATTTATATTTCAGTTTGATCTGAAAGATCTATAATATCATCAAATGGTTCATCATCTGATATAATATTGTCAACATTTTCATCATCAGCTAAATAGTCAAAGTCATAATACTTATCTTTTTTAGTCTTAATGATTGCTGAGTCTGTAAAGGGATTAATAATATGGTCGCCAAACTCTTGAGACACCATATATTGTATGTCTTGGTCTGTAAGCTCAAGGAATTGATCTACAGATAAGTATATTACTTTTCCGTTTGGTAACTGATATAGCATTGTTTAAAATCCATATTACACTATAAATATATACCTAATATTTTACTTGTGTTAATTAAGATTATAAATTCTTGTACTATATAGCTAATACAATAAAAAGGGGACATAAGCCCCCTTGTTATTTTTGTTAGGAAAAGCATATCCAGAGATATACTGCATTAAATTTCCTTAATTACTTCTAGTTCATCAGCTTGCACAAAAGAAGTATCTATCTTATCATTACCACTAGCATCTACACTAGTATATTGAATGTGGTAATTGTTATAATCATGATAACCTCTGAATTCTTTTACAGTTACAACAACATTTCCGTTCTCATCACCATATTTGGCTCTAATAGCATCTTTGTTGCAACTATAACCCAAATTATTGACACTGATTTTACAAAGAGTACCTGTTGGAATAATATCAGGTAGTTTATCACCAAGCATTAACTTAAAAAATCTATTTATTGCATTATTACTTTGACACAGCATAGGAACTAGTAATTTTACAAACTCTTCTGCGTTAGGATCTTTAATAATCTTGGTTAATGCTTTTGCTATATCAGTTTCATCATATGTTACACTTATTCTCATGTGTTTAATCTTTTGTAGTCTCTAATTTTAGCTAACAAAGATTCATTAAATGTTGTGAACCATTGTTGACCACCAATTCTATTACCAATTATAGGTATTTCATCTGTTTCAGGATGTGTAGTTTTAGCACCTGTTTGTACTAATTCTCCTTCTTGATCAATGATATCAGCACTAAAGTCAAACCCTAGTGCTGAATCAATTACATTATCTTTCATCATAATCCAATTAAATTAGCTAGTGCAGAAAGTTCTTTTGAATGATTAATCTTTCTTTCAAAAATAATTACACACACTATGACTTCATTAACATGTTTACACTTTGCAACAATCTCTTCATAAGATTTAGATAGATTACTATGATTCTTAAAACTAGCTAATGTAAGCTCAATCAATTCATCTCTTCTTTCATCTGTAATACCAAAATTAGTATACAAGTTGTCTGTGCTATCTTCAATAATAGCTACCTTCAATTCATTAGAAGGCTTTAATTCTTTTTTTCTCTTGAATAGTTTTCCTAACATAATTCTAAGTTTTAAATAAATAAATAAACAAATGCTGTCTGTTCCAGCTGTCTTAGAAGTGCAGACAGGATTCGAACCTGTAACCAGTTTTAACAACTAGTAAGTTACCTCTGTATTTCTACATTCAACTGCTGTATACCAATTCCGCCACTGCACTATAATATACCCTGTCACTCCAAGTATGTGAATGTTAGATTTTACTTCCTTTCTACCTATGGCTAAGGCATCTACACTGAAGACTATAGATAACATCTCTCTACAAACAACTCCATCTTGGTATAGATTCTAACAATGTGACTAATATTCACCTTTAATACCTATTATACTGAGGATTGCTATTTGTTTGCTTCAAGCAGGGTAATATTTTACTTACAATTAGCACAAATTACTGGTACACCCGCAGGCTTACCATTCTTTGGCATTGTCATAAGTTTTGCTTCATCTTCTTGAAGATAAACTTTTTCTCCTGGTTCTAAGTGTGCTCCACATACTGCACATGTTTTACCAAGATTTTTAAATCCATTTGCAATATCATTAGCAAGAGTTTTATGTACATGTGCCATTACTCTTCAGTTTCAGAATTAAACTTAGATTCAATTACACGCTCAATCATACTAACATGATATATAGCATCAAGTGCAGTGATTTTACCTGTTGTAACTTCAACTTGAATTAAATCATTAACAGATGTATCAACTAATTCTTTAACTAAATTAAATAAAGCTTCATTCTTTTTTTGTGCTACTTCAGCTTTTTGGAACAATTGTTCATTTCCATGATGCAACTTGAAATTCTTTGCACATAAGCTATCATAAGCTTCTCTAAGTTCTTCAAATGCTTGTTTATAGTAAGCAGCATTTTTTACTGTTTTTTTAGGTACTGTTGTAACCACTTTTTTAGGTCTACCTACTTTTCTCTTTTCCATATGTCTGGTTTTTATAAATTACAAAATTTCTGATATTACTATGTAAACTACTAGTAATATTGCTACTGCTACAAATATAACTGCAGCACATCTGATTGGTCTCATTGATCTTTCATAGTTAATTTCATTATCAATGTGCATAATCTCAACCATAAGATCATTCTTATACATTTCTGCAGTCATAGGATCTGCTCCTATATCATGAACCATACTTAAATCAATCTTTCTCAGCTTCTTTTTCTCTTCTAGAGCTATAATCTTTTTTCTAAACATTTAACATAATTTAACAATTAGTAATTTCTTGTTTAACTTCTTCCCAATATTCATATTCTAAAGTTAATTGATTTAAAACATCTAATATCTCATCAACTACTATTAATGCACATTTTTTTCCAGCTTCATATCCTATTTCACAGGTAGTATATTTTGCACCTGCATATTCTTGATATTGATAGGTTTGTTTACGCATTTTATAAAACAATTCTTTTGCTTTTTCTTTTGGTGTCATAATTATAATAATTTAAGCAAGAAAAGCTCCAATCGGGAGCCTTTCTATATATCCATTAGGATACTGTACATCATAAGTATAATCAAAGAACACTTTAATAATCTTAACCACTTCAATTCTCTTAGTAATACTAAATGAAGGTGTGATAGCTATATACTGTCCTTCTTGCATACTAGTTATATCTATGTGATTTTCTCATCTGTCTTTGATTGTATTTCTGTGCCTTAGCATAGTTACAACCGTGTGATGTAGTTCCACAAGATGACATAAATAATGCCATAATAAACACAACAATCATTGTGTATAAATAGTACATACCTACTGATGCACCGCGTGTTTGATCTGAATTTCTCATTTCTTTTGATTTAAAATAGATTGCCCATAGACTAATGCCATAAGCAATCCCGTGATTAATAATGTGTCCATTACTTTCTAAATAAAGGATAACGGAGATTTATAACAAATATCATAGATGATAGTAGTAAGCCTACTATTGAGAACACATAAGCCTCAAAAGTCTCAGCTACAATAAGTTCAAATGTACATACAGCACACATGATAGTAATTAATAGATTAAATACATGATTCATAGTTCATAGTTTTAAGTAGTTTATTTATTTGTACATATATCCCCAATAGTGAGCTTTATTGTAGTTAAATTTAGGAACATTATAATTTTGCCAAGTTAATTCTTCTTCAACTTCTTCTGTATATAGTAAATCAAATTCTTTTGCAATCCATATTAAATAATGTATGTATTCATGACTTCTTTCATTAAGCATTTCTTCAATTGTAATGCCTTTAAATTTACCAAACTTGAATGAGCTTTGCATACCTAGTATTGGTTTCTTTTTTATTTCTTTATTCATAAGATATAGTTTTAAGAGATTAATAATTTATATTTAGGGCTAATGCCTTATTCCGGAAGATGGCTTTATGTTACTCTTATAGGATATAACACTAATGATAAGACTAATAGTAATAGTAATACTAACAGTAGTGTATATAGACATAGTATTAGCTATATACTAATAAGTATATAAGCATATTAACTAAATCTGTTACTGAGGCTAATGGCATAGATATGAGGATAGTTTTTCACTCAATCATCCTGTAACCCTTATGTACACTGCATTTCCGTAAACTTCACTACAGTCTTAGCAAGCATTAAACAGATGTTGTAAGCATCTATTTACATACTATGATTATACTTTAAACATACTCCTTATATACTGTTTATTTGTAAACATTTGCTACATACAACAGCAAATGTACCCTAAACACCCATATTTTTAAACTAGCACATTTTGTAACTAACTGATTATCAGAACAAAAGTGCGGTTGCTCCACCGTGTGGAGACAAAATATTTGCTATGGACAACAGTATGTGTATTCTTGAGAACAATAATAGTTTAAAGTTGTATGAGGATGCCGCAGGCTATCAAAAAAAACAACACACTCCGTAGAGTGTGTGTTAATCTTAAACAGTAATGTTGCTGAACAAGTGTGCAAAATCTGCTACTGTAGCAATCTTAGCATCTGTACCGTTCAACAATGTGATCCAAACAGTGTCTCCATCTGCTTGTAACTCAGCTTGGTAAGTAGCACCAACAGTCAAACCGTTCTGTACACTTTTCTCCCAAACTTTAGCAAACCAAACTGTACCGTTAATGTCAACAGTGCAAGTACGGAACTTAGTACCGTTAGTGTTTTCCTTTACTGCATTACCTACAGTTTTTAATACGCAAGATGTTTTTTGAGTTTCCATAATAATTTGTTTTAATGGATTAATAAATATAAATATCCAAAACAGTATAAAGCTGTATAAGAGAGGCTGCCGAAGGCTACTATGGAAAAAAAAGAGGAACTTAATCCTCTTTGTCTTCATCATACTCAAATGTACCTGTTTCAATGTACTCTAATATCTCTGCTTTAAAAGCAAAGTCTACTACCTTACCATCCTCAAAGAATAGAGCATAAGTTTGTCTACCTTCTACTTTGTCTTGTGGTACAATAGTTCCTGATACTAAGTACCAAATAAAAATAATTGTTTTCATATTATATAGTTTAAAATTTAATAATAGTATAATGCTGTATTTGCCGTAGGCTATAATGGATAATAAAAGAGGATGTTAATCCTCTAATAGTATCATCTTGTTCTTGTGCTTAACCTGCCACTCTAGTGCAAGGCTATTGCGGTAATCCTTAATGTCTTTAGGATCTAATTCTTTTAAAGCAACAAGCACCTTATGGTCTACCTTTGTTTTGAGAAGTATCATAATACCTTCAATTTCTTCAATCATGTTCTGTACAATCATATCACTATAGTTTAATTAATACTAAGAATAGTATGAAGCTGTAGAGAATAAGATGCCGTAGGCAAGAATGTTTCTCCTGGTAAATAAAACACCAAACATATTCTGGTATGCAAATCCTCTCTGTAAAACAATGGGGGGTACCCAGTCCCTGGGTTGGGGGTGGGGTGTGTTCTATAGGGACCCACCTCTAGCCCTCATATACTATAGTTCTATTTACCCTTCACAATCCCTAACATACTATAATCCCATATCCCGTAATTCCCCATCTAGCCATACCCCTGGGGCACATGAACTTAGATAATAGACCGGGGATAATCTGTAACAAATTTATGCTATATTTGTCACAAACTTATACTATATTTGTGACATAATTATTTAGTATGATAGTAACACCAGAACTTAATGTTATATCTATAGAAGAAGAGCTAGCCTTGTTAGAGTCTCTGGCACAAGCTGAAAAAGATAGTAAGTTATCTAATGATAGAACTCTAGTAAGATATGGTAATTCTATTTATAGTAATGAGAAGTTAGATCCTATTCCTGAGTATCTACTAGATCTATGTTATAGGTTGATAGATAAAAAAATACTAGATGCTTTACCAGAAGATATAACAGTTAACACTTATTATCCAGGAAACAAGATGGTTCCGCATATAGATAATGTAGATGCTGGACCTGTAATAACTGTGCTTAGTTTGTTATCAGATGCAAAACTTATTTTGACATATGGAACAAAAAGAGAAGTTATAACTTTACCAGCAAGATCTATTATACAGCTTAAAGGTGTATACAGAACACATTGGAAACACAGCATAGAAAAACTAGAACACAAAAGAATATCAATAGTATTTAGACAATTAGGAAAAAAAATTTAAAATTATTTAGTATGGCACATATAGAACATAACTTCTTTCCTCTTAAAGTATTTGTAAGAAATGAATACATGTATCAACATACTAAAGGTCAAGGAGAATTAACACCGGGGGTAATTATATCAGTAAGATGTATGCCGGGGCAAGCAGCATTATTTCAGGTATTGTTAGAAAATGGTGTACTTAGAGATAAGTTACCAAGTCATGCGTTACTACATGAAGAACAGATGCCGCAACCAGATCTACCATTTCACTACTTACAGATATGGAATTGCTTCTCTTATAACTTTACTCTACTACACTTGTCATATTTGTACGACACTAGGGTAGAAGTCTACATGAAAGATCACAAGTTCTACCCGGGTAGTTATTATGCTACTATCAATTGGGGGTCTAATGATCACAACACAGATCTATCTTTAGCAGAAGATCCATTAGAACATAAGAGTCATCACATCATTTTACTTGACAATGGTCAAATAGCATTACAACCTAACAACAGAATTAAGTGGTCTGAACCTAGCTTTGTAACTAAACCATTTCCTGAAAAACCAGATTACTTAGTTAACAAAGACTACTATAATTGTGAAGGATTTGAAAAATGGAGTACAGAAGATTCAGAAAGAATGTTCTATGACAATGAATAATTTAAGGGTATAACCATAAAATAAAACTATATTAACCTGATAAATTAAATATTTTACTTATCTTTGTAAGGTTAAAACCTTAATATATGATATATTTAATTTCACATGAATATCAGTTTGTAAAAATTGGTTACACAAAAAATATAAATAAAAGACTTAAACAATTACAAACTTCAAGTCCTGTTAAATTAGAAGTACTTCATCTTATAGATGGAAATGTAACTTTAGAAAAAGAATTACATCTTTTATTTAAAGATTTAAGAACTAGTGGTGAATGGTTTAAGTTTGACAATTCAATACTAGAATACTTTATAGATAAAGAATGTTTACTATGGCAATATGGTTTTACATCAGAAGAAAAAATTCCTATTACAGGATTAATAAAACATGAAAGACTTAATTGTAATATGTCACTCAATACACTTAGTGAAATGTATGGTTGTAGTACTCAATCTATGCATGAAATAGAAAGAAGAGAAATGCAAGGTTCATTAACTATTGGTATATTATATAAAATTGCTAGATTGTTTAATAAAAAATTTGAATATAGATTTGTTTAGGTATAACCTTAAATAAAATTTACAATATAGTACTATTATGTAAAGTATATTTGGTATAATATGTAAAGTATAGCATGCATTTGTAAGTTATATTTGGTGTTATGCATATTATAATATATATTTGTAGTATAAGACGGGAGACAAGCTAATAGGATAAAACCGTTAGGATGCCTATTACAAGTTCTCCCTAAAGAAAGTAAAAACAACTGGCTCACTAGACAACTTAACATTGTGAAGGAGGGAATGCAGGGTGGTTAAGCATCCGTGGCATCGGGTAGACTACTGTAGAGATAAGTCTATAACAAGAGAAGGTAGGTGGGAGCTCTTGTTTTTATACCCGTATTAATAAGTATACGGTAAAAATTATTAATTTTGCAGTATATAGGGTATTAAATAGTAGATTATGAAAAAAGTATTATTATTAGCATTAGTGATTTTCTTAACTGGATGCAAGAAAGATGAGTACACATTACCATGTACTTGCAAGGCAATGTATCTATGGGAGAGAAGGTACAAGGACTCTATTGATGTTCAAAGTGACCCGGGTTGGTGGAATGGTGATGGATATGACAACACAAGACCTAGGTATGTTTATACATATCATTGGGACACTGTATCAAGTCCTATCTATAATAACACGGCAGACTATCCATTCTACTGTAAAGATACATTCCCATTGGGATATTGGATAGATACTGTGAATGAATTTAATATTTATAGCTACAGTAGAAAGAGATTATTTTGTATAGATTAATACCTACCACGCTTCTGGGTTGGGGTGTCACCCAGCCGAGCGTACCAGGGTAGGTCTTTTGCAAGACCTGTGTATTTCATTACATAGGCTCAGTACCATGCATGCATCCCGTAAGATCTGCTGCTTGGTCTCTCCGTTATTGGGAAAGCAGAAATGTATAACCACTAACACACCCAGGTAAGTCTCTCTGATCAAGAATTGCTGCCTGGGTTTTTTATATCATAAATAATTTATATATTTGTATTGATGAAAATTTTTGCTACGGTTAGGTAAGAAAGATCCTTAGAAAATATTCTAGGGATTTTTGTTTGTAAATAAAAAAAGTTTATATTTGTATAAAATAAGGTACAGTGGCTGAGTGGTCTAAAGCAACAGTCTGCAAAACTGTAAAGCCATAGGTTCGAATCCTATCTGTACCTCAAACTAAAAACCAAATAAGTATGTCAGAAAAAACAACAATTCTAGCTATCCATATCCATAAGGATCAAGGAGTAGAAATTGAAGTAGCCTTAGAGAAAGGTGAAATGAATGCAATCACTTTGATTGGAATTCTAGAGCAAATTAAGTTTGATATGTTAAAAGATCAAATGTTTAAAAACATTGAGAAGAAAGAAGCTCAATATGATGCCTAAGTTTATGCCAAAGTTCTATAGAAAAAAACCTGTAGTCATTCAAGCAAAACAATGGACAGGTGACAACTTAACTGAGATGTTAGGTTTTTGTGAAAGATGCTTTAGCAAAGGTGAGGTAAACAATTTAGTTGTTGTAACTCTAGAAGGGGATATGACAGCTACAGTAGGAGATTATATTATCAGAGGTGTTAAGGGTGAGTTTTATCCTTGCCGGGAAGATATATTTAAATTAACATATGAAACAGTTGTATAATGGAAGAGAACACAAATGTAAATGAAGCTGCAGAAGAAACAGTAGGCTTTAAAGAAACAAAGATTTTATCTTTTGGTGAGTTATTAGTAGGTATTGAATTCAACCCTTCTAATGATGACAAGGTAGCTAAAGTAAAAAGCCTGATGGCTGAAGTTGCTAATATCATGTTAGAATCATATGAAGAAAACGGAAAATCTCCGATTAAGAGTTTGTTATTTGACCATGCAGTAGGAGAACTAGTAAGTGCACAAATGGCAGCAGTAAAAGTAGTAACATTTAAAAATTAAATTATGTCAGAATTTAAAGTATTAAGAGGCCGTACAATCTTAGTTGATGTACCAGTAAGAAAAGAATCATCTATCCAGTTATCTGAAAAAGATGAAGAACACATTATGCAAGAAACAATTAAGTTGTGGAACAAGTTGAATGTGTATGCAGTAGGAGACAAAGTTGAAGATGTAAAAGTTGGAGATAAAGTGTATGTCCGTACATCTGCATTAAACTTAGAAACAGTTGAAAGACTAGAAGTTGGTGGTACAATGAAGTTTGTACTTAGTGAAATGGATGTTGTAATAATTTGGTAATCATGGATACTAATCATGAAGACTTTCCATATGTAATGACAAGTTCAGCAGAACATGATTTGGTATGTAACCAGTACAATGAAAGAAAAGGTATTGCAGAAAATCCTACAAGACCTAATCATTATGGTGGAGCTGGTAATGTATATGAAGTGTTTAACGTACTGGAAGCGTGGGGTTTAGATAAAGACTTCTATCTTGGTAATGTAATTAAGTATGTAGCTAGAGCTGGTAAAAAAAATAAATCTAAAGAAAAAGAAGATTTAGAAAAAGCTTTAGTATATTTACAAAAAAGAATTGACTCACTATGATAATTATTAAAGCAATAGGATGGTTTATAGCAGTGATACTAGTAATTACTCTTTGGGCAGCTTCAATAAGTTTAACTAAGCCTGTCTATAATCCACAAAAACATATGTGGGAAGAAGATTCAGAAGCAAGATTTATGAGCAATGTTGCTATAGCTTTAATCATCATTGTTGCTTTTACAGTTGGTTATCTATGTGCATAAAAGTATTCTAGTATTTGTTACCTCATTCAGCTAGAAAATTTAATCCTCAGTTTACAGGCTGAGGATTTTTTTATTTCAAATATTTTTTGTATATTATACTGTATACAAAAACATTAGCAATGGATATTTTAAATTTTATTTCTTGGATAAAGGGTGGCAGAGTTGTTACTTCAGTTGATCCTACACAAACATTATTACCTGTTGGGTTAAAAGATAACCGTAGAGATGATGGTTATTTAGCTGGAGCAATTACAGTTGAAGACTTTGCAGCACAACTTAGTCCGTATAAAGTATATACAGCTATATTAAGTCAATCAGGAACAAGTAATCCATCAGATACTATATTAATGAATACTATTGATGTAAATTTATCTTGGGAATATTTATCAACTGGACAATATAGATTATCATTACCATCTTTTCCAAGTAATGGTCCTTTTATTGTTGGTAAAACATTTGTATTTATTGGAAGTGGTAAAAATAATAATGTTCCCTTGTACGCAAATAATAATACAGCTATGGGGGTTCTTCAAAATAATGCTATAATTGTTAGAAATTTTGATACTTCATTTGTACAACAAGATAATTTTGAAAATGTATCAATAGAAATAAGAGTTTACTCATAACAAATAATAAACAAATAAAATCATGGATATTTTAAATTTTATTAGTTGGATCAAAGGAGGTAGACAAGTTACTACTGTTGATCCATCTAAAACTCTTTTACCAGTAGGTCTTAAAGACAATAGAAGAGATGATAGTTACTTAACTGGAGCAATCACTGTTCAAGATTTTGCAAATCAATTTGGTCCAGGACCAGCAGGACCTGCAGGACCAATAGGTTTAACAGGTGCTACAGGCGCAAATGGTTTACCTGGACCAGTAGGACCAGCTGGATTAACATGGCAAGGTGCATGGGTATCAGGTAATTCTTATGTTGCAGATGATGCAGTAGGTTTTGGCGGAGCTTCTTACTTTTGTATTAATCCAACATCAGGTACAACTAATCCAAGTTTAGATACAGCAAATTGGGCATTATTAGCTTCTCAAGGAGCAATAGGACCACAAGGAGTTCAAGGAGTACCCGGACCTAATATTTCAGGATTTAAAGCTATTGGTGCAATTCCAGAAGGATCTGTTGTAACAGGAGGTATTGCATTAACACCATATATTTCAGGAAGTATTTTAGTTCCTGCAAACACACTTGCTACAAACAGTGTTCTTCAAACATCATGGGGTGTATATCGTACAGGTTCAGATGTAGTTCAATCTCAAATTTGGGTTAATACTTCTAATTCATTAGTAGGTGCTACAAGAATTGCTACTGGTGCTAATCAATCAGCAGATGGAGGATGGTTTAGAAATGAAAGAGATTTTCAAAAAGTTGGTAATAAAATATATGGTTATAATTTTCTTCAGCAAAATGCAAATGATATTACATTTACAAGTAACATTAGAAATGAAGTAACAATTAATCCTACTGTAGATTTATATATTATTTTTGCTGTATTATTAGGAACACCTGCTGAACAAGCAACAATTAATAGAGTACGTATAACAGAACATTCATAATTTAAATTAAAGATATGTTAAACAATTTAACTAACTATCCTGATCTAATTAGATTAAAAGCTATTGTGGATGTACCACAAGACACTGATTTAATTACATTAGGTGTAAGAAATCCAAACTATGATGGTAATTATAGACCAGCATTAAACACATACCGTGATTTTGCAGATTCTATTTTAGCACAAGTTGTACCAGGTGTTGCAGATGTAAATGCTGCATACACACTATATGTAGATTTAGTATATGGTAATAATGCTACTGCAGAAGTTGGTTCATTAGTTAATACTTATAAAACTATTGCTGCTGCTACAGCTGCTGCTGTTGCATTAGGATCAAGTATTCCAATCATAATTCATTTGAGACCAGGTCAATATAATGAAGGTATTGTATTTAGAGATAGAATTTATTATTATGCAGAAAATGGTGTAGTATTTTATACATCTGGAGCAAGTGATTCTGTTTCTGATCAACAAGCAGTATCTGGATTATTTGGATATGCTCAGTTTACAGGATCGGCATCTATTACTTTAAACTATGGTTGTAATTTAACAATTGAATTTGATAAAACAGATAATGCAACAACTAATGGATTTTTTCAAATTGTAAACGGAAATGCATTATACTTTCCTAAAATTAATATTAGTTGTAATAGTTTAAAAACAACAGCAGCTAATGCAAATGGTTGCCGTATTAGAGGACAAGTAGATATTAACTTAAATGTTAAAGAATTTATTAGATCCCCTTATAGTGTAATTGATGTAAGAGGTCAAGGATCTGTTACAGGATATACTGGAAAATCAAATATTACATGTCCTACAATAGTTATAGAAGAAGGTGGTCAATTTGGTAACAATGCTTCTTATAAGCAATGTTTAGTTACTTATGCAGTAGCAGCAACTTCTATAATTACTATTAATGGTAACTTATATAATGAAGTAACTACGGCTACTTTTTTAGGATCTAATAGTGGATGTATTTCTGATTGGACAACATCTAATGGGTACACATTAAGACTTAATGGTAATATTTATGCAGGAACTCAAAGAGCAATATTAAACAATAGTGGTTCTAAACAATTTGTTGAAGGAAATATTAGTACTACTTCTATTGTTGCATCTGTTAGTGCAGGTAGTACACAGATTAAAAATTCTACAATTGTAAGAGGAGATAGTACAGATGCTAATGCAATTATTGGAGTAGGTGCTGCAAATTTATATTTAAATAGTTGTACTATTTATAATGGAGATGCTGCAGGTGGATTTAATACAATTAGTTTAATTTCAGCTTCATCAAGAGTTTATGCTAATAATGTAGTTGGTCAACATGCTAATGCATCAGATTTCTTTATGTCAGGTGTTGCAGGTTCAAGTGCAGGTATGATTAATGTACAAGCTACAAGAGCAAATAACTCTATCACAAGTTTATATACAGCAACAGGATTTACTCAAGAGGCAAATATAATAGTGCCACAATACATATAATTATGACTACATTTATTTCAGCAGGTCAATCAGATATCACAATTGAATTAGTATTAGTTACTAAAACAGTTGATAATGAGACAATTAACTATACAGTTACTAAAGATACTTTATCTACAGAAGATCAAAAAACATATGCAGATTTTGTAAATGTTTTTGCAGCAAATACTACAACTATAATTAATAATACAGATGATGTAGAAATGAGTAGAATGACATCAGAAATCATTAATGAAGATGTAGTAACTCTTGATTACACTACACTATCTGATAAGGATAAAGAAATTTATAATAACTTTTTATTACTAAGTTAATAAATTTAAACAATAACTAGAAGACCTTAGATTTAAACATCTAAGGTTTTTTGGTTTATAAGATATTTTTTTGTATATTATATTATAAACTTATATATGTATAGCCATGTTAAATAACTTAACAAATCTTTATAATCTTATAAAAACCAGACAGATATTAAAAGCTCCTGTTAACAATGCTTTGGTAACTCTTGGAGTACAAGATTCTCAATATGATGGTGGATATAAACCAATGGCTATTACTACAGAAGATTTTTTATCTGAGTGTGTACAATCTGTTACAGGTTTAAACACAGATAATACAGATCCTCAAAATCCTATTGTTAAAGTTTCAGTTGATAATAGTTCTATTACAGGATTAGGTACTCCGGCAAGCCCTCTTGTAGCAAATATACCAGACACATTAAATTATGGTTTATTTACACAAACTGTATCAAGTACTCCTATTACAAATACAATTGTTGAATCTAGTTTAATTGGTACAGGAGTAGGAAGTTTATCAGTTCCAGCAAATGCATTTCAAGTTGGAGATTCATTTCATGCAAAATTAATTGGCCATTTATCATGTAATGGTTCAGCTACACTTAGACTTAGAGTAAAATCAGGAACTGTCCTTTTAGCTGATACTGGTGTAATTAATATGGAAGCAGCTACTAATAAACATTGGGAAATAAATATATATTTTACAGTAAGAACATTAGGAGCAGTTGGTGTAGCGTCAATAGCATCTGGAGGTATATTTTCTTATACTAAGAACTCTGGGACTAATTTTGAAGGAACTAATTTTAGTATTATAAATAATACAACTTTTAATACAACAGTTAGTAATACATTAATTGTTACAGCTGAATGGGGTGCAGCAAATGCAGCTGACTCCATATATTCTGAAATATTTACATTATCAAAAACTTATTAAATTATAAATTATGTCAATAGGAAATTTAAAAGATTACGGAAACAAAGGAAATAACTTTCCGTGGCAATATAAAATGTTATTAGGATTAGATAAAATCTTAGCAGCAATATCAGGTGGTCCAGGATCATTCTTAGCTCCACAAGTTAGAGTTCCGCATTATGAATTAAGTACTTCAACAGGTACTACTTTATCTGGAGCATTTAGTTTTTCAATAGCTAATGTAGGTGCTGCTGACGGTACAATTTCTGGTAGTATTATTAAGCCAGGAGTAACTGTAAACTTTGATGCGGGAGCTTTAAACAATACTTTAAACAGCATTAACTATAATGCTACAGGAACAACATTTGTAATAACTTATATATCTTAAGAACATGAGTACATTTATACAAATAGCTGGGTCTAGTGCACCTAATAATTCTTGTATTACGGATACATCATTAATTGGTGCAGCAGGATTACAAACAAATGAGATTCAAAATGGTGACTATCTTTTATTTTGTGGATCAGGAAAATTTGGATGGACTAATGGAGGATGGGATGCTGTAGTAAATACAGCTTTACCTGGTTTTGTTACTAATGTAAGAAATAGAAATTTAAATTCAGGAATTACTTTATCTGCAGATTTATTTCCTGGAGACATTATTAAATTTTCTGGTACAAGTTATATTAGTTATAGCGACCAACCTGTTGTTTTAACAAAGTTATCGGTTGGTTTAGTATTTGCAACTTGTGATAATATTAGAAATAATGATAGAGATATCCCATTATCTACTATTATTACTACACAAAACTTTGACTATACATATCCTACTAATAATCAAACTGGGTATTTATGTTTTTTAATAGAACATACTGTAACTCAAACTTTTTTAGCAGGGGAAACAGTTTTTTATGCTGTGTTTGGTTGTGATAATAAATCTGAAACTTTAGTGACACCAAGTGTTAGTTTTTCATTAGGTACTGTAAGAAATTGCGGTGAAGTAGATTTAACTCCAAATATGGAATTACAATTATGTTGTGATCCATCAATTGTTGATATTGTATATGATACAACATTAACAGTAGGAGATTTTTTTGTAGATAATGAAGGAAACTGTTGGGAAGCTCAAGCTAAAACAGGAGCACAAGTAACTAGTGTAAGAACAGTAACTACAAAGTATACCTCTTGTGAAGAATGTATTAGCTTTAATGAATGCCCTGATAATATAATAGTTGAATCATGTTGTTTTATGGGAGCTGAAACATTTACAGCTTCTTTACCTGGTGTTTCAGTAGGAGATGTTTTTGTTGATACATATGGTTTCTGTTGGGCAGCTATTGATGAAACTTCTGGTCCTATTACAGGTATGGTTATGATTGATACAAATTATGGTCCGGAAGCATGTGAAGATTGTTTAAATATAAATGCATGTCCTGAAATTATTAAATTAATACCATGTTGTGAATATATAGGAGGAACAGAAATATTAACTACGGCTGCATTATTTGGTTATACACCAGTAGAGGGAGAACTTGTTTCAGATACATTTGGTAATTGTTATACAGTACGGTTAGGTTATACTGGTAGTATTTCAGCACCGTTCATTGAATTTGGAACTAGTTATGGAGAACCCGATGAACCATGTATACCTTGTATAGAGGTTAATGCTTGCGGTCAACCATTATATTATAATGTTATTAATTGTTGTACAGGTGATACAGAAGTTATAGTAATTGATACTTTAATAGCACCAGAAACTGTAATAATAATAACTACTACTACTTCTCCACTTTTTCCACAATGTTGGAAAGTTGTAAGTTTTAGTAATACAGGAACAGCAACAATAATATTAGATACATTTATCAAAGATGCAAAGGACTGTAATGATTGTGTTAAGGAACATGGTTGCATTACTTATTATGAAGTAGCAGACTGTTGTGATATTGTTCCAAATGGAGTAATGTTATTACCTGATAATCTTGATTTAACACTTGTATACCGTGATGATACTGGAACATGTTGGTCAATTGTAGGACCTACAGTAGGACCCGCTACAGTTGTATGGAATGGTAATAATAGAGAATCATGTAGTGAGTGTGGTTGTGGTTAAAAAAGAAAACATATCTATAATATTAACTCTTTGTTTAGGGGTAATGTGTTTTGTCTTATTAATAAGAGATCCAAAACAAGTATACCCTATATCTACTCAAAAAACAATTGAGAAAAGAATAGAAGGTAAGGAGACTATTATTAAAGAGAAAGGTAAGGTTATTGATAATAGTAAACTTATTATTAATGAACTTAACCATGGGTTGCATGACTTACAGTCTCAACTAGATGCTGTTAAAAATTCCAGAGATACTTTTAGTATAGTACAGATCCAGGATACAATGATTCATACTCTATACCGTAGAGATAAAGAAAAAGACTTGATTATATCAAGTCAAGACACTATAATCACTGCACAACGCTATATAATCAATTCTAAGGACACTATCATATCATCCTTAACACTAGACATAAAAAAAATAAAAAGACAACGGAACTGGTCTTATATCCTTAATGGGATATTAGCCGGTGCATTAATATTAAAGCCATGACATACGGAGAATTAATTCAAGCAGGTCTGATTACTGCATTAGCTGTAATAGGCTATTTTTTAAGAATGGTCCATACGGACGTTAGAAAAACAGTAGAAGATATGGGTAAATTAAAAGGTAAAGTAGAACTTGTAGAACAAGAAGCAAGATTAAAATACCAAGCAATACAAGAACAAACTCAATTAGAACTTAAAATGCTTGCAAGAAATGTAAGTGATTTATCTACTGCAGTTAAAGAGTTAATGTTAAAATTACATAATTAATATGGATACAACATCAGTAGCAAACGGTGCACAGGACTTTGGTGTATTTGCACAGTTAGGAAATTATGGTCCTGCGGGATTAGCAGTTTTAGCTTTAGGATATGTTGCATGGATCTTTATTAAAAGACATCTTGCTGAGAAAGATAGACTTAAAGAAGAGTTAATTAAAACAGCTAAAAAGAAAACAAGAACAACTAAAAGTAAATAGTCATGTCATTTGGAATATTTGAAAGTTTAACTCAATATGGTATCTTAGGTTTTGCAGTCTTAGGATTAGGTTATTTGTGCTGGATTTTTCTTAATAGACTTATGAAGAGTGAGGATGATTATAGATCAAGAGTTGAAGAGTTAGAAGGTGAGTACAGAGAAGACTTAGAAAAAAAGTTAGAAGAAAGTACAGAACATTCTAAGAGTTTAAAGGAAACAGTTTTGACATTGTTTGGTAAGAAGAAATGAAAAAGAATAAAAGAATCATATTAGGTTCTGCTATTGGATTCATAGCACTTATTTGTTTTCAAGTATTTTCAACTGGTCATGGTCATGTTGTAGTAGTTGAAAAGAATGAAGTACTTACTACTGCAAATCAGACACTTACAAAACAAAACGGAAGTTTAAAAAAAAGTGTTAATTCATTAAAGGCTAAGAATGAAGCACTTGTGGAAGATAAAGCTAATTTAGAGTCTATGGTTTCAGAAGTTATTGGAAGTTTAGATAGCACTAATGCAGTTGTAAAAGATATTAAAAAAGAATTGTCAGATGAAAAAGCTATTAATATTAAGCAGTCTACTGGTGAGCAGTTTGATTTTCAGCCAATCAAACTACCCGCTTCAGACGGTAATTAAAGGTGACTCAGTTGTTATTCTTACAAAAGCACAAGCAAAGAATATCAATGACATATTTGAAAGCCAGAAAGCTAAGATAGCTGCCTTTAAAATTGAGGTAGCTAGTAAAGATAGTTTACTTGCTATTAAAGATACATTACTAATTCAGAAGACAGAACTTATAGAAACATTTACCTATAACTTAGAATTAGCAAAAAGATTAGATTTATTAGAGCATTGGTTACTAAATGCTGCAATAAACAACACATGGTTATATTATTCATGGAAAGATACTTTAGTATATTCTGTAGATTTAAGTCAACATTATGTTAGAAAGGATGATCATACAGGAGACATATTTTTTTATAGATATGATGAACCTGTAAATACAGAAGAAGACCAGGAAGAACCACATAAGTATTGGTATACAGATATTATTAAACCTAAGAGACCTAAAGTAACATTAGCTCCCTTATTAAATTATAAACAATGAAAAAGTTTTTTAGAGAATTAATTAGTGACAATAACAATATTAATGAACAAGCATTTGTAGGAGTTATCTCTTTCTTTGCTATGGTCTTTGTATTATTGGTAGATGTAGTAACAGGAATGTTAAGTAAAGAATTGATTATCAAGGAGTTTATCTTTGATGGATTTATGATTCTTACACTTGGTGCATTTGGTATTACAACAGCAGGTAGAATTATGTCATTAAAGAAAAAAGCTGAAAACAAAGAAGAAACTTCAGAAGAAGTAGTAGATTAACAATAAAAATAAACAAGATGCAATTAAGTAAGAATTTAGCACTAGCAGAAGTAACAAGAAGTGAAACTGCAAAAAGAAAAGGAATTAGCAACATGCCAACTCCAGAACACATTGAGAACTTTAAAAAGTTAGCTGAGAATGTGTTTCAACCAATTAGAGAACACTTTGGAGTTCCTATTCATTTGAGCTCTGGGTACAGAAGCAAAGCCTTGAATACTGCGGTAGGGGGGAGTTTGTCCAGCCAACATTGTACAGGTGAAGCAATTGATATTGACATGGATGGAACATCAATTACTAATAAGCAAGTTTTTGATTTCATTAAGCAACATGTAAATTTTGATCAAATGATTGCTGAGTTCCCTGTAAATGGAAACCCAGCTTGGGTACACGTATCTTACGAATCAACTGGCAAACAAAGAAAACAAATATTGGTTGCTAAGAAAGTTGGATCAGCAACTAAATATATACCATATAAAACAGATGCAGATTTAAAATAATGGCTTACTTGTATAGACATATCAGATTAGATAAGAATGAACCTTTTTACATTGGTATTGGAAAAAGTGAATCAGATTATAATAGAGCATACTTTAAATCTAGCAGAAATACATATTGGAAAAATATTGTAAATAAAACTGAATATAGAGTAGAAATATTATTAGATGATTTATCTTGGGAAGAAGCTTGTGAAAAAGAAAAAGAATTTATTAAACTGTATGTTAAGAATACACAAGGAGGACTATTATGTAATATTGCAGATGGTGGAAATGGGGGATATCTTGGTAAAGAGATAAATCTTAAAAGAAAAAAATCATTAATGGGTCACCCGGTTAGTGAAAAAACTAAAGAAAAAATTAGATTTAAAGCTATTGGTAGAAAACCTTCTAATGAGACTAAAGAAAAAATGTCTTTAACTCATAAAAAAAATAAAACTGGTCATTGGTTAGAAAGTAAAGGGCATAAAAATGGTAAAGCATTTAAAGTGTTTCAGTACTCACTTGATGGTATTTTTATTAAAGAATGGGCTTGTGCAAAATATGCAATAGATTACTATAACTTAAATAAAACTGCAATAACAGATTGTCTGAAAGAAAGACAAAAATCTGCAGGTGGTTTTATTTGGTCAAACATTTTAAAATAAAAAATATGAAATTCAGAAACAGTTGGAAATCAGTAAATAAACAGTGGGATAAAGTATCAATTAGATTGAGAATATCTTCATTGGATATTTTAACTATAGAAGTAGACATATCTAGAGAATTCTATATGTTTACTTTATTTAACTTAACAATAAAAAATAGATAATTATGAAAAAAGCAATGGGATTAAGAGGGGCTACTGACGCAATGGATTATTGTAAATCAATGAATAGCAAAGTAGGTAGCATGCTTGAAGGTAGAAAATTTGCTGAAGGAGGTGCAACAGAAAGTTGTGGACCTGGGGATGGTGGATGTAAATCATCTAAAGCTGCTAGAAAAAATAGAAGACGCGAAGCATGGCACAACTTTAAAGAAGGTGTTGATAAAGTTAAGGGTCCTATTATAGGTGCGGGTCTTGCAACAGCTGCACTTATAGCTAATAAAAAAGGTCTTTTTGGAAAAGAAGCTAAAGAAGCATTAGGTATGAAAAAAGGTGGTTCAGTAAAGAAGAAAAAGTAGAATAAATTATCATATATTCTCAGATCCAGGTATTTAGGTATCTGGATTTTTTTATTTAAATGTTTTATGTTTAAACTTTTTTAGTATATTTGCTTAAACTTAAAAAGTATAAAAATGGAAAACAATAACCAACAAGAAGAGTTAGAGCAGTTAACTCCAGAGCAATTAGCACAAAGAAAGGAAGAAATGAAAGCTTATTTTGATGAGGCTATTCCTTACTTAGAATCACAAGTTAAGTATGAAAAACTTCTTATGGACATAGCTGAATCTAAGTTCAAAAAGTTTCAATGGGATACTCAGTTATCTATGGCTATGTATCAAATGCAACACCCAGAAGAACTTGAAACTGAGGAAAGATATGAAACAGAAGCTGCAGCACAAGAAGATCCTAAAAAAAGAAAACTTAGAAAAGAGTAATCATGGCTTTAGTAAATCAAGTTCAGAAAAAGGTTAAGATGCCTAAATGGGATGTAGTAAAATTCCAAATACTTACACATTGCTTTGTAAATAGAATTGCAATGAGTGAGTCAGACTTGAATTGCTTAACATTATTAAGTTTCAATCAACCTATTGAGCTTACACATTTTTGTTATGATGCTTCTTCAGAAGAAGAGTGGATATTTAAATCACCTCAGACTGTTAGAAATTGTATTAATAAAGCTGAAAAAAATAATTTGGTGGTTAAGGATAGTGAAAATAAAAAAGTCATTATGCTTAACCCCAATTTAAAAATTCAAACTGAAGGTACAATTCTATTAGATTATAAATTTTTAGGTCATGAATCCCAAGAAGGCTAATAAACTTTATAAAGAAGTAGCAGAAGAACTTGATGTATCTGATACACTAGTAGAAGAAACAATAGGTTTTTATTATAACCATATAAGACAAATGTTAAGTGGTTTAACAGACCCTAGAATAAATGTAGAAGGTCTTGGACATTTTGTAGTGAAAGCTAAAATGGTTAAGTCAGCTATTCCAAGATATACTAAATCATTAGATAATCATGATACATCTACATTTGCAGCTTATTTTAATAAGAAAGGTATAGAAACAAAACTAGAACTACTTATTGAATTAGAGAAAAAGATTATTAAACAGGAAGAAAGAAAAGAAACTTTTAAAAAACTTAAGTATGGCAATAACACTGAAAACAATTTGGAAGGAGAGACACAAGATAGTTGAAGGTATTAAGAACTCAATTATTAGAGATCAGTTTGTTGAAGAAGTAGCTGCAATGAGACATAGTATTTGTGATGAATGTCCAAGTAAAGGAAAGAAATGTGTAATGAAAGGCACAGCTCCATGCTGCAATGAATGTGGATGTTCTCTTGGATTTAAGACTAGATCTCTTGCTTCTGACTGTCCATTAGGTAAATGGGAAGCTTTGCTTACAGAAGAAGAAGAAGATGCATTAGATAACCTTGAAAACTAAGATTATGGCAAGTTTATCAAATATACAAGGAATAGTAGTTAATGATCCTACTAAAGTCATTCATGGTCCATCCAATAATACTATTCAAACTGGTCAGGGTTTATGGAGCCAAATACAACAAGGTTCAAAAGGTCATTATAATACTGCTATTGATTCTTTTGAAACTGAAATATGGAGATTACAGAAACAATTAGATGATCAAGCTTTAACTATCAAATTAATGAGACTTAAAATTCTCGGTATTGAAGGCAAGTTTACACAGGAAGAAATGAGTAATATTAAAAAGATGCTTATGTCAGAAGATGAAGCATCTAGAACATTAGCTGATTCAATTATAGAAAATGCTTAATACAGTAGAAGAAATATTTGGAAACATGCATGATATGCAGGAAAGAACTGTACACATGTATACTGGTGCTTATGGTATGGAAATGGTTTCTCATGCAATGGCTGTAAATAATGCTACTGGTTATTTAGAGTGGGCTATGGAAAGCAACAAAGTTGATAAACAAACTGGAGAAAGATTAATAGAAATGTTAAACTCTCCAGATCATGATAATTTTAACCTGGCTTTATTAGCCATAGAACAAATGACAAATGAGCATAATATTTAGTGCAATAGATCATTCATACAAAAGTATTGATGATACAGATAACATTGACTGGGTTAGTGTTACTACTTTGATATCACATTTAAAGAAATCTTTTGATGCTAAATCAACAGCTGCAAAAGTTTCTAAAAATAAAAGATCAAAATGGTATGGTATTGAACCAGCTAAAATAGAATCTATTTGGAAAAATGAAGCTGATAGAGCTACTACATTAGGAACATTCTATCATAACCAAAGAGAGACTGATTTATGTTCTCTTGCTTCTATGGAAAGAGAAGGTGTTACTATTCCAATTATAGTACCTTCTGGTGAAACAAATGGATTAAGATTTGCACCTATACAGAAACTTGAAGCTGGAATATATCCTGAACATATGGTATATTTAAAGTCTGCAGGTATTTGTGGTCAATCAGATTTAGTAGAAGTAGTTAATGGTAAAGTAAATATCATTGACTATAAGACTAATAAAGAAATTAAGACAGAATCATTTGTAAACTGGGAAGGAGCCTCTGATAAACTGCTTGAGCCTATAAATCATTTAGATGATTGTAACTTTAATCATTATGCACTACAGCTTAGTATTTATATGTATATTATATTAAAGCATAACCCAAAATTAAAACCTGGTAGAATATTTATACACCATGTTATATTTGAACAAGCTGGGGAAGATGATTATGGATATCCTATTACTCAACTAGATAATGATGGTAACCCAATTGTAAAAGAAGTTATTCCTATTCCAATACCATATTTAGTAGATGAAGTAATTAGTATTATTCATTATTTGCAACAGAATAAACATAAAATTAAAAAGAAATGATAGTAAGATTATTTGATGTACAAAATGGTGTAGTAGTTCCCACAGAACATTGCTATACATTAAAGGCACTTAAGGATGTTATGGATAATTATCCTGATGATTATCTTAAGATCTATTTGTATTTATTTTATATGACTTGTCCTAATCCAGATATGAATCCTTTCTTTCATACTCCTGAAATAGATAAAGAACATATCATATTAACAGAGATTCAAGCAGAATTTTCTACAGAAGATACAGATATATTTATTGCATTAGAATTTTGTAAAAGAATGTATGAGACTCCAACATCTAGAGCATACAAAGGTATGGCATCTATGTTAGATAGATTAGCTAGATATATGGAAACTACAAGTATTACAGCAGGAAGAGATGGTAACATTAATTCACTAGTTGCTGCAGCCAAAAACTTTGACCAGATTAGAGCATCATTTAAAGGAGTGTATAAAGATCTTCAAGATGAACAATCTAGCAAAGTTCGCGGAGGCCAGGGGCTTGCGTATGATTCTTAACTTATTAATAATCAAACACTTATGAGTGAGATATATCAAGATATACCCTGTTGGGATAATGGAGTTTGGACTACAGTTAGTTTTGAGTCTAGAGAAGAATATGCTAATGCTATAAAAGAACTTTTTAAAGAACCAGGTCAGTATCAGTTTGATGAAACAAGTTTTATATTTAATGAACAATCTATAAAATTTAATCAGAATAAAGTATACTGCACAGCTCCTTTTAAATCTAAAGACTTTATAAACTACTGGGATGATCAAAAACACAAATGTAGAAAAGGAGTCTTTTATATAAACAAAGATAAGAAGTGGTTTATTACTAGAGACTATTACATGTGGTTAAACTTCTTACCTATCTTTGATAAAGAAGAACAAAACTTTGGATTTGCTAAAGTAAGAGATGCTCAGTATCATATGGCTCTATATGAACTGTTAGCAGAACTTAATTATAAGCATGTAGCTATTCTAAAGAAACGTCAGATAGCTTCTTCTTATTTTCACATGTCTAAGTTACTTAATCAGCTTTGGTTTGAAGCAGGGGTAACTTTAAAGATGGGAGCCAGTCTTAAGGATTATATTAATGAGAAAGGTTCTTGGAAGTTTATGTCTGAATATGCAGCATTCTTAAATGAACATACTGCATGGTATAGACCAATGTCTCCGGATAAAGTATTAATGTGGCAACAAAAGATTGAAGTTAGAAAAGGAGATAGAAAAACAGAAGTAGGTTTAAAGGGTACTATGCAAGGTATGTCTTTTGAGAAAGATCCTACAAATGGTGTAGGGGGTCCAGTAAAATACTTCTTTCATGAGGAAGCTGGTATTGCTCCTAAGATGGATTTAACATATGAGTACATGCGTCCAGCTATGGCTTCTGGTTTAATTACTACAGGAATGTTTATTGCTGCAGGATCTGTAGGGGATTTATCTCAGTGTGAGCCATTAAGAAAAATGATATTATCTCCTGGAGATAGTGATGTATATGCTGTTGAAACTAATCTTATAGATTCAAAAGGTACTCATGGTATGTCAGGTTTATTTATTCCTGAGCAATGGTCAATGCCTCCATATATAGATGATTATGGTAATTCACTTGTAGAAGAAGCATTAAAAGCTTTAGATGAGCAATTTGCAATTTGGAAGAAAGAACTTGATCCAGAAACTTATCAGTTAAGAATATCTCAGAGACCAAGAAACATTGAAGAAGCTTTTGCACACAGATCTGTATCTGTATTTCCTCCACATCTTGTTGCTGCACAAGCTAGAAGAATAGAAGAAAAAGAATATGCATATGAGTTCTTAGATATTAGCACAGATGAGAATGGTAAACCTACTGTTAAAGCATCTAATAAACAACCTATTAAAGAATTTCCTATTACAAAAAAGACTGAAGATAAAACAGGTTGTTTAGTAGTATGGGAAAGACCTATAAAAGATCCTACTTTTGGTCAGTATTATGCTTCTATTGACCCTGTGTCAGAGGGTAAGACAACTACTTCAGAATCATTATGTTCTATTTACATAATGAAAGCTCCAGTAGAAGTTACTAAAGTAACAGGGATTGAGACAGAAACATACATAGAACCAGATAGAATTGTAGCTACATGGTGTGGTAGGTTTGATGATCTTAACAAAACACATCAAAGACTAGAATTAATTATAGAATGGTATAATGCTTGGACATTGATAGAGAACAATATCTCACTATTTATCCAGTACATGATATCTAGAAAAAAACAAAAGTACTTAGTACCTAAGAGTCAGATCATGTTCTTAAAAGATCTTGGTTCTAATACTAACGTATTCCAGGAGTATGGATGGAAAAATACAGGCACATTATTTAAACAACATCTTCTTAACTATGCAATAGAGTATACTAAAGAAGAGTTAGATATTGAAACAAAAACCGATGGTACAATTGTACGGACAAAGTACGGTATAGAAAGAATACCAGATCCTATGTTATTAGTAGAGATGAGAGAATATGCTCCAGGTGTCAATGTGGATAGATTAGTTTCTTTCTGCGCACTTGTAGCTTTTATGAGAATACAACAAGCAAATAGAGGATATGCAAAAAGAGTTATCATGGATGATGCTGCTAAAAACTTGCAAAAGTCAGAAAATTTGTTTAAATTAAATAGAAGTCCGTTTAGACACATGGGGAGGGGTCAACTTGCAAATGGTCAGACACATAAAAGATCCCCATTTAAAAACTTAAAGTAAAGGAATATGCAAATTATAAATGCAATGCAAGCCAAGAGTGGAGCTAAAACTGATAATAACAGAATAGCTTCAATCACACAACCATTACAATTCATTCCTAAAAAGGAAAAGGATGAGCAATGGGCTGCTTGGAACCTAGACTGGATTGAATGGCAAGGGCTAAAACAAATCCGTAGAAATGCTAGAAGATTAATGAAGAATTATAAACTAGCAAAAGGTGTTATTGATAAGTCTGACTATATAGTTGAGGATGATAATGAATACAGAGATATTGTTGAAGTACTTACTAAAGAAGATCAGTCTGCTCTAGAATTAAAGTTTTACCCTATTATCCCAAATGTTATTAATGTTCTAGTAGCTGAATTTGCTAAAAGATCAACTAAACTTACTTACCGTGCTACTGATGAGTTCTCATATAATGAGATGATGGAGCAAAAAAGAAAGATGGTTGAAGAGACTTTGCTTTCTGATGCACAAATTAAACTTACTGCAGCTTTATTAGAACAAGGATTAGATCCTGATTCAGAAGAAGCACAACAACAAATGTCACCAGACAATCTTAAAACTTTACCAGAGATTGAGCAATTCTTTAAAAAGGATTATAGATCAATGGTAGAAGAATGGGCAAGTCATCAACATAAAGTAGATGTTGAAAGATTTAAAATGGATGAACTAGAAGAAAGAGGTTTCCGTGATATGCTTATTACAGATAGAGAGTTCTGGCATTTCCGTATGATGGAAGATGATTATGAAGTAGAACTTTGGAATCCAGCAATTACATTCTATCACAAATCTCCAGACTCAAGATACATATCTCAATCTAACTGGGTTGGTAAAACAGATATGATGACAGCATCAGATGTTATTGATAGATATGGTTACATCATGACTGAAGAGCAGCTTGCTGCATTAGAAGCTGTTTATCCAATTAGATCTGCAGGATATACTATCGGAGGTATGCAAAATGATGGTTCATTCTATGATGGTACTAGATCACATGAATGGAATACTAATATGCCTTCATTAGCTTACAGACAATATACATCAGCTATGGCAGGTACTGTTGTAGGTCAAGGTGATATCATTAATGAGATTTTAATGGAAGGTGAAGATTACCATGATCAAGGTACAGCTTTCTTATTAAGAGTTTCTACAATATATTGGAAGTCTCAAAGAAAAGTTGGACATCTTACAAGTGTTGCTGAAAATGGTGAGGTTACTAATGAAATAGTTACTGAAGATTATAAAATTGAGAATAAACCAATTTATGATACAAGACTATTTAAAAATAAAAGCAAAGATAATTTATTGTATGGTGATCACATTGATTGGATATGGATCAATGAAGTTTGGGGTGGTGTAAAAGTTGGACCAAATTTACCTTCATTCTGGGGTATGAATAATCCTGGAGGATTCTCTCCTATCTATATTGGTATTGATAAGAATCATATTGGTCCTTTAAGATTTCAATTTAAAGGAGATTCAACTTTATATGGTTGTAAACTTCCTGTTGAAGGATCTGTATTCTCAGATAGAAATACTAAGTCAACTGCATTATTAGACTTAATGAAACCTTTCCAGATTGGATATAACATAGTAAATAACCAGATTGCTGATATATTAGTAGATGAGTTAGGTACAATTATCATGTTAGACCAGAACACACTTCCTAGACACTCTTTAGGTGAAGATTGGGGTAAAGGTAATTTAGCTAAAGCATATGTAGCAATGAAGGATTTCCAAATGCTTCCTCTTGATACATCTATTACAAATACAGAGAATGCATTAAACTTCCAACATTTCCAAAAACTTGATCTATCTCAGACAGAGAGATTAATGTCTAGGATTAATATTGCAAACTACTTTAAACAACAAGCATATGAAGTAATTGGTGTTAACCCACAAAGAATGGGACAACAATTATCACAACAAACTGCTACTGGAGTAGAACAAGCTGTTAGTTCATCTTATGCTCAAACTGAAATATTCTTTATTCAGCATTGTGATTATTTAATGCCAAGAGTACATCAGATGAGAACTGACTTGGCTCAATTCTATCATTCAACAAAACCTTCATCAAGACTTACATATATTACAGGAGCTGATGAAAAAGTTAATTTCCAGATAAATGGTACTGACTTGTTAATGAGAGACTTGAATATTTTCTGTACAACTACTGCAAACCATAGAGCTGTTCTTGAGCAACTTAAACAAATGGCTTTACAAAATAATACAACAGGAGCTTCTATTTATGATCTTGGTAAAATTGTACAATCAGATTCTATTGCAGAACTTAATACAGTTCTTAAAGCATCTGAAGCTAAACAACAACAAGAAAAACAACAAGAACAACAGTCTCAACAACAAATGCAACAAGAGCAATTAGCTTCTCAAGAAAAACAACAACAAGCACTGATTCAAGCTGAAGCTGAAAAACAAGCTAGACAACTTGAAAATAATGTAGT